CCGAGCTGGACTGGTAGGAAGGATCGGAACTGACTCCGAACGCGTCCTCAAGCATGCGCAATACCTCTTTCGACACCTTTTCATCGTATGCCTTTGTGAGATAGTTTGCAACTCGACGAACAAGAGTACCCTTGAGATCCAGCTGGTCCTCGATGTGATCCGCCATGATTGCAAGGTCACTTACGAATTTCTCCATCTGGAGCTGTCCGTCCTTGCCCTTGGCGCTCTTGTCGAAGCTGGCGATAGAATGATCCATAGCAAGGTCGAGAGAATCACCGGACATCTGGTTGATGTCAGTGTCCTTTCGTTGCGGAACGGATTCCATTTCGAGCATGACGAACTCACGAATGAGTTTTTCAACTTCCCTTTTGTTGCTCATTTCATCACCTTCACAAGAACGTCGATCTTCTTGAAGCGTTCCTCAATCAACTCCCAGTTTAATTCTCTCATGCAAGCTACCAAATAGCTTTTTCTATCGTTAAGATAGTCACGAGAAAACGCATGTTCCCACATGTCGACGACCAGGACGGGAATGAATCCAATCATCACGTCCGTCGAGTGATCTGTCACGAAAACATTGAGATATCTCTTATGGTAGAGGCTGTACCCGCAGACGACCCAACCGTTTCCTCGACCCGTCAGACCGACGTTCTGGAAATCCATCTGCCAACGATTGAAATCTCCCCAATCTGCCTGAAGTCGGATGTAGGAAAGCATGTCCTGAAAGAGTTCGGAATTCTGATCGAAGCAGTTCGAGAAGAACAGCTCGTGGAGATTCACGGCGTTAGAGAGCCGAATCTCCTCCTGCTTCAATCCCGAAAACTTTAGGCGACCGCCGGGGTTCGAAATGTCGACGGCGTCCAGTTGGGCGCTGACCGAATTCAGCTGTTCGATGTAAGACTTGTACAGCTCGTCATGGGCGTCCTTGCAGTCCTGGGACGTGAAATCCGTCGCCTGCCGGAAGGGTTTTGGCAGAGCCACATACGCCTCGGTGACAGGGCGACGGGGCTCTCCCATGATCTTCTGGTGGGCTTCGTCCAAGGCAACCTTGACGATGGAGTCGAGGTCTAATCCTGCCATGAGATCTTTGATATCTTTTTTCATTGGAGATTAAATTCCTTCTCGATCTGGTCCCACGGAATGTTGACATTCTGTCCCAGGGGGTCTTCGAGGACCGCGCCTCCGTTGCCGACCGATACGATCGTGAAGAGATTTCCCTCTTTATCCACGATCTTCAGACCGGCGGTGACCATGGGCTTACCGTCACGGACGAAAGAAACCTCGGAAAGAGCGGACTCCTTGATCTTGGCCCACTCCTCCCTCATAATTTTGACTATGGCTCGATCGTTGAGAACCCTATTGGACATATGACACCGGATATAACTATCGAGTTCCAGAAATGTCCGACAGCTTAGACACCTCAATTCCAGCGTTCTTGAGGATCTGGACTCCTTCTAGATCTCGGTACTCTTCATCGTAGACAACTCTGGAGATTCCAGCATTCACAATCATCCTGGCGCACCCTGCGCAAGGAGAAGCTGTCACATACATGGTTTTCTTCATGATATGATGAAATGGACATTTAATCAGGCAGTTCGCTTCAGCATGAATGAAATTACTTTTACCAGGTTCAAGGCTGGCGGGTTCGTTACTTCCTCCGACAACCCCTCCGTTGTATCCAAGAGCAAGCATCGAGGCATTGTCGTCTGTCACAACGATCGCGCAAACTTGGAGCCTGTCATCAGGAGATCGATTTTTCGCAATGATTCTAGCTGTTTCCATCCATGTTTCTTCCCAACAGATTCTTTCTCTCATTCGATTATTTTTACCTTAGTTGGTCCGTTTACGAAGATATGTTCCCACCAGAATTCTTCATGACCTTTATCGTCTGAAATTCCGAAGGCCCACCTGCACTCAGCTTGATTTTCGATGAATTTTTCCAGAACCTTCTTTTTTGGCTTGGTGAAGAAAACCCATGGGCCGTAGAACGTACCGTCAAAATCTGTCGCAGTAACTACCCAAACGCATGATATTTTCGTTTTCATCAAACAACCTTAGAAAAGAGGGGATGACAGCTAGCACATCGAGCCTCATACGTTTCAACCCCACCCACGAGAATGAAGTCCGAAGCGGCATCGGGCTTTCGATAAGTGAAACTGGCCGGCGCCTTGCAACAATGACAAACCGCCGTACATCTCTCAATCCGCGTAGTCCATGGCATGATCTTGCTGATCTCAGGAAACGGTTCCATGTGAGATCCCATGTCCAAGGAAGAGGCAAGGATGCTGAATCCGTTTCTATAGAGCCAAATCAATACGTCTGCAGCACCTTCGATCATGAACACTTCATCCACCAGAACGGTCGTGAGTTTCGGATCGATGTCTTCGAGGGCAAGAAGATGCTTTCCAAGATCCTCTCCATGTTCAACTAATTCAGCAGGAAGGGACACCATTCCACTATGAGTCGTGATCTCGTTCTTAGAAAACCTATCGTCGATCCGGGGTTTGTAAGCTAGGATTCGGCGGCCCCTGTAAATGTGGTTCTGTGCTTCCAGAATGGCTCTGGAACTCTTTCCAGAGTACATGCAACCGGTAAACAATACGAATTCTGGATTCACACTCAGTGTCATCAGTTCATGTCCTTGTCATCGTCATCGCTCATAACAACGGGAGCTGAGAGCAGCTTTCCCTGAGAGTACAGATCGTCGTGTTCACTTGCAGCTTCACTCATCAATTCAGGATCTTCGAAGAACCTGAGCCACGCTTGAAGCATCTGCCAACTATCTTCCTTAGAAACACCCACGAAAATGGACAGTTGAGAATGGTAGAAACTCTCTATGTACGATAGCCTTGTTTCCATATCGTAGCAAAGTCTCTGCTCCCTCACGAGGAAACAATTCTGCTCCCGTTGGAGGGTGTAACCTTTGGTTGTCATATAAAGTTCCTTCCGTCGTATTTGATCGTCCAATCGCCTTTGTAGTCTTGCACGATGTTAAAATTGTAGAGATGCTTGCCTCCAATAAGGTCTTCTAAGATCATCGAAATTTGTTCATCAGAAGCAGAGGTCAATGCACGCATGATTTCTGCAACGGCATCGTTTCTCGTAATTTCCATCGTCGAACGAGCACCCATTATAGACTATCTACTTTCTTGCAATCAGAAAGATGGACTCTGAGTTTGCTCTTGTTGCTTTGGGGAACCTGACAAGCGGCATCGAACTCCACTCTAGAGATGTAGTAAACTTCGAACTCGTCCATTGACGCATTGAACTTTACTCCGGCGAGTGCCGTGTATGCAGAGGACTTGTGGGTCGTTTCGGTGACCCAGATCTGATCGTATTCGGGAACCCACTTCGCATCGATGAGTTCTCCCCCTTTTCCGACAAGATCGAAACCATCCTTCTGCTTACGGTCGCTTCCGAATTGCTCGCGCTTTTCATTCGCCGAGGCGTACCACTTCAAACGACCTTCGACCTCACCGTAACGATAGATGAACGCGGCACATTCAGCATGAGCACCCTTGTTCTGTTCGACGAGGAAGTACTTCCTCTCCATCCACTCTTTGGGATACAGTCCCTTACGAACCCATTCCACGACGGATTTCTCCACGAACTCTGATGTCATCGACGAATATTTCATTCTAGTCTTTCAAAATGTGAGGTGTTCCCTCGATTGTACCATGAGACGTCTGTCTCATCCAACGAACTCGCAACATCTCTTCCAGGGTCTTGGCTCCAGCGTAACTCATTCCGCTTTTCAATCCTGCCGTGAGATCTTCAACCTTACCCTTCACAGATCCGGTCGAGAGGACGACAGCGTCGATTCCTTCTGCAAGAGCGGATGAACCGATTCTTTGACGAGTCGAGGCGGACGACATACCTCGATACTGCTTGACATAAATCGGCTGAATAGACGTCGAACTTACTACGCTGTCTTCTTCGCCGGGAGTTTCGGACGATCCGGCCAAGAGCCTGCCGACCATCACACCTGTGGCTCCAGCTACCATGGCTTTCACGATGTCACCCGAAGTTCGAATGCCGCCGTCGGCGACCACTTCAAGTTGGCTTGATCGAGCGGCCTTAGAACATTCAAGGATGGATGTGAACATCGGAACTCCAAATCCGGTCACCAATCGAGTCGTGCAGATGCTTCCACCACCGACTCCCACCTTCACAGCATCGGCTCCCCAGCGCTTAGCAGCATGAACGGCACCTTCGGTGGCGATATTTCCCACCATGATCTTCACCGTGTCACCGAACTCTTTTCTCAAGCGTTCGACGACGTCCTTGACAAGCACGCTGTGGCCGTGAGCGATGTCGATGACGAATCGTCGGGCTCCTTCTGAATAGAGTGCCTCAGCTCGGGACCACCAATCGTTCGCACCGATAGACACGAGACACTCAGCACCAGTGATTCGAACGGCCCGATATTCCTCGCAGTTCTTCTCAACATTCATGAACCGATGGAGAACTCCCAAACCGCCAGATTCCCACATAGCGATCGCCATCTTCGATTCCGTGATGGTGTCCATGTTAGCAGAAAGAATGGGCGTTTCGAGATCTAGTCCCATGATCGAACAGCGAGGACTCGGATCCTTACGAGATCTGATCTCAGAATATTCCGGGCAAAGTGTTATGTCATCATACGCTAGAGCAAAGTCTTGTATACTCACTGTACTTCCTTGTCAGTTCGATTTGAAGATCTGTACGAAGGTGAGAAAATTGTCAGAGTTCATGTTCTTCCGTAATCGTCCTGGTGGCGCACAACATCATCGAGCTCTGGAGTCGAGACTTCGAAGACTGTGCAAGTTTCGAGCGCTTCCATTCGGTGGATCTGTCCGGGCAGCACGCGGACGCTATCTCCTGCGACTAGCTCCATGACGTGAAGTCCTGTGTCCTTCTCATCGAGAAAAAAACGCATCCGCCCTTCTTGGAGGTAGATAGTTTCATCCTTGACGTTGTGGTGTTGCAGGCTGAGCTTGTGTCCCGCGTTGATGTACAAAATCTTTCCGACGTACTTGTCGGTGGAAGCCCAGAGGATCTCGTACCCCCACGGTTTAGAAACTGTTCCTTGAACTAACTTCATCTTCCCATTCCTTCCCCAGGTAACGAATTTCGACGGGTCGACCTTCCTTCTTGGCTCGTTCGACTCCACCCTCCATTCCTCGGCTCATCCCGAGATCGGCATAGACGACTGTCATTTCCGCGACAGGACCCCAGGCCAGCGCAGCTTCGATTCCGAGAGTTCGTTGTTCCGGAATCGTATCGTCTAAAACTCCCGGTTGCGTGTACAAGAGATGGGAGATCATAGGAGCTTCTCCTCGATTGAGGCAATCTTTCGCAGCACATCGGGCGTACGCGATGTTCTTCTTGGTGTCTCCTGCGAAGGGAGACTCTAGGATGACTCTCTTCATTGAGATAGTTTCTTCGTCTTTTTCATTCTGTCTCCGTTAGCCATTTGGTGAATTTGAACTCCTGCGGAACTGGTATGTAGTTCTTGTCGCGACCATATCGTTCGGGCCTTCGTAGAAAATCTACTTCTTCGTGGCCAGAAATCCGAGGGCACTCGATAGGTTCGAACTTGTCGCCATCCAGGATTTTCTGAAGAAGTTCAAAATGACGTTCGTACACGTGGAACGAATCTGCGATGTGAAAGTAATTTCCGTACTGCAAATTTGGATACGCCGCCTTCATCGTGTTGAACATCATCTCATGGATGAAGCTGAAAGCCGGCGCGTCGTTCCCCATTCCGAAAACAGCATCCTGCGAGCGCATGTGAACGCTCATATTGAGAACGTCGTTTCGAATTCTGAAATTGATAGAGTACGTGCAGGGCACGTCATTAGTATCCGAAAGGAGATGTTCTCTCGATAGAATCGAAATGCTAGCGCGGCGAGTGTCTTTGTCGCTTATCAAGGACTCGACGCACTTGTCGAACTGGCTAATTTCACCGAATACGTACTGACCGTAGTTCGAGTTGATAGATCCGTCCTTGTTGACGACATCTCTCCAAATCTTCGCATGCTCGCAGATGGACGTATCGAATCGATCACCCTTCAAATACCAAAGGAACTCCCTTTTGCAATATGGAAGACTTAGTTTCCTCGAAGAGAAATTTTGAAATCTAACATAGGGAGGAAGTTCGTAGTTGAAATTTTCGACTTCAATCACCAATTGATTTCGGGGCGCAACTTTCTGTCCGTGTTTTGACAAGCGATCGAATATCGATCGAAAAACAATCTCATCATTCATGCGCAAAACCTTTCTAGAAAAACTGACTTGTCAGGTTGGTGGTTGAATTCGACATCTGTTATTCGAACTAACTTCAAAATCTTCTTCGCAAACCAATCGTTCTGACTTTGATCAGTCTTCCATTTTTGGAGGATCTTTTTATCACGCAAAGAAGAACTTTGTTCGATTTCTAGAATTGGTCTATCAAGTCCATGCCAATAAACTCCGTCAAATTGGACGTAGCAATTAGTGGGTTTGATATAGAAATCAATAGGCCAACGACCGTTTACAACGACAGAGCGTTGTATATCAACTACTTCAAAATGTTTCAACAAGAATTCGTAAAACTTTTCTTCGTCCTTCGAAGAATGAATTGGTTGAGTTTCTAAAAGAGTTTGGAATCTTCTGGCGTTTACTTCGGGAGTGTGGCCCATCTTAATGGTTGTTGGGAGCTGTAAGATACAATCTACTCCGTAATCTCTTTGAACAGTTTCTTTACGTTTTTGTGCTGCGACAACCGAAGACGTTGCTTTAATGGCTCTTTCAAGAACAGAAGCAATTTCAAATGGCGTGCGTACACCGTGATTTTTCAAAAAAGTTGTTTGAGATTTTTCAACAATTTCAGGAAGTTTAAACGGGTGGTCGACTCCGTATAGTTCTATCCATGTCGCTTTGCGATTTTCCTTTGCATTTTCAGAAATGCAACTTTCTCTAACGTGAGGAATTAGAGTGGGTTCTTCAACCCCATATTCTCTCAACAAAGTTGACTTCATCTTTTCTCGAAGCGGTTGTCCTTTGCGGTAACCGATCTTTTTGCACTCTTTTGAACAAAAATGTATAGCGTCTATACCCCCACTAGCATAGTGAGGTCGTTCAAAGTTTGTTTTGCAGATTTCGCACTTTAGGACGACGACGATTCGTTTTCGAGCAGAATTAGTTTGTCGATATTCAACTACGCTCATTCTTTATCACCGAACATCCACTGCCGGGTCTTCTCTACACCCTCCCAGAAGGGGACCAAGACCTTGTATCCGAGCACGTCCTGGGCTCTTGAGATGTCTGCTCTTGTTCTAAAAACGTCGCCCTTGCGAGCAGGAGCATTTACAACTTGACAATTGGAATAGCGTTCACGAAACCATGCAAGAATTTCGTTGTTCGTTACGATCGTCCCAGTTCCTGCATTAAACGCTTCTCCTACAAATTTTCCTTCGTAGATAGCGCATCGATACATGATGTCGACGACATTGTCGACGTATGTTACGTCGCGAGATTGTTCCCCCGTTCCGTCTGAACGAAGTTGACGCCCATCTTTTACAGCACCGAACCATGCAGCAACAGCCGTAGCGTAAGGACTATCTCCACGACTATTCGGACCGAACACATTGAATGGTCGAACCGAAACCGTGTCCATCCCGTACAATTCTGAAAACAGCTTACAATATTGTTCTGTAACGCTCTTTTGTAGCGCATACGGCGACGACGGAGCATGAATCGTATGTTCGGGCGTCGGAAGTCTGGTAGCGTTTCCGTACACCGACGAGGAGGACGTATTGACAAAACGGCGGATATTTCCTCTGGCGGCTTCCATCAATTTCAGAGTTTTGCTGACGTTCGTATCGTTTGTTTCGAACGGATGTTCGACGGAATACCCAACCCGAGGTTTCGCTGCAAGGTGAAAAATGACGTCGAATTTCTTAGCTCGAACCATATCGCAGACGAAATCGGAGGCGAAATCCTGGATGTAGTAGTTCTCGAATCCTTCAGGGAGGAACCCGATTTCTCCCGCAGACATGTCGTCTACGCCAGTTACGTCCCATCCCTCATCAAGCATTCTCTTCGTGAGGTTACTCCCGATGAATCCTGCACAGCCCGTGATCAAACAGCGTCTAAGCATTTTTCCTCTTTAGTTGTTTTAATCGATTTTTTCAAAGATTGAAATTCCAATCGTCCTTCTGTGCAACTGCCGTATATTCGATAGCAAATGCATATCACTCCAGAAGAAGTCAAAGCAATAATTCGATACGTGTCAAGAGAAGACCAGTTGTAACCTTTCTCGACCGGAAAAACTTCGACGATCGTAATCTGTTCGTCCAAAAACGAAAAATTAGGACCGTCGTAATCTTCTAAAGACTTCACGATCACCGGAGTATAGCTCTCGGTGCATCCTAATTTCCTCAATGTGGTGATCATTTCTCTTCTCCCAAATCCAAGACCTTGAATGTCCCGTAATAGCTCGTTTGCACCTGTTTCTTGCCGTAGCGAGTCATCATTCCCTTGCGCACAGCAAAGTCCTCAGGTTTGAGGAAGACCTTCGATACTTGTAATGGAACGTACGCGTAACCTGCGTTTGGCATGCGTGTAGCTTTGCGTTTTCTAAACCTTCGGAAGAACGCAAGAACTGCTCTGCAATACTTTCGAAACATCTTCTACAATATACCTCAGTGGTCGCTCAAACAGTCGCAACAAAAACATTCTCCGCCCCACATCCCCAGGTCGTCACCGTCAGGATGACTATCAATATCAGGTCCCGGAATGTGATTTAGAATTGCGTACAACATCGTATCTAAAAACTCTCCGTTCCACTTACGATCCCAAGCGTAGGAAATTCTAGCTTCTACACTGGGAGCATCCTTTGGCCAACATATGGTGGTCAATTCCACAACCCCCGACGGATCTTCATGAGACGAGTGAGCATTTCGTCTTCCTTAGCTTCGAAATCGTCCCACCTGGTGAGAGTCGCCTTGGTAGCTTCGGGTGAAGTGTAATCGTCCGAGTTCGACATGCGAATGAAATCGCTCTTACGATCGACGTTCCACCACTTGTAGATAGCGATAGCTTCTCTGTACAGTGCGCAATTGTCTTCTAAGGTTCCTCGTCCGGGATCATCCGCATGTGTCGCAACCAATTGAGATTCTAACCACTCCAAATGTTGGGGAGCGTTCGTTTCCGTGATGAATCTATTGAGAGAATTCATGCAAGCGTACAAAATCTCTGATAGCGGGTCGATGTACCCACCGGAGTAATCATCGCATCCCTCGACCCAAGACACCTGACGAAGGTCCAACATGTGGGTGCGGCGAATGAGAGTGTCTCTCACATACCATCGCAACTCCCGCAGGGGCATCGTAACATGCACGACGAACCAGTGAACGAACGTTTCCATAATGAAGTACCGCACGGGGTACTTCGCCTTCATCTCCTTGTGGTAGTCTTCCCACGTCCACCCCAAGACGTCGGGTTGGAATCGACGGATCGGAAGTGCATTACTCTCTGACCAACCCAGGTCGACCACGCTAGGAAGCGAGATAGCCTTCTTCAGTCTCTTCAATACGTTCATTGTTTATCCAAACTTGACATCCACGTTCACCTTCACGTTGAATTCAGGGATGCGGACAGATGTCGCTACCTTGTGTTTGAGAGCTTCGTCGGGCGCGAGGAACCAATCTGCGTGGCCCCGTGCATGGATGGCATCGAGAAAGTACGTGTCCGAATGTCCGCAGTTCCTAGCGATCATCTTGAACACCAACTGGTTCAACCTTTCGCTTTCCTCCGCGCTCGCCTTGATTTCTTCGATCTTTCCATGATTGAAACTTGATACGTCGTGAAACATGAGTGTTGCCGCCGGTCCCATGAACCGCAATCCGTCAGACCCCATGGCGAAAAGCATCGCTCCGCAAGACATGGCCTTTCCAACGACGATGGTTGCGACAGGCTTCTTGCAGTGCTTTACCACATCGATCATCGCCAGAAGAGCGTATGCTTCGCCACCGTAAGAATCGATGATGATGGGTACGACTGCTTGATTCCTCTGCTCAGTTTCCATCATCAAAGTCGTGAACGCTTTCACGGACTCCTCATCGAACTTGTTCACGTACACGAAGGATGGAACGTCGATGAGCTCTTCGAGCTTACGAACTTTGATGTTGGGATCGATATCGTACTTTCTCATTAGAAGCTCACCGAGTTTCCACAACCACATGATCCTGAAGATTTCGGATTGTTAAATTTGAATCCGCCGCCGACCAGATCTTCTAGATAGTCGATCTCCGAACCATCCAGATATTGGAGGCTCATTTGATCTACTACGATACGAACACCATCGTGATCGAATACCTCATCGATATCGCTGATCTTGTCCTCATCATCAAAAAAGAATTCTGTAGTAAATCCAGCGCATCCCCCACCACTAAGTTTTGCTCGAACAATACATGCGCACGCATCGGCAGTTGCAATTTCAATCAGTTTTTGGTGAGCTTTTTGTGTTAAAGATAACATCTTTCCATTCTTCTCTTTTAGACATCAAATCTGTAACTCTTACAAGTTTTAGACCGTTTGTTCGAAACCATTCATCTTTTTCTCGATCATGAAGCCACTTTTTACAAATAGCAATATCAACTTTTCGTGTCGAGTTACGAATTGTTTCAATTGGTCTGTCTAGACCGTGCCAAAAAATTCCATCGAACTCTACGAATGTATCGCAATCTTCAATATAGAAATCAACGTCCCAACCACGTACGAATACATGATGAATTACTTTTGAAAACAATTCTCGTAACTTGCTGTAGAAAATTTTTTCTGACTTCGACGAACGAATTGTACCATTCTTTTTGAATGTTTCAAAACGTTTTTTATTTGCATCTGTCGTATGGGCTAACGCGATCACGCGCGGTAGTTGCAGTGGAGTCCTAACACCAAACTTTTCGATATGCGTCGCTTCTATTTGAGCTCGTATCGTTGGAGATGAAAACGGATTAGAAACCCCATAACGTGCTAAATTAGTTTCTTGCGCCCTGTTTTGAAACTCAGGAACAAGCCCAGGGTTTGAATATCCGTATCTTTTCAAGAAGATGTTCTCTAAATTTCCTTTGAATTCAGGACACTGAGTGTGATATTCGACGCCGCGCTTTTTAAGATGCGTCAAACGTATTTTTGCTTTGACTTCTTCGCACGAAAAAGGATTTTCTGCACCAAATTTTTCGAGATTTGTTTTTCTAATTGTAGTTTGCACTTCAACGCTTTGAAAGGGGTTGACAACTCCGTATCTTTCTAAGAAATGTTTTTCTTTCTTCTTTTTAAGAACACCACCATTACGTTGTGCTTCATTAACACAATTAGTTGAACAAAAATGAAACTCTCTTTTCCGATATTTTTCTGATGTATCTTTGTCAAACAACGCTTGACATTGGCTACAGATATAAGTTTCGATAGAACGTATGTTACACTATACTATGTCACCCAGCTCATCATCCACCTATCATCGAAAAATCCTCAGATTGTTTCTCATGCCAGTGGACGAAGAAATCGTTGCGCGACCATCGCCCAGGCATGCTGCAGTGTACAAGGAAGTGAATGGGGCGAGCAAGTGAAATTTATCTTCGTATACCTTTTGATCGGCCATACTCATTTTCGCGCAGGAGATCGTCATTTCATCCTCGTTGAGGTCGAGCACGTCCAAGTAAATGTACTTGATTCCGACCAGAGAAGATCTGTACAGCATGCTTTCTTCGACGATCGATCCCGGGGCGGGTGCTGCTGTTCTAATGTTGATGAACCCGTGATCGTCGGGAACTACGGTGTCTTCGATGTCTCCATCCCACGATGGAGAGATCGTACAAGCGAGATCGTACCATATGCAATCTTCGCTGGACTCCACTTTCGTTATCTTTGAGATCTTAAAGGCTGTCCGTGGAATGGCGTGTGTACCTCTCTCTGGAGAGAGACGTACCCCTCTCATCCGTAAATCGTCGACAGTAAAGAGTTCTTTATACAAGGTCACGACTTTAGGGACTTTCGAAAGGATTCAGGAAACATGTCCTTGTTCTTTTCGTAGAAGTAAGCGAACGATTCGTCGAGGACGTAAGTTGTTGCCCTATCCTCCATGTTACGAATGGACCTTCCGACACCCTGGACCATGGTCCGTGTGGTTTCTAGCGCGTACCACTTAGAGTCCAGTTGCATGCGTTTCGCGATTACAGCGTCACCCATGTTGGGAAATGGAACTTTGACGAAAATCTGAAAACGAGATAGATCGTCGACCAAGTCGACTCCTTCTGTCATGGACGGGGACAGCATCACAGATGCATCCTTGCGGGTAGCATGCTCTCTGATCATCTCATCTCTGTCACCGTCGTCTCTGTACAGAAGACGTGGGTCCTTCACCTGTTCCTTGATGAATCGAGCCACCTTGTGCGAAGTCGCGTGGATGATGCCCTTTTCCCCCTTGTGAAGCTCGAGCAATCCCTTGACAATTTCGACCATCTTCGGTAAGGTAGAATCAATCTCCGCTCTGTTCATCTTTCCAACGGGAAGGAAATGTACCGGCCTGTTCTCGATTGGGAACGGACAGTCGATGTTCATGTATGCCACTTCTTCAGGCTTGAGTCCGATCCACTTGCAAAATGTATCTTTGTCTAGAATGCTAGCAGAGAGCATGAGAACGTATTTACCTCGTTCGAAGAGCGTTTCGTGGGAGACGCTATCCACACGAATTGGTTTGAAAGACATCACCTTGCCCGATCGACCGTCCTCCATGCAGTAGATCCAGTCCTCAGGTTTGTAGCGTTCGACAAATCGGTTGACCCGGCACAAGTGTTTGTCGATTCTGGAGTATCGTTCAGCGTTGTCTCCGAGCTTGCCCTTCGCAATTTCTCTCTGAAGCTTTAACTTGCCGTTCGCAAGAGCTTTTCTGTAAGGATCTGAGATCCATTCGAACGCTTCTTCTTGGGATGATTCGAAAGGAATTCGGATTCTGGTCTTTCCAAGCACCGACCGATTGATCTGGTCGGAAATATCGACCGATGCGAACTTAGTCAGCACCCCTTCGGTCGTATGGCAATTCGAGACCAAGATAGAATTTGCAAAATAGTTGTGATTGTCTTCAACCTCAAGATTATACTTGAAGTGTTCTTTCTTGTCGTCCCAATTACGAACTGTTTCTACGAAAGAAATTTTTTCTACGACAACATCATGATTTGTTGCAAATTTCTGAAGTTGGAGTCGGCAATATTCTTCATCTGCCTCGAGTTGTTTGTTCGTGACATAGAGGCATTCGTATCCAATCGCTTCGTATTGTTCTACGACATCTCTAATCTCTTCTTCGGTATGCCAAAAGTATACGTCACCAACTTCAATGACCTTATTCGTTCCTTCAACAACAAAATCAGGGTTCTTGTGTTTTCCGTTCTTGAACGTTACCCATTTGCTTCCTAGCCCTGTAAACATAACTTTTGGCAAATCTAGATCGATAACGAACTGTTCAAGTGAATTTGGTTTGTTTCTTTTCTCGTGGCGAGGAGCTGAGGTCCAGTTTTCGATGATTTTTCGTTTTTCTTCAGGAGATTTGGCATCCCAATTAGCTTTGATCGAAGCTTTCATTTTTTCGACGCACTTTTCGTCATTCATCGGATTGTTGATCAACATCCTTTGCGAACGTTTTTCACTAGCTTCTTCAGAAGTGCTGAAGCACTCTTTCGAACAAAATCTTTGATCTATGCTGCTTAGAGTAATACGAATTCTACAAGAACAAGTTGGACATGCTCGATATTCTATCGTTCGACCAAGATGGTAATTCAGAGCTTTTTCTGATGCGAAAGAATGTCTGCAGCAAAGGCACGAAACGTTTAGTTCTGGAAATGATTTCTCTACCCGACGTTGCATGTAACTACGCGTCGCATTTTCTTTCTCTAAAACGTCATACTTCAAAACGTCGTCTTTAAGAAGATCATCAGCTCTAATGTACCCTCTAGTTTTAGTCCAAATCTTATGATTAGCAGTCACCGTAATAGAGCTCTCTAAACATGCATGAGAAACTTTTATCTTTATCCATTTCGTAGTCTTGTTGTAGGACGTGCGGATTTTTCGAATTATTCGTTTTCGCTCGTACTTGTCGTCAGTCGAGTTGTAAGACATCACGTGCGTGATGTTCGGATTTTGCCAGATTTCGTGAACGCATACTTCTTGGTCACCGTCGACCCAAATTTTTGTTTCTGGTCGAAGACACTCGTCTAAGATGAGAAGGTTACGAGGTTCGAGTTTTCCTGCGTACGTCGTTTCGTTCATGAAGTAGGCGTAGTTCGTAACTCCCAAGGGAGATTCGAGGAACGCTTTTTTGTCCGCAGAATAGGGACATGTTGCAGCACATTCAGGAGCTCTCATGCAGGCCCGTGCAACCCTACGGGTGACAGCGCAGGTCATCCCAGTATCACACATGTAATTATCAGCGGACTTAAGAGAACGTAGACCAATCTTGGCAAAGTCCTTCAAGTACTGAGCTTGCAAGATCTTTTGTGTGGTAAGAACGTAGGCTCCTCCGCCCTGGAGACTGTCGAGAAATCTCGACACGGTCACAGCGATAGCACTCTTGCCAATCCCGACGCCCAACTCCCCTAAAACAAACTTTTTCTTTTCATTGATGAATTGATTCAAGGTGAAATTAATTGCGATAGCTTGTTCGGGGCGAACTTTTTCAAATGGAAAAAAATCAATCCAATCAGATTCAGTTATCATTTTTGAAGTATTCAAATGTTCTTTCATCCCAAACGATATCTTTATCCAAACGCGCTTCATCGAACGAAATTTTTGGAAAATCTAGTTCTGTCGCTACACGAAAATTCTTTTCGTTCATATCACAAAACACCTTGCCTGCTTTAAATTTCTCAACATTTACAGGAAACTCTAAAGCATAACTCTGTTTGATTTCGTACACACAGTTTTCATCGAGCACCAAAAAATCCGGCCTGTACGTTCGTTTTTGTCCTTCGCTACCAATGTACGGAATTAAGACCTCGTACGGATGAAAATCTTTACCAATTTCTCTTCCCAGACTTTCTTGGTATTTCATGAACGAGTACTCGAGAAGACTTCGAAAGAAAAAAGTTTTGTACCAACCCTTGACGCTTCGTCCACCACGGGCGTAAACTTTCCCGTAAGCGGGATTTTTGTCTCCAGATGCAGCAATGGATTTTTTCTGGCGAATTCTTTCAGCTTTTTCGTGTCCGTAAAGTTCGATATTCGTTTTCCCGATGTTTGTTCGATTCATATCAGAAAATGTTTTTCTGGCAGCTAGTTTCTGCTTACTCATGTCTGCAGACAGTATCGCTTCAGACATCGTCTTTCGATACTCTGCGTCTTTAGCGTCCGCGTATTCTCCGCCACCTTTTTCAAGCCAATAATCATAAGTTGATCTGCGTGGATCAAATCCCGTGTGCAATACTCCCACGTGATGTCCCCATTTCGAAAAACACGACTTAGAACAAAAGCGGGGCTGTTTCTCTCTAAGAAATTCGAAATGTTGTTTACAAAATTCACAATCGAATACGAACAATCTCTTTCTTGAAGAGAACCTACAAGACTTAGAACAAAATTTGCTGTTCCCATGTTTGGGTGCATAGACTTTAGAACAATATGCGCATGTCATGTAAATACATATCTATCCAGCTTAGAACTGGATTCGATCCTTCTGTCATTTGACCTCCTCGAAGAGGTATTCCATCTTTTGGTGGAAGGCTTTCGTGTTTACGACGTAACAAGTGACTATCTCGATTCCGTTCTTACCCTGCAAAATGATCCCCATCGTCGAAGAAAAAACCCAAAATGGTTTTGTCAAAACTATAAAGTTCTCGTTCGGCCCAATGTCTCTTCTTTGCCAAGTGGATGTTTTCTCAACAACTCTATCAATCGACCACAGACCAATTGCTTTGACTATCGATCCACGTCTCATAACGGGCAAAAGGGGTCCGTCGAAATTCGACGGACCCCTGCAGAGATTTCCCTCTAGCAGATTACCACTTGACAGACTTGACGAGCACCTGGTAGTTCAGAGTAGCACCAGCAGATCGAGTCAGATAGAACCCGAACCCATTCTTCCCTTGCGAAAGAACTGACATGGGAACTCCTCCGGTAGGTCGGATCGTGACAAATCCGGTCGTGGCATTCGTGTTCAGAACTTCTACACCCCACATGCTAGAGATAACATGTCCTCTGAGATCAATCACCATTTCCTGCCACGACAGGTCGACGTTAGCATGAGCATTAGTCAAAATGACGCTGGCAACGAACGAAGTCTGGTTACTGAACGTTGTTCTAGTCTGAACCGTCATGGCGTACGTTCCTGCAGGAACGTCCATTCCTGTTGCAACGACCTTCTTCACGGAGATACCTTGGTCTCCTGGAGCTTTCGCGGTCGTATGCGTGGGCACAATGTTCGGAACGGCTGTCGGAGAAGGAACCGGCGTGGGGGTTGGAACGGGAACCGTTGGAGCTCCCGAAACCCAACCAGCATTCAAGAATGGCAGCAGGAAATTTCGAAGATCGTATGCAGTTCCCGTAGTTCCAGAGTCGGCATCGTAGTGAGTCCCGGACTTCTCGATGAGAGTGACAGGAAACCCATTGCTGCGGAGAGCTGTCATGTTCGTCCTCGTCGCAGCGATTGGATACGTTGCATCCGACAAGTGCGCCAAATGAGCAATGTTGACCTTCCAACCTGCAGTTTGAGATGCTGTGAAAGCAGAACTATTCGGTGTAGTATTCTCAAAAATTCCACCCGCGAACAAGTTCGCATTCGTGAACAACAAAGGATACCCGATGTCACCACCTGAAGAGTAACCTCCGAGATAGACCTGTTTCGGGTCGATGTTGAAATGTGTCTTCATGTCTGCGATTGCAGCCAGAATCTTCGGGCCGTCTGTGGCCATATTCGACCAGCAAGCACCCTCACGACCGCCGACTGCGACGCTGATCCAGTTCTGACCCGTTACGTAGGATACCATCGACACATCGTACTGGCTCTGCCCACCGCAACCATGGAGCCAAACGAACATCTTCGTCGGAGTTGCATGAGAACTATCGTACGACGTTGGAACGTAAACCCAGTAGTTGCTCTGGGGAGTGGTGAGAGTGAAGACCGTGTTTTTGGTAAAGGGTACGGGATTCGTCGGAACAGATCCTCCCGGAGGGAGAGATGTCGGGACCGGAACCCCCGTGAAATCTCCCGGATTTTGCAACGGAGCCATGAATGGTTTTAACCACGAAATCTTCACGTTGTCCGTCACGTAGTTGTTCGTTGGGCAAATGGTGAAGGTGTTACCTCCCCACCAGGCCGGAGGTCCGTAACCCCACCAAGCCCATCCCATCATAACGTCAGAATTTGCTGCGATGTAGCTACACGCAGAGGCGACTGCTGCGGCGGAGGTCGAGGTCGCAGAAGAAGCTGCGAATTCGCTGAGGTGCACCTTGAAACCCCTCGTGCGAGCCCAATCAACGACTGGTTGGAGTCGTTGTGCCATGATGTTGGTAGAAACGACGTCATTCGCGCCGCCACCACCAGCAGCGTCGAAGTAACAATGAACTGACACGACGAGATTTTTCAAAGGATCGTTCAGAGACGACCATGCTGTTGCGTTCGAAACTTTCGTAGTCGCTGTATCGTACCACGAATCGTTCCACGACTGGGGCGCTGAGAAACCATTACCATCGACGAAGATCATGGCCGTCGAACCTGTAGACCTGATCCCGGTGATCGCCGTCTGCGCAGCAGAGAACCACTGGGTGGTGCTCATGTTGTTCGGTTCGTTGGAAAGTCCCAACGCAACGCGGGGATTAGACTTGTAGATAGCTGCGACCTTCGTCCAAAAATCTGCGAACGCACTATTCGGGACAGCAGCGCTGCCGACAAGGTCTCCCTTGTACTTAGCAAAATTTCCAAAGGACGCGCCGTGGGGTTCAATGAGAACATACAGGCCCTTACTGGTAGCGTAATCAACTCGAGCTTTCAGCGTGGCCCCATATCCTGTCGTAAGAACCGGGCCGTTCAACGTGGGTTGTAAGAGCTCCCACGAAAAGACAAGACGGATGAAGTTGAAACCTTTTGTGGCAAGGTAGTCGATGTCTTGGTTGGACACGAACATGTAGTTCTGTCCTTCGACGGGATTCGGGGTCGAACCCCAATCCCACTCTGCGCCCGCACAGTTAGCTCCGGTCAGGACTGGAAATGCTCTAGTTGCCATATGTGTTTTCTGCTGCCTCTAACGTGAAAAGGATCTCTGTAACCATCTTGTCCGGATTCCATTCATCAAATTCGAATGTTAGAACCCGACACTTCGACCACTTAGCAAATTCGTCGTACTTTCGAGAAATACTTTCTAGCATATCTGCACCCAGTCTTGGATCATCATCTGTGACACCTGCATACGACTTTCTCTTCAAAACGATTACGATCGCAGGAATTTCCGCGAACAGAGCGTCTGACGCTCGAATACCTTTTTCGTCGGTTTCTCTTCCAAGAGCTTGGGAATACACCCATTCAGACGGATATTGACGGTCAATTACGACCGACTGCTTAGTCTGTTTGAAGATTTCAACCACATAAGGATCAGAGATGCGTAGCATCAAAGATGTCATATTGCTACCGGTCAAAGCTTCCTTGTCTCGAGAGTACTTGAAATAGGGAATATTGAGCTTTTCAGCCAACAGCTTACCAACCGTGGACTTGCCAGATCGATCTGCCCCTTCCATGATTAAAACGAGTTGCTTATTTCCCATTCAACCTACCAATTCTACTAAAAATGACGAGAAAAAGCAATGGTAAACCATCATTTGATGAACTTGAGCAACCGAGAGTTGAACCATGCCTGCCCTTCGATCTCTTTCTCATGAATCATCATTTTTTCGACACCGCCGGACGAATTTAGGACTACGAGATCGTACAGATTCCCGTCCTGCATGTGAGATTCGTACACAGCACAAATTTCTAACAGAAGCAGCAACTTTCTCTCAGGGGAAGGATTCGTCGGAACGGTGGCTCGTACCTCTATCACCACTCCCGGTTTGAGAGTTTCATTCAATCTTCCCTGCATCAATGCTTCCTTGGGTGATACGCCCGTCGGCAACACCGCTAATCGTATCAACTTTTCTAGCAGGACTAAAATCCCCCAACTTTCTAAGTTCTTGCAGCTGCCTTCCCACAAGGTCACGACGTGCCTCTTGGCTCATCCCCTTCAGATACGTTACTTTACCAATGACATCGTTCGGAGAATCGATCAGCCAGTCACCCAGGCCCACCGGCGCAAGGTGCTTGTGTTCGACCGGAGTGAGACACGGAATTCCTGTGAGAATCGATTCGTAGATACGAGAAGTGACGAACCCGTGTTCGTAGTACTCCTTCTTTGCAAGGTTCGTCGTGCAAATGGAATTTGCCATCATGCGCATGCCGTCCCTGTACGAGAGGCGGGGGCCGAAATCAACGCACTTGAACTTTCTGAGGATCTCTTCGGGAGATTCTCTTTCACTGGATCTCTCGAGCCAGTTGCCGTGAACTAACGTTTGAATGCCGCGGTCTCTGAGCTCAACCGCGCAAGCGCCGTAGTACTTCAAGAACTGATCTGTTCTCTCGTAATTGTTACCCAAGTAGCAGTAAGCGATCGGACTGACCGGGGTGTCGTAGTACGGAACGAAGTCCGTGACCCAATTGAGGCGTATTCTTTTACGGAGGATATGGCTGTGGGAGACCGTCGGTTCACCGATGATCATCCTATTCCATCGGAACTCGTCTTCTGGTCTAATCTTCATATCCGTATCAAAGACGATGATGGGTGTCCCGCGTTTATGGTACTCGTTCATCAGCTGGGTCTGACGACTCCAGTCCGTATCGACGGGATTGGGACCGCTGTTCCGAGCCATCGGCCATCTCCATTCGAAATACGCCACGTCTACTTCGGGTACCTCAACCGATTCGTAAGTCACTCCCGGATACGGGACAGCTTCTCGACGATCTTGAACAAGGACGAGAGAATGACCTCTCTTCTTGAATTCTTCGACGAGGAGATGTCGTTCTCCGACAGCCGAGAAAAGGGTGGTAGCGGTTCCAGCAGCAGCCTCGGGCTTTAGAAGCTCCCCCCAAAATGCGAACGCGATTTTCATTTCTTTTCCTCGTACACAATTTCCATATCGGTCGTTACAACGCATCTTTCGATGTCGTCCAGCTCTCCTCCCCAACCTGAGAAGAGAAATTCTGGGTGTTCACCCGTTAGTTCGAAGTAGGCTCGTTTGATTGCTTGACGCATCGGTTGATCAGAACCAGGTGGGAGCTTAGAACTATCCACTTCTCCAATCTTACACGTCCAGATGTTTTTCTTCATTTTGATTCTTCTGCGATCTCGTATCCGACGCTTTTGAGAGCCTCAGCGTGGCTCAGTCCACCCCTGTAACCCCCGAGTTCTTGAAATTCAGCAATCTCTCCCGATGGGTCGCAAGGAAAAATGAGAGTTTCGGGTTCGATATCTAATCGCATGCCAGAATACGATTTCGGAACTTTGAGAGCGGCCGTGAGAGAATTCGAGAGGGCGTTTATCTCTTCCATATTGGCAGCTGAAACGCAGACAAATTCGTGACCATCCAAAGGAGGAGACACGAGAAAGACCCTTCCGTCAGCTTTGGGAGTTTTCCTGATGATTCCGGTGAAGATGGCTTTGTTCATTTCGATCTCCCGCACATTTTGCAAGTCTTCTTGTGGCATTCGTACATTGCCTTAGTTCTTGTAGCGTAGAAATACGCACCAATGATTGCTAACCACACCAACCCACCGAAGTAGGGTTTCAACAATTCGATCATTTCTTAGAACCTTTTCCAATGAGCCTGAGGGCTTCTGTCGCAATAGAGTCGTCGAACTTCGTGTCGAATTCGATCGTGTCCTGAAATTGCATTTCGATGCCATCGTAGACAGCTATGTGTACGGTCACTTCGTACCAGTTCGAATGTTTCACAGATCGGACGGCATGTCCTTTCATGGGAATGATCATGCTACTTCGCTTCTTGTTAGGGTCGTAAGTTCCATCAGATCCTTCTTGAGCGTGAAACCGAAGTCCGTCTTCTCGACGACCGCGATGTACGCAGTGTTGTTCTTAGGGATGTCATTCTCGTTGGTGAGGTTCCAACAGAACATCCTATTGATCATCCCGTTCTCTCCCACGATGTCAAGTCGAACGTAGGGTTTCGAAGTTGCCTTGGTGTAGCACATCGACCCCTTCATGACGATGAACCAAGCCGCTTTGCGCTTGCCATCCGTGGGAACATCATCGATAGAGTGAATGCCTTTATCGAGGAGTAAGCTCCGCATGTCAGGAGATACCAGAGAAAGAGGAGACACACTTCCGCTGAGTTCTCGATGGAACTCGGCTTTTTCCTGCGGAGCCCAATCCGGAATTTCTCTTGTCTGCATGATGAACTTCTCAAGACGATCCTTCGGTTCGAGAGAACGATCAGGGGCAGACAAGTCGGGTCCCGTCCCGGGGGCGTATATCTTCGGTTTTTTCAGCTTCTTAGCCTTCAACCCTTCCATGTTCTCCACGAGAACATGGTGCATGTGACGGTAGTGGACAAATGGTTTACCCTTTCCGACGAGATCTATCGAATCGAACGCCTCAACCTTGATGAGTCCGTCAAGAACTCTCTTGTTGAACTTCGAATGCTTCCACTCACCGGTCTCTGTCCACAGGAGATCGTTCACATCCTTGTAGGGACGCAACCTTTCAATCTCTTCGACAGCGGCTTCACCGACGCCTTTCAAGGATGTGAACGACGGATAGAAAGTGTCTCCGCTCTTAGAGAGAGTCCAATCGTTTCCCGATTCGTTGATATCAACCTTGCCGATCTTGTAACTGAGCTTACGAACGTCTGTAGAAGCTCTCGCCTTCGATTCGTCATCGTTGGACATCGATTGCAGGTATGTGCAGAGCCATTCAGGTTCGTAGTACGTCATGAGCCACGCGCACTGGTAGGAAAGCACAGAGTACGTCAAGCTGTGGGAATAGTTGAATGCGTACTTTGCGAACGCTGCGATATCGTCGAACAACTTCTGTGCGATTTTCTCTTCGAGACCGTTCGCAATCGCTCCTGTGACGAACTGTTTTCCAAGTTCGATAGCTTCTAGGGCCTTCGAGTCGATCTTGTCGACAGACCTCTTCAGAAGAGCCTTGCGAAGTTTGTCGCAATCTCCATGTGACATTCCTGCGAGTTGGTTCGCAAGCTGGATGATCTGCTCCTGATAGACGATAAATCCGAACGTGGTCTCCAACAAACTGTCGATGACAGGGTGGTCGTACTTCTTGATTTCTTTCTCTCGACGAGCCTTGATGATGAGCTTGTCGACTTTCGCTGCGAGCGGTCCGGGACGGTAGATCGCAGTGGCCATCGAAAGATCCTGCACGTTTCGAGGAGCGAAATCGTGGATGTACTTCTGGGTCTGAGGATTTGTGTACTGAAAGATGCCGGCGAATCTTCTAGTTTCGAACACGTGGTCGTAGACCTTCGGGTCGGACATCTCTCCGAGAGCCGCAGGGTGCAAGTTCTTCTCGTACCATGACTTGATATCTTCCCATGTGGGATTCGGATTGTTATGATGCCTCCGCAGGATCATCCTGATAGTATCTTCAAGCATCCGCAAAGTCTCAATACCGAGAATGTCGCTCTTCACGAATCCAAGCGGTTCGAGGCAGTGCATGTTCATGCCCTCGGGCCAAGGAGATCTCACCTCTCCCTTGATGAAGATCAGGGGCATCTTTTCATCGAGGTCCTCGCAAATGACGACGCCCGAGGCGTGCTTTCCGATCGCTCGATTCTGCTTGTACAAAATCTTGATTGGTGCAGCTACTTGCGGATACTTGCCCATGAAGTCCCTGAATTTCTCGGAGAACTCCATGCAATCGTCGAACTTCAAGGAAAACAAGCTCTTGTTTTCTCCGTCGTTCGCTTTTGGCATCACCTCTTCGAGAAGATCTTTTGTGACATCGTTGACCTCTTCAAAGTCAATTCCATGAAGTTTTGAAAGATCCTTCACCAGAGACTTCAACTGAAGCGTGAGGAAGTTAGAAATCGGAACGACGTTTCTGGTTCCTGCTTTGTCTCTCAGGAGATCGAGAAGCTTGTTTCTATCAGAAACGTCGTTATCGATATCGGGCGTGTCGTTACGAGCGGGACTGATGAATCGTTCGAACATCAATCCGTACTTCAGGGGATCGATCTGCGTGATTCCCAAAACGTAATTGACCAACGAACCGGCTCCAGAACCTCGGCCTGCACCGACGAGCATGTTATCGTAGGCGATATCCATGATGATCTTGGTGAGGAGAAAGTACTGCGAGAAATTCTTGTCCTTGATGATCGTCAGCTCGTACTTGAGCCGCTGCATGTACTCCTTTTTGCCCCAGAGATTTTTCTGTTGCATTCCGGTCTTGCAGTTCTCGTACAACGCTTCGAATGGCATTTGCCCAGGTGGGACGACGAACGATGGAAGTTTAATTCCCGTGTCCATCTTGATCGGATTGATCATATCATGGGCGATGTCGTGCGTACGTTCGATCGCAGCGCGGACAGTTTCATCATCGTAGAACGGCATACCATTACAGTACTCGTTGTACGAATCCCACATCTGCCCAGCATTCTTCGGGTACAGCTCGCACTTCAACGCTTCCTTGGACTTGGGAAGCATATCAGGATTGATCTCTTCGTATCGAAGGCGACCCAACTTCTTGTAGATCTCTCTTTCGAGCCACAGTTCAGGTCGGCAGTAGTGAGAATCAGCTGCGGCAGTGAGTTTGATTCCCGTCTTGTTAGACATCTCAATGAGAGCCCGATTGACAAGATGTTGCGGAGCGAGTTTATTGAACTGCAGCTCGGCGAATACGTTTTCTTCACCGACAGCGTCAACGATGGGATCGAATGCTCTTGCGAGTTCTTCCTGAACCTCTCTCATCTTGGACGGATCGTCCAACAGCTCATGTTTGAGCTCGTCGAAAGGAACACCCTGGAACTTATCTAAGGTAGCGTACGCTCCGAAACCACCGATGCACGCCGAGGTCACGATGATATCTTCGCCGTGCTCTTTCAACATCTTAGCATCGATTCGAGGAAACCTGTACATGCCCTCGATGTTAGCTCTTGAAACTAGCTTGAAGAGATTTTGGCGACCCTTGTCACTCTTAGCGAGGAGCACCATGTGGTGGCGTCTATTGACAGGATCTCTCCACTTGGAAACGTTCTTCGTTTCGTCTTCGTTCTCTGTCGTAGAGGCGTCGCTCTCATCGGATTCTTTAGCAAGTTTCTTCGACTCTTTCTTCGCGTCCTTCTTAGCTTCTTCCTTCTCGAACTTCTGCTTGCGCCAGTCTTCGAGACTCGGATGGTAGTACGCCTCGCATCCTGCGATTTGTTTGAACTCCCTTCCCTTCTTTTTCAGATCTTCAGACTTGAGATAAGCCTGCGCAAAGGAGTTACAATTCCCATGTTCTGTGAAAGCCATCGCATCCATCCCGTTTTCAAGACAGAAGTCGATGTGCTCCTCAACGGGCCCGAGCCCATCGCTGATCGAGGCATGTGTGTGGCTGTGGAGATTAACGAACCTCTTCGGACTATCGCTCAATTATTCTCTCCCAAAATTTCCCATCGTGTAGATTCACTGTGGCTGTCGTGAACATGGTACACCCTGCCCGACATGAACATGAAGTGATCTTCACCATCGCCCCCAAGGTACAGTGCCTCGAGCCCGCCTGCATGGATCAGATCAGTTGACCCGAATGTCTCTTGACGAGCAACCCACATATGACCTATCCTACAGCGTACTAGGTCTCCAGTACCTAGCTCATCCAAGTAGTAGACTTTTTTCGCCGCCACACTCTAAAGGTATGCTAAAAACGTCAAAACAACCGTCTTAAAGAATCAGAAATTCTGATCGAGCTCGATCGAAAAATAGTCGATCGTACGCCTGATTCCTTCTTCGAAGGAAATCTCCGGATTCCAGCCTAGAACTTCTTGAGCAACTTTGATCGTAGGATTCCTACGCTTAGGATCGTCCTGTGGAAGCGGGAGATAGGTCACCTTCGAAGTGGAACACATCGTTCGAACGATGAACTCGGCAGCTTCTCCAATTGTTCTTTCTTGCGGGTTTCCAAGGTTGATCGGAAAAGAATGCGGTTCGTCCTTGTGGAGGTAAGAGATGATTCCTCGAACGAGGTCGTCCACGTAGCAAAAACTCCTAGTTTGGGTTCCGTCTCCGTAGATCGTGATATCTTGTCCACAGAGAGCTTGGACCACGAAATTAGAAACTACTCGACCATCGTCGACCTGCATTCGCGGTCCGAAAGTATTGAATATCCGAACGACTCGTACATCGTGCCCCCTTTGAAGATGTTCGTAGCAGATAGTTTCTGCGACGCGCTTCCCTTCGTCGTAATTCGCTCGCGGACCCCACGTATTGACGTGACCCTTGTACGATTCCTCCTGCGGATGAACCTCAGGATCTCCGTAGATTTCGCTCGTAGAAGCGTGAAGAACTCTGGAACCCAGGGCTGCGAACTTCATCGCAGTTTTCGTGCCCACGTAGCATGTATCCAGAGTTCCCATCGGGTCTTTTTGGTAGGCGACTGGTGAAGCGGGACAGGCGAGATTGAAATATGCGAAGGGTGCTTCACCTCGAGTGAAAGCTAGAACCTTTTCAACCAGAGTGGGTGAACACACATTCTCTTGGATCGTCCACAGAATTTGTCCCTTCGCAGATGCGAGAATAGATGCTTCGTCAAGATTCTTCCATCGACCTGTGCAGAGATTATCCACGCAGACGACATCGAAACCTTGTTCTATGAGAGAAAGAGTCAAGTGACTGCCGATGAATCCGGCTGCGCCGGCGATGACCGCGATTTTTCTAGAACTCAAGATACCTCTTCGAGAAACCATCTAGATCTCGATTCGCCGATGGATTTCATCTGTTCTCGAAAGATCTGTCCTCGAATCATGAGGAACACGTGCGAATCAGACGTACTCGGAACCGATTTGCGACCAACGCAAGTGACAATTTCGCCCGCGACCAGCGTCTGCCGTTGAATTTCTATCGCTCCAGCAAATGGAGGGCAATCTTTGACCTTGTAGGAGTTACCCAAACGAAACTTTTGCTTCACATCTACATCCTCTCGAAGAAAATGAATAAGATTGTCTCTCTCACCATTCTTGAGCCTGACCATGGAGTTGCCGAAGCTCCCGTTCATGATGTTGAGGTAAGCTTCCAGGAAATCCTCGTCTGTGAAGTTGCCCTTCAGGATCGTCGCTATTTCCCTGGCTTCGGAACAGTACTCGTCGAAGGGAGCTCCCATGTGGATCAAACCCATGGGGTCGACCAACGCGATCGCTCGTTCAATCTTATCAGGTGTCACAGACAGAATGTACTATGGTTCGAGCGGAATTATCCGCCCATACGTTGTTTCAACAGGTAGATTGAAGCTTCGTGGTTGTCAGCCAGACCCTGGAGGAAATTGTCCACCCCCAAAGAAAGGGTGCCGTTCGTTTCCATGCGCTTGTACAGAAGTTCGAGTATTCCGAGGAAGTGCATTTCTGCCTCGTAGGACCTCTGAGTTAGGTCGTTGGAGGTCGGCATTTCGGAGAGGTTGGAACACATGGCTTCTACAACGAGTGCTTCATGCGTCACCTGTTGCACGGGATGGATCATCATCATACTCGACGTGCCGATAGCTTTCTCTGCAACCTTATCGACTTCTTCATTCGTACTATTGTACAGACGTTCGAACAAAAGATGGTCACCGTAGAATGTATCTGCCGTCGCGGTCCAATGGCCAACCTGGTGAACGAAAGCCAGGGCTCTCACGCATGACAGAAGGATGGGAAGCTCGCAAGCCTCCGTACCATCGTAATCGACGATCATCTGCTCAAGAAGAGCTTCGTGATTTACGGACTCTGTGACAATCTTGAAACTGAGTGTCTCAACGATCTTCTTAGAAGTATTTCGTGTACCATTTCGGGTCGGCATAATATTGCGCTTTCGTTTCCGGATCGGCTTCGCCGAACTCGTCCTGTTCCTTCTCGGCATGACCAAGTTCAGATTCTAGGTCTTCTTGGTCGATTTCGATTCCCGTCAACTTTCGTTGACGATTTGAGATGTCTGCGGTCAGCCTACGAATATCCGGATGTTCTTCTCTGGACCTAGCATCCTTGTAGGCTCGGCGGGTCATGTTTGTGAACTGATCACTGTCGAATTCGGCCTCAATGTCGTCGGGATCTGTCGATGGACGGGTGAAATTGACCATGCCCTCACCATCGTCCGTAGCGATCGGACCCAGTTCTAAAAGAGCCTGGACATACTCTTTGATCAGGTCTCTGATCACTTCATCAACCCCATGGTCTTCAAAAAGTGGGAGATTTTCGAACGAGCATCGTCAGAAACCATCGTTCCTGGCTCATCCAGCATCAGAGAATCATCCGTTCCCTGCATCCAACGGTCATCCTTTTCTCGTTCGGATCTCTTCTTGGTTTCATCCAGGAGCTCTCTAAACAAGGAACGGAAGTTTTGACGGGTGCCCACAATCTAAGTATGGATCAAATGAGACCGAGTAGCGTATCGATGTAAGGATCAGAAGACTTCGCAGACGATTCCGTGTAACCGTAGGGTAAATCGTATTCCTTCGCCCTGGTGGTGCTGTACGACACTCTCATTTCTGAGAGTTCTGTCTCTTTCTTTTGGAGGCAGCCCAATTGCTCGCTGGTGAACACCTCGCATGCTATCACACCACCTCGAGGGGGCCCCACATGGATAAAACGCGACAAGTATGTCTCGGCCCTACAGACAGCCCTGAATGAAGGGTTGTATTCCTTGTCGAACTCTTGTAGGGTGCTCTTCGTCTGGAGCACCAGAGACTTCCCGTGCTCGATCCCCTTGTCTGCGACAGTGTTTAGGTCCGAATAAAGTCGCTCGCGGATGGCGACGTCGATGGTGTAGTAGCCCTTTTTGAGGTATTTGGACACCCGAGACATGAAAAACGGACTATCTCCGTTAAGAAGGCTCAATTTCTTTTGTTCGCAAAGGGCTGGTACAGCCTTGTGATACCAAAAGCCCTTTCCGTCGAAAGCTACGGCGCAATTCGTGAAATCGAACTTCGAAATGATCTCGACGGGAGTTCCCGTTCGGAACATGATGACCTGCAACTGCGGGCCACCGTCGGTGATATCGAGATCGATCGCATTCCTTCCGAAGGAGGGCCGGAAAGAAATGTTCCGATCCACGGCGGCAGTTGACAGGTAGACGTCGAGAGATTCTTGATTCGGGAACCACAGATCGACGTCCTTCCACAATCCGTAGCGAATCGAATTTCGATTTTTTCCTGTGGTCCTAGCTTCGAGTAGAGAAATGGCTGCGCCACCAGCGATGACAGCTCCCAAAGAAATAGCGAGGCGGATCATGTTGGCAGTAGTCTCATGCCTCGAAAAAGTATCAAGCATGGACAATAGAACTGTTTCATCGGGAAGAAATTCGTAATCGCTCACTCTGTGACTCCGATCATATTGCTGTCTGGAGAACCGTAGTCAGAATTTCCGACGACAACTCTCAGGTTAGGGCGAATCGCTATGTCTGAAAAGGAATGTGTGTGGCCACACAGAACCGTGAAATTGATTGCGGGATGTTTTTCTGAAAGAAGAGACAAAGCTTCTCCCATCATCCTTGATGAGTACCACGGCAACGCGTGCTCATGTGTGCGTTGTCCCCTGTAGAAGCAAGATTCTGCGAAGGGAGGAAAATGGGTGAGCATGATGATTTTAGTTCGTCCATCATCGATCGCTTTGTTGCATGCATTTTCGATGTGGGTCACAGCGCCTGCTGCGAGCTTTCGCGCGGTCGACACGACATTGTGAAGATTGCCACTGAACTCTTCGGTTCTAAACCAATCATTCATTACGAACCGAGACTTCTTAGGATCTCCGTTCAGCGCGTCGTACCATCCGTCATGGCCGACCAACGCAATGCTCTCTCCGAATGGGACGTACTCCACTCCGCCCAACCAAACGATCCCATCCTTTGCAAGATCGCCTTTCAAAATTTCTTTACGAATTTCTACAATAGAACCATCCCAAAAATCGTGGTTTCCACAAACGAACCACAATGGCATTTCAAGATGTTCTCGAAGAGTTCGTAAACTTGCAAAAAGGATCGGTGCTAACGCAATGTCACCCGTTATAAGGACACCTTCGCAATCAATATTGTTTTGCTTGACTTTTTGACACCATTCAATGATTTGAGACTGGCCTAAACAATCAAGATGAATGTCTGTCATCCAAACAAATTTCGCCATGTTCCATCCTTGAAAACAAATTCTGTAATTCTGATCAACTTTAACCCTTTTTGCGTGAACCATTCTTCTTGATAACGATCAAAAATCCATTTCTGATGGATTCCAATGTCTCGGCTTGTTTTGCCCTGTTTGATTTCATCTAGAGGACGATCTAAACCGTGCCAATATGCGCCGTCATATTGAACGAATGTGTCAATTTCGGGAATGTAAAAATCGATCGGCCAATTTGAATTGACTACCACGTGCCGATGAACATCGTCAAATATTTCAACTAATTCATCGAACATAGCATCTTCATGGGAAGATTTTTTGTATCCTCCAAAAAGTTTTCTTGTTTCATGGCCTTTCTTCCAAATTGCAGGACATTGCAACGGTTCACTAACACCAAATCTTGCTTGGCAAGTGGTTCGTCTTTTTCCCTTGACTATTTCAGATTGAAATGTATGTTCTACGCCATAATTTCGCAGAGTTGTTTCTTTCTTTTTAAGTTGCGACTGCGGCGATTTGTCGACGATTTTTTGTCGAATTTTTTGATCTTTCAACGGATGAATTACACCGTAATTTTGAAGAAATGTTTGTTCTTTCTTCAAATGAAGAAGACCACTAATTTGTGAACGTGTAACGCACGTAGTTGAACAAAAATGATGTTGTTCATTCACTTTCTTCTTCATGAACCTCCGGTGAAACAACAATCTACATTCATCGCATTGTAACTCTAATACACGATGAAATTTTGGACCTTTCGATTCGGGTGGTCGATTATTCGAGATCGAAATCGTAGAAATATACACAAAGATAAGTAATCATGAGTACCAAAAAATTAGTCTTCATTGACCCTTTTGCTTAAAAGTGAGTGTAGCACGTTCCAATCAGAGGTTCTGACGACTCCTTTGGGAAGAATAGCTACCCGATTGTACGGGTGATCCCATAATACCGCAATTCCGTCCGGGTTGGCGGCGGCCCAAACAAGCACGTTTGCAGGTTTGTCGTCCACGAACATGTCACCTTGAACCTGCTGTTTTTCATGAGCGAAGATCACCTTCTTGCGTGAGATACCGAAATGATCTTCGATCCAATGAGCCCGTTCGTACATCCACGGACGAGCATCGACAGGTGCTGTAACAATGAGAACTTCGCAAGTTTCTCGGAACTTTTTCACGGCTACTAGAGCTTCAGGATAGGGTTTCATGCTCGCGCAATAATCTACCTGGCTGGCAAGTTCTCCAAATTTGACCCACATTTCAGGATGACCCAAAGATTCGAACACCTCCCAATGAGGGATCTCTTCTGGGGTGTATCGTTTACCTGTCTCTCTTTCGATGAGTCCCAACGCTTCAGTCGTAAAGTCGGCGAGAACACCGTCGCAATCGAGCAGAACTACAGGTATTTTCTTCATTAGAATTGATCTTCTTCCGTAGAACCTACAAGCTGCAATTTCGTCGAATACGCCAACTTCAAAATCTGGGTTTTATCGAACAATGTCAAAGCCTCCAAGTTATAGAAATCCTTATTATATGGTACTATAAAGTGATCAAATTTGCAAAAAAATGGAACGTAGTGAAAACACTCGTTCCTCGATTTGCAAGAGATAAAGATTTAGATGATTCGAAAATTATGCTGGTGGGGCCAACTCAGAACGACAACAATTCCATCGCTAGCAATTGCCAGCGCGCTCTTCCATCCCCCACCCCACTCTCCGATTTCTGATCTAGAAAGAGTTTGGATGACAACGAAAGTCTCTCCCGGTATCACGAACTCCCATTCATCCGACCCAGAAGCAGCCGAGTAAAAGTGGGCGGAAGTTTCTTCGGTAGCATGAAGCACATCTCCATCATGCAAGATGCTGGATCCTGATTTGGGAAGTTTTCGCTTCATGTTGTGAAGAGTGATGTTAGTAACCCGTATTGATCCTTCGCACGTTCTCAAGGCCCTTCTTCATGTACGCTGCGAAGAGTTCTTCCTTAGAGATTCCGGATGCGATTACGATCTCAAGATAGAAGTGTAGAGCATCTGAAAGTTCTTCGATGTACTCTTCCCTATCGACAGATCCCACGTCGGCGGCCCGATGATCCTTCTGTTTAAGGTGTTGACGGGCTTCGTGGAGCTCGTCCGCACATTCGTAACTGATTTGTTTGAGAAACTTCTGTCCTGCTTTGGAAGTGAGATCGACCGGAAATTCCGGAAATCCTCTTTTCTCTCGAAGCAAGTTCATGAATGATTTCTGTTGTTCCCAAATCGCATCGAAGCGATCGATTTTCTCGTTAGCATCCATGAAGTCCTTGCAATCGCATTGCCCGCAGGCAAAAAAAGCACCGGGCATCACAACGTGATCGCTCTCGGTGTGCTTACACTTACACACCGGATCGCTCATTCTGCGTCGCCACCCGTCGAGTTCATACGCTCCGCCATTTCAGCGTTGATCTTCTCGAATCCTGCCTGAACCTGCTGCAAGTAGGCATCGGTCAGTTGAAGCTTTCCCTCTCCGTCGACGTCGACCCGAATCATTCTCATGTGATCCGTGATGTCGGTTCCAGACATCATACCCTCTTGGAGGATCTGGACGACGCGGGCAATGACGTTATCACTCAACTGGTACGAATCTTTTTCCTGGCTCATTTGTTTTCTTTCTTGTTTGGGTAGATCTTCGGAAATTTGTCCCGAATAGTCTCAAGGTACTTCACTACGTCTTCGGGAGGAGTGTCGCCGACATCGACCTCGTACACAACGTGGTCGGGTGTCGAAAGACCGGGACGAAAATGAGGATTGTCTGTCAACGGTCTCGCCCTTCGCAGGTAGAGATAGCCGGTGCAAGCAAGACTTCCCTGGACTCCACGAGTTTGTCGAGCTTACCTTCGAAGTCCTTAGAGTTGACGAACTCAACCCCCATTTTGGTCTCGTCTCCAACGCGCAGTGCGTAGGACATTCGAACACCCGCCGTGGTGCGCTTGAACTCAAGCGAGATTGTCTTGACGTTGGGATCACGGCCCATCTGCTGGAGAATCATGTCTAAGTTGTTCATTTTCATTTTCCTTGGAGGACCTGTCGAATCGATTGGACGAGCTCTTTCGGAAGAGCTGACATTTTCACGTAGCTCTCTACGTTCAAGTTGACCTCTGGGATATTAGCACCTTCGTGCACGGTTAGACTCTGGGTTGGAACGAGAAAGAACGCATAGTCAGGAGCATTCTCATCGCAAGTCTTGATGATGGGAGTAGATAGAGACGTGATTGTGTCCGCATCTCGATCGTCGTACAAATGACTTGTACGTTGGTTGTAGTCTCTTGTCGTCATTTAGAACCTAAACTCTCGGAGGATTTCTCTGAAGGTATCATCCGGATTGTCTGCGACGTAGATGTCGGTGACTTCCGTATATTGATTCCTCCAGGTCCGTGAATTGTAAAACGCAGCCACTGTTTTTTGCAAGGAATCGTCCTTCTCATAGATGTCACGAGGAACCTCTCTGAGCGTTGGATTTCCTGATAACAGGAATACCTGGTCCGGCTTCACAAGCATCTTGGACATGATTCTGATGACAGAGGAAGGTACACCTGTAGCAAGACCGTACGCTTGCATCGACAGGTCCCATCGGTCCATGATGATGACATCCATTTCACGCTTGAGTTTAGCAAGGCGGCCGTACTGGAAATGCATCTTGTTGATGAACTGCATCACCTGAAAGAGCATAGGGTGCTCCAGAGCCCAACCGCTTTCTAGAGTCCGATAGATGTCAGCGTAGAAAACAGATTCCATGTCGGGACTCTTGATGTAACACGCCCGAAATCCCGAGTCTTCAAGATATTTGAGAAGTCGTTTGGCGTGGGTTGTTTTTCCCGCAGAATCGCATCCTTCGAGACTAACAAGGCAACAAATTTTCATTTTTGAATTCCAAGATCTATTCCTCGAACGATCGCTTCTTCGATGAGAAATCTGGACATTGTGTCGTTTGCTGACGAACTCTCGCAGGTCAGATGAAACTCGTACTCGTCAACTAGTTGTTTATCGTCTAATTTTTTGACAAATTCCAAAAGAAGTTTTTCAACTGTGTTCATTCAAATGGCTCTCTGATTCTACCATCTATAGTAAGCCCGAAGGCCTCCAAAGACATGGAGAAGTTCTGTAACTCCGACACTTGCTGAAGCATCTTACGAGCCAAATTTCTGACTTCTAACTGAGCATGTTTCGAATATCGCAGGCGAAGAAAATGAACGAAGCTCCGAAAGTTGAACATGACGTCCGCCGTCAGTTGGTTTCCGTACGGAATGTAGAGACGAGCAGATTCTTTGGCTCTCTTTCTGTTCATCCCTTTGGCGACGAGACGTTCGATCGCATCGTGGTACTTCTTGAGACAACCCTCCATGTGCTCAATGTACAGGAGTTGCTCGGCTCCGTCCCAATCCACGGGAACGTAGAATTTGTCGTCCTTGAGTTCTTTGTACCGAGCAGATTCCGCGTTCACAGACACACCCACCCGGTGCTTGATCAAGTGAATATGGGTTGCAACGTCCGTTGTGACGAGAAAATGGATGCTCGATTTTTCGAACGGCGTTTCATGGGCATTCGAAGCGAGCATCGTAAGAAGACCCTTGATGCGACATCTTTTATCGTCAGTCAGATCTCTTGACGTGCTGGTCCATGCTGACAAGGCATGGGTTTCGTCTCCACCGTAGGTACCAATCAACTCGACGAGGTTGTCATTCATTTGTCTTCTGTTCCGGTTTCGGCTGGTAGCTCCATTCTCTTCAGAGCTGCTTCTGCGCTGTTTGGTTTCAGATTAATTCTCACGTCTACGGTGTACTCTTGAGAGATGAATCCCTGTTCGTATAGAGGCGGGAGAATCGTTTCGCTCATGATCTTGTGGACGAAATGACGAAGAGCTTTTAGGGTTTCTCTTTCGATTTTTGTCATCCGCACTTGCTCCAAGTGCAGCTCGTGCCGTCGGGATTAGTTCCACCAAGGCATTGCATGCACCCTTGTTGGTATATCAAGGTCAGCCCGCCGCACCCTGGGCATGTCTTTTGATTCGTCGACTTCGTTCCATCTACGATGTACTGCTTCAGAACGCGGGCGATGACTCTTGAGAATGATTGCATGTCATCGCTCTCCTGCTTTTGAAGTTGCTCGACGACGTAGGAAACAGGAATCCCATGACGGAGCGACAGAGAAATCATGCGTGTGAAGGATCCAAAGGTCGGATTATCGAATGTCGATACGACGTCCTTGATGAGAATTTCATCGTCGTCTCCGATAGGAATAGCGATGTTGTATGTAGAAATACCGTTCACTTTCCCATTCTTGATTAGTCTTCCGTGCTTGCGCTTCTTTGGAATTTCGATGTACTTCGAGAGGCCGCCAAAAACTTCGAATGGGCGGCCCTCGAACAATCCAACGATGATCGTCCAATCTTCTCCGTGAACCTTCGCACGATGGATCTCGCACGACAGTTCCTTCGGGCGTTTGGGAGCATGAGATTCGACGATCTGCTCCGGTTGCCCAGTAGCCGATTTCTTTTCTTCGATAGCAGCAAGAACACCCTTACGAGAATTCTCTCGGAATGCCGTGAGACCCTTGCATCCCGATCTCCACGCTCTCAAATACACATCAGAAAGAGTGTCTACAGGAACAGTTTCGGGAAGATTGCAAGTCTTCGAAATGCTGTGTTCGACCCACTTTTGAGCTGCGGCTTGCAAGTCGACGCTCGCGACCCAGTCTATCTCGTTAGCGGTCGCTCCCAAGTAGGGAGATTCTTCGACCTTCGTTTTTCCAGTCTTGTCCATCCAGATCTGGAAGGCACCATGGTAAATGTTGTACTTTTTCCAATTGATCCCCGCCGAATCTGTTTCGTCGGCAATCGTACCAGAATCTATTTCGGACTGCGAAACTTTTCTGCGGCGGGAGTACACGAGCTTGTAAGCTGGTTCAATTCCCGAAGTCGTTCTAGTCAAAATCGACAAGCTACCAGCAGGGGCGGTCGTTGTGAGAGCGATGTTTCGACGCCCGAACTTCTCGAAGTCGGCATTAGTTTCATCCGATGAGGCATCAATAAGTCGCTGCATAAAAACGTGTCCGTGATGCGCACCCGGAATCCAAACTGGGAATGCGCCACGTTCTTTGGCGAGATTCACACTGGAAGCATGACATGCAACCGCCAACGCCTTGTAGATCTGCTCTACAAATTCGATCGACTCCGGACCCGAGTACATCATCCCCAATGCAGCGACAGCATCTCCCAGGGCCGTGATTCCCGTTCCCGTCCTACGACCGTTCACGCACTTTTCCCGAATCTTCACCCAGAGTTTGTATTCAGTTTCTTTTTCTTCGGCCGATTCTGGATCGGACTTGACCTTTTGAATGATCCTGTCAATTGCTTCGAGCTCGAGGTCGATGATATCATCCATGAGCCTCTGTGCTTTTTGTGTGTGCTCAGAAAAGAGCTTAAAGTCGAAACTAGCTGAGAGCCCGAAGGGATCAGAAACGTACGACAGCAGATTGAGGACGAGCAATCGGCAACTGTCGTACGCGCACAACGGAAGCTCTCCGCAAGGATTTGTGCATATCGTCTTGAATCCCTGATCAGCATAGATGTCTGCAGGACCGTCGTTAGTGATCCTATCCCAAAAAAGAATTCCAGGTTCTCCACCCTCTCCGGCAACTCCCCAAACGGAGTCTATCATTTTCTTCCAGAGTTCTTTCGCCCTAACGACCTTGGTAACTTTAGCGTCTGCGATCGAGGCCTCTACGGGCCAACGTAGGGTGAAGTCTGTATCATCTGTAACGGCCTTCATGAATTCGTCGGTCACACGAACAGAAACATTCGCGCCCTGAACCTTGCTGCCGTCTAACTTGATCGTAATGAATCTTTCGATATCAGGATGAGCGCAATGAATAGTCAACATCAACGCGCCGCGGCGGCCACCTTGGGCGACCTCTTCGGTTGTATTGCTGAATCTCTCCATGAAAATTCCAACACCGTCAGAAGTACCAGCAGCGTTAGCAACTTCGACTCCTCTCGGACGAATGTTCGAGATGTCCGCACCGACGCCTCCTCGACGTTTTTGAATCTGAGCGATCTCTTGGTCTGCTCTTAAAATAGAAGCGTACGAGTCGGCCGGACTTTCTACAACGAAGCAATTGGAGAGACTCTGGAATTTGTACGGATTGCCGATAGCCGACATCGGGCTACCTTGTGGAACAACGTACTTGAAATCCTTGAGAAGAGAATAGATTTCCTCTACGGTCATTCCTCCCGGGTACTTGGACTCGATTCGTGCGAATTCTTTTGCGAGACGATGATGCATCGAATCGGGAGACTTCTCAAGAAGTTCTCCCTTCGAATTACGAAGCGCATATTTCCCTATCCAAACGTCCGTAGCAATTTCGTCACCATCAAAGTATTCAAGCGTAGATTTACGGACTTGCTCAAGAGAAAACACGGCCATCTCGACTCCCATTACAGATCGAATATGCAAACTAGGCGTAAGTTATCACGATGCTTGGAATTTCTTCCACTTTTCCAACAACGCCTTGTGCATGTCATCCTTATCCTCGGCGCCTGCCGCCTCCGGAGTAGAACTATCACCCACTATTTCAAACGTGCTGCGCGCAGTATTGATCTTGGTATTGTACACAAGACCGTCCCGCCCGAATCGATTTTTTGCCATAAAGAGTCGTCCCCATCCAGAAGCCTTTTCCATTGCTCTGCGAGAGATCGTTAGCACCACGTCAGCGATAAATACCTTCCCGAAAGCTTCGGACATCTGAGTAACGTCAACAACTTCAGCTTCGGCTCCTTCACGATTGACCTGGCTTGCCGTTGCGATCGGAAGATTCAATTCTCCTGCAAGTCCCCGTAGCTCCCGATAGATCAAAGTAAGCTCGTGGCGGAGAGAATCGTACTGCCGAGTCGAGCGCATGATATCGGCATAGTCTACAAGTATCAGATCCGGACGGAAACCTTTCAAAGCAAGTTTCTCGACGTGAGCTTTTAATGTGTGAACTGTCGCGGTGTTCGTAGGGTAGTACTTGATAAAGAGACGCCCCATGGGCATTCCCTTGTACATTTCTATAACGACGTTCTTATTCTCAATGAGATCGTTAGAATCGATAGCACAGAGATTAGAATCGTAACGAAGGCCCGTTTGTTCTGCTGTCAACTCGAAAGTGTAGTGAAGAACGTTTTTCCCCGCTTTTAGAGCGTTCGCCCCCAACATCGTAAGGAAGTGGCTCTTTCCCACTCCAGAGGCAGCGGCGACCACGCAGAGTTCACCAGCCGCCAACCCGCCGTTCAAAATCCCTTTCTTGTCAAGTTGGGGTAGACCGGTCGGAACGCAATTGCGTTTCAGATCGACGAAGCGTTGTTCGAGGTCATTGAAAAAATCGTGTCCCAGGGAAGCTTCTGATCCCGCAAGGACAGCATTTTTGACGACATCCACGATGGACTCGTACTTTTCCTTCTGGATGAGGTCAATCGCTTCCTCTAACGCACCCTTGAGAGCCTGCCGCTTGCAGAAATCGAGGGTCTTATCCTTTACGTACGGAAGATCCTCGAGGTAATCCTCTGCCTTGATGCGACGGACGAAATCGATAACCTGCGTTTTGAGAGCGATGTCAGCCGTAGCTTTCAGTTCGTCCTTGACGATAGTGATCAGAATTTCTAACGAAGGAAACGTTCGATACTTCTTAGCGTAGGAGAAGTAACGGTCGCTGAGATACTGAAGATACTTGAGCGAGAAATACTCAGGCTTCATAACCTCGAGCGTCTGTTCTGCCCATTGTTTGTCTGTCAGCAATGCAACGACGATTTTTTCCTGAAACCCTGTGCCGTACTGATCGAAAGACGCTTCAACCGCCATCGAATTCCTTACCCTTCATTAGAACTACCGCTCGGATCCTCGTCGATATTCCATCGAGCCGCGAGGTACGAGATTGTCGCAAACACATCATCGATGTGCAGATCTTTGATTCCATCATCGATGACCGTCTGAAGAAACTTCAATTTGTCAGAGTATGGTGTGAAATTATCCACGGAATGATGGATCTTTGTAACTTGGTCCGCCGTCAAAATGCTCGAATCGAGGTACACCAACTTCCAATTCCTACGAATGAGGTCCTCGTGCTCTACGATCTTTGCGTAGAACGGAGTTTCTTCCCTCCGGCTTTGACAGTAGGATATCACCTCGTCTAGACGAATTTCGGTATCTAGAGCAAACAATGGAATTCTCTTGGCTAGCGTTTTGTATCCAACGCCAGGGACTCCGTCGATGTTGTCGGATCCATCGCCGCAGATAGCTTTCGCCAGAGCAAAATTCTTAGCAGAAACATGGAATTCCTTCTTGACATCTTCTCTAAGAACAAAATTCTTTCGAGCAGCATTGTAGATGATCGTCCCATCGACGTCCATCAGTTGGTAGAAGTCTCGATCCGTTGAAAGAACCGTCTTGTCGTCATCTTTGAATTTGTGTCGACAAAGGTACGAAATGACATCGTCAGCTTCGCAGTCTGTAACGTACACTTGACAAATAGGCATGCACGTTAGAAGTTTGATGAGGGTTTTTGTTTGATGAAGACGATTTTCGTCCGTGTCTGGAATGTCGTCTTCGTAGAATCGATTGAGCTTTTCGGGCTTACGATTCATCTTGTATTCGGAGAAGATGCTTCTCCGTCGGGCAGAACCTCCACTTTCCCACACGACCACGACTGCATCGGGTCTAAAGTCGTTGATCAAATTTTTCAAGCCTCGGATGAACCCTACGACCCCTCCGATTTGATATCCATGTGCAGACATTGAAGGATTTGCTTGATAGTGACGAACGAATAAATTCATTCCGTCGCAAATTATGACTCGTTTTTTAGACATCGAACTCCTGATTTTGGAACGAGTTTTCTATGATTTGGGAAAAATCATTGATTGCCCGCCATTCAAAATTCTTTTGCCAGAGAATTTTGACTGTGTACCCTTTCTCAAGAGCAATTGAGTGTCTTTCTAAATCACGTTGCCAAATTTGGTACGCAAACTTCTTTCGATATTCGTCCCAAAAATGCCATTGATATATGTCGGGGTTGCAATGCCAGTAATCTCCGTTGATCTCTACGATCAAATTTTGTGACGGGATGAAAACATCAAAGATGATTCTTCTTTTCTTGCTATCTTTCTCGTAAAAAACTCTATATGAATGAACGGCATCGGGAAATCGTTCAAGTAAAAAATGAAAAATGTACTGTTCTGTTTGGCTTCTTTTGGGACCAACAACCAATTGGCCATTTCGAATTTTTCTTCGTCTTTCAAGTTCTTCATCTCTACCGATGAAATCGTACCCTTGTTGTTGAAGTCTTCGACGACTAGCTCGACTCATATTTGCTCGGGCTTCACCAGAAGGAGATTTTCCTTTACCACGAGAGTGACCCAAATTTGCTTTTAGAGCTCCAGCTTGAAATCGAACCTGCCCACTTCTATGGGCAATTTCTGCATAGAGATTTTTCCCTAGTAGAGAAATTAGAGTTCGTTTTATGATTGCCGGTCCAAAATCATGATCAGAACACAGTTCTGGAATCACAACACCTGATTGAAAGCGTTCTAACAGGTTCAATGCAAGATCGTTCGGAATAATCTTTTTAGCGATCATTTCCCAAACCTAGTCGAATTTTAGTTTCGATCCAGTCTCCGTCGAGATCGTTCTGAAACGGAGATGCGTCGAATGGGTTTCCATCTTTCGAACGAACTCGGACATGTTTTTTATTCAGAGGAGAGGTAACGGCAACCTCAAAAACAAAATCGGGGTGCTCTGCACCATAGTCGTTTACAATCACATCAAATTCTTGATCTGACAAATCCCGTCGTAGTACATACTCTTTTTGAATTTTCATTTTCCCGTCGATCCGAATCCTGAATCACCCCGGTCAGTCTGTTTCAGTTCTCCAATGCAAATTTCCGGTTGCGCGGTCATGTAAAAGACCATCTGTGCGATACGATCGCCGGCTTTGATGAAATAATCGAGATCCGATCTTGTATTACGAAGCATGACAACGAGTTCTCCACGATACCCTGGATCAACGATCCCACCCACAGGATGAATGCCCTTCGCTGCGAGGCCAGAACGACCCTCGATCTTCGGAAAAATGGCCATTGCTGACGTAGTGCTCGCTTCGCTGAGAGGGTCGAATCCTCCGTAAGCAATTCCCGTACGAACTTTTGTGACTGTACCTTCGGCAAGGTTGCAATCTTCTAATGCGTAAAGGTCGTATCCTACGTCAGTCTCGTGGGCCTTGGTGGGAAGCTTTGCTTTCTCACTTAGTAACTTGAACATCGCTCGCATTTTGACTCTCCAACGCTGCTTTCTTGATGTCTCGTTCCGCTTGTGCTGGAGACTTCACCAACGCAATTTCAAGAAGAAGTTCAAGTTTTTCCTTGTACTTTTCGTCTGTCCAGAGTTCGTTGAACTTCTCTTTGTAGAACTTCTTTTCATGAGAGAACTTCTCGTCTTCGTGATCCTTCAATGACGTTGCAGTCGTGAAGCTCTTCCATGCTCCCTTGCCCGAGATTGCCACGAACTCACCGTTAATTTCCTGTGGACCATGAGCGTCGCAATATTCTCTCAGAACGTCGAACATCTCCTCATGGTCTTTGAGACCAACTCCGAAAATGATTTGAAAACTTGCACGTCTAAAAGGTGCGGCAACTTTGTTTTTGATGAGTTTTGCTTCGACGTTGATGCCGATGAGCTCCCCGTTCTTTTCAATCTTGCTGCCGCCGATCAGTTGGATCCGAGTCGAAGCATGGAAGGGAATCGCCATACCTCCGGAGGTCGTCGTTGGGTCGCCGTAGATTGTATTGTGAGAAAGTATACCATTTGAAAAATAATTGTGATTTTTTTCTACTTCGATATCTAGCACATCCATCATCTCATCGACGAGATGAATGCTCGCAGCGGTCCATTCTTTTCCGTCGAAGACTTCGAAATTCTTTACATCTAAAAGTGCAGTTGCTTCTACCCAATGCGGTTTTGAACTTTCTATTTTTACATAGAACGAATGCAACGGAGACACTTTTACTTCAGATTGGGTCGCATTCAAAACGTACTGTTTCGTTGCAGGTTTACGAACTATCTTCAATACGTTCGCGTAACAAATTTGTTTTGTTTCAAAATCGAACGATTTTATTTTGAATTTCAGATGTGAAACATCTTTCGGATCGTCATACAACATTTTCGTATAATCGACGTCACAAAGTTTAAAAAATTCACTAATCTTCATTCAATATTTTCCTTTAGTGCAACACGAATTTTAGCAACTAATGCATCTAATTTTTCGTCTGTCAGCCCGCATTCCCATACAACGTAACGTCGAAATCCTGTTTTTTTAGCTAATTCTCTTTTGGCAAAATCTCGACGCATCATTTTTTTCTGTGTATCATTTATGGGTCCACTTTTATAAACGTCGGGATTGCAGTGCCAATAATCTCCGTGAACTTCTATCAAAATATTTGTCCCAACAATGTGAACGTCAAAATAGAAAGGTTTCAAAAAAAACTCTACTTCAAAATCGATATTTTCTCTTCGAAGCCTATCATGCAAAAAACGTTCAGGCTTTGTAGGCGTGCAGAACTTGTATGCATCTGGATTTCGTGTATTGACAGGAAGCCCTAGTTTGGTTATTAGCGATGCTATAGCTTTTTTCCCATGTCCGACTACACGAGAAATTTCCACAAAGTAAACATGTTGTTTTGCTAGTTCGATTATCTTACGAATATCATCTGGTTCGAATAAAGAATTGCAATACGGTATCTGCGGTATTTTGCATTTTTCGACGAACAGTTGATTATAGTGGCGTGATGAAAGTCCAACTTCTTTTCTAATCACGATTGGATTTACACAGCGTAGTTCCCAAAGTTCATCCAATCGATTTAGCTGTTTAGCTGTCAATGCTTTTCTTTTTGCTGTTTTAGCCTTTGATATTGCCTCGCGTCGTGAAAGTGGAAATACTTTTCCCGTATTGGATTTCGCAATCTTGGCGCATCTGCTAGGTGAATGTTTTTTTCCTCGGCGAGATGCACCGTAACATTGTTTACTACAAAATTGTGCCGGCATCGTAACGACCAATACTCCGCAATTTTTACAAGCTATTTGTAGACGTGTTCGAAGACGACCCATTCTCAATCTCTGATTATATCTATTTCTGTATCAGGATGTACACACCCGATTTTGTATCGAATCTGGTTCAGGAGGATGAAGAGCACGTTGCTACTTCCGATGAGTTGCGTGATTCGACGCATGCCCTTGCTGATCGCACGGGCAGCCTGACCGATTCCGTCCTTGTCGACTTCTGCCATGATCTCCGCCTTCGGTGGAGTCGCGGCGACAGAGTCCCAGATGATCGTGACCGGAACGTCCTTATTCGCTTCCTTGACACGGGCGATCGTGCTTTCTACGACCTTGAACACGTCTTCGATGCAAGAAGGTTCAGCATAGACGAAGTTCTTACCAACGTCGATACCCAGATCCGAGAGAGTTTCAGGATTGACAGCGTTTTCCGTGTCGCAGTAAATGACAACTCCGCCCATTCTCTGGGTAGAAATAGCTGCTTGAGTCGCCATGTGCGACTTACCGATCGAAGGAGGTCCAAAGATCTCAACGATCCTACCTTCGGCGTATCCCCCATTTCGACGATTGCTGATGGCGTAGTCGAGAAGTCGAGAACCCGAAGAGATCCACCTCTTCACGTGGGTGGGAGAGATATCTGTACCAAGATTCCAAGCGATTCTCGACTGGTGCTCTCTATTCAGAGCGTCGATCAGGTCCTGCGAAAAATCATCATTCGCGTTGTTTTTTGGTGCATCGCTCTTCTTAGCCATTTTTCCTCTTTCGGTCCCCGGATCTTAACCCAGATTCGTCTAGTTGTCCTTTAAAATTGGGTCAAAATCTCGTATCCTGTTGCAGTAACAAGTATGGTATGTTCCCATTGAGCTGACAAAGATCCGTCGACAGTTCTAACTGTCCATTCGTCCGAATCGATTTGTATTTCAGAACTGCCCACGCATACCATGGGTTCTATTGTAAAAGTCATACCCGGCTGCAATCTCATTCCGGTCCCACGAGTTCCGTGATGGAATACTTGCGGCGGTGTATGGAATTTTCTTCCGATACCGTGCCCTACGAACTCTCGAACGACGCTGAAACCTTCGCGTTCGACGAACTCTTGGATCGTGGCACCGATATCTCCCAACCTTGCACCGGGTTTGACCTGCTCAATGCCCATTTGGAGGGCGCGCTCGGCCACCTCGGTGACACGCTGTGCGTCTTTCCCAACCTTGCCGATTAGGAATGTGGCAGACGTATCTCCGTGAAACTGGTCGTAAATAGATGTCACGTCAACATTGACAAGATCTCCAGATTTCAGCTTGACTTTTCCGGGAATTCCGTGGCACACGACGTGATTAATCGACGTGCAACAACTCTTGGGAAATGGCGGAAGAGTTCCGCCCGCTCCCCTGTATCCCAAAGGAGCAGGAATCGCACTTCGACTTAGAGTGAAGTCGTGAACGAGTGTGTTGATATCGTCCGTCGTCATACCTTCACAGATCGTGCGGCGAACGAGCGAAAGGGTCTCGGCCGCTAAACGACCGGAGACCCTCATCGCATCGATTTCTTTCTGAGACTTGATTTCTATCACTCAAAGACTCTTCATGAAGTCGCCATTCAAAACGCACGACACTGTAAAAAGTTTTTGCCCAGCACCAAAGAAGACCAAAATGTTTCCGAATTTTGAATCATCCCAGCCCGGCGGGCCTCCGAGATCTGAAAAGAAATTCCCAGGATTTTCGATCTCGCCTGCTAGGACTGCTACGGCTCCCCGTGGGAGTTCTTTCATGTGGCCACAAGTGGCTAAAAACCACCACGATTGTTGCAACAGGAAAATCAAGACAACGCCAACTTCAAATGAAGCAAGAACTCTCTTGATGCTGAATCTGTTGCGAAAGCCGTAAGACTATCATCTAGATCGGGTTCTCGAAACATCGAAACTCTCATTCCTTTTCTCGTGAGCCTATCGATCATCTTGAGAAGAGCCACTTCGTTATCGACCTTCAAGAAGGCGATGTGGTTAGAGGCTTCGAACCAATCCTGTTCCACCTTGGGGAATTCAGAGATGAACTGCCTCATGGCGTGCATGCCCTGGACCGCTTGGGGACCTGGAGCGAGATCGCTTCGAACGACAACGAAGAACTTGTCTCCGTGCTTTACTGTTGGCTGATCCATTCGATCAGCACCTCCTCGCTGTGGTACTTCTCCTGCCAAGGACTGACATAGTGCTTTACAAGCCTGGTCAGTTCTGCAGCAGAAACCTTCTTTTGTACCGACGTCGATTTCTCGATCGTCTTGTAATTCATCCCTTTGAGGTAAGCCCTTACGAGGTTGAGGTAGCGCACCTCAGACTTCATCTCGAGCAGTTGCATCGCAACTTTCTCTCGCAGGGTTTCTACCTTGCGCAGGCTCTTCCGTTTCCTAATCTCCTCAGAGAGAGATCTCACATGAGCCCTAAACGAGATCTTGCGAGCAACGGAAACCGTGTAATACATCTTATTCTTATCGTTCATCATAGCATCCTCCATCAATCGTTTAGCATCTTCAAAATTGTTTTAGAATCTGAAGATGACGGAGGACCTCTGCAGTGCTACCAGAAATTCAACATATCTTTGCTCCTCGACCCGAAATCGAGACTCCGGTTGCTGAACAGTACGACGTCGGCTCCCGGTCCCAAAACCCCCAACGAGTCGTCCCATCAATACGGTCGAGCATTTCTTTACGAAGCTTGTCTCGAGCAGCACGATCGGTGTCAGTGGGAGTAGCAGTCAGGATCTCCTTCTTTGGTTCTCCTGGCGGCTCGGGCGGAACGATTCCTGTGACGTTGACAAAAACGAGGTTAAGATGTTGTTTGAGCATCTTCACCTGAGATTCGTTCAGTTCTTTTGGATCTCCCATTTCGAGAAACCCCTGCAACCAGTAGCAAAAATCCTGTGAGTTCATTTCGTTCTTTCGTTGGAAAGTGAGCACGTGAGGATGCCCAGACCTTTTGCGAACGGTGAACTAGATCTGAACCCGATCGCACCCTCAGTAGGTTTAGAATCTTTCTTGAGAGCGACTTCGAGCTTGCTCTGAATGATTCCTGCTTCGCGAGCAGAAATTCCATCGCTCCCCGCGATATCAAAATAGCCCTGAAGCCAGTAGCAGAATTCGTTCGGAGTCATAATTCCCTTGAGAGATTGTACTGCAATTCTCTGATCTTATCCATCTGAATCTGTCCTTCAGGGCAGTACTTTCCTTCGGTGTCTTTTTCTATAATCTCGATGATGCTTTTAACGAAACTAATGTGGAACTTCTTCCTTTGGGCTTCGTCGAACTTTCGACCCAAGAACTTCTCAGCTTCGGGAAATTGGTCCTTCAATGCATGTTCGAATGGATTTGAAACGCATACCCAGCACATGTTATACTCCTACCACGGATGCTCGTCTTCGGTAGATTCATCGATGACATCGTCGCTCTTGAATCGAGTGTACGACAATCCCTCGTTTTTGACGAGCTTGATAACGATGATTCCTCCAAGAGCGAAGGGGCCTTCGTAAATATCCCATCCGTCAGTAAGAAGTTTCTCAATTTCGGGTTCCTTCGAAAGGAACTGACCCATCTCGGCCATGATTAATTTTTGCACTACTTGGCACCATTCATTGCTTCTGTTTGAGATGCACGAGAGTACTTCCTGAGAAAGACGACAAACAAATCTTCATAAATTTGCTTGTCTACAATGTCCCAATTTCCGTCTTTAAGAGTTTCATTCAAGTCAGAAAGCTTCGCTCTCGTCTCAATAACTTCGCAAAACCAAACTTTAGAGTCTACTTTTTCCATCTTTGTTCTTCTTTCTGAGTACAGTAGCGCCCTCGGCGGATCCTGCCACCACATTGTCCATTTTAGAGATGGATGCTTTGCTTTTAAGCTACGAGGGCAAAAACTAGAGAGCCCCTTTCGGGGCTCCCTTACGTTCTAGTGGCAGCACGTTGCGATAGTTTGAAGGAAAAAACCCAAACCAATCAGCAGATAAATCATCGTGTGCGCGTTCTTACAATCGCATCCGCAATCAGAAGTCGACTCCTTTTCAGAATTAAGCTCTCCTTGATTTTCAGGATGTTCTCTCGAAGGATGTTCACCGCAAGTAATCATTCGCTGCTTCCTCCCATGTCGAGTTCCTGAAGCATCTTGTCGACTTGATCTTCGATGTCTTCAGCTTTCTTGCTACCGGGCTTGCTGCCGGCCTTCTTAGACTCTTTCATCGCCGCGGCGATCGCTTCCACCTGGTTTTCAGGTGTCGAAACCGTCGCAGGAACGGAAACGGTCACGGGTACACCACCCTTGATGACAGCATCAGGTCCGCCATTCGTCAGCCACTCTTCGAAAATCGCCTTGATGTCCTCGAATGATTGCGGACGGTAGAATTCGTCAACGTTGGGGAGATTGTCCAGCCACTTCTTCACTTCTTCGGGATCTTCCGAAGCGGGAGAGGCAGTGAACGAGGGCATGACCTTCGTATCAAAAACGGTCTTACCATTGAACTTCTTCGGAGACGGAGAGAGGGTGATGTTAAGGTCACGACCCTTCTCGAGATCCATGAAGTTGCCGACCTGCTTGTTGAGGAACAGACCGAAGACGTCTCTCACGACCATGACGTTCATGGCCCAGAGCTGGACCTCACCGGGGTTGGCTCGATCAACAATGGCTGCGCAGGTTTGCAGCTTGGGACGGAGCTTATCCGCCAGAGCCTTGCTGGCGACCTTTCCCTCACGTGCTTCATCGTACAGCTTACGAATGAAATCGTCGATGGGATCGGGCTTGCCAAAAGAACGAGGAGATACGATCGGACGCTTAGCGATTCCGAAGTAAATCTGTCGTTCGACGAAGGGCATGCCTTCCTTCGTATCCGAATCCTTCCAGGGGAGGATTCGAATCGTATGTTCACCCTCGGTCGGCTTCCACAGCTTGACATTCGAAAATGCTTGCTTCTTACCGTTCAGTGCGTCGACCCTCTTGCGGATCGCGTCTAAATCGAACTGTGCCATGTCGTATTTCTCTTTTTCTTTCGTGTTTCTAGAGGTAAACTACCCTCATTACAATGTAATTCGTAGTAGCTTCGTTTACAGTTTTTCAGATCTTACGTTTCTTCTTTGCCTTCGGCTTGGGCCACTTTCCCTTGAGCTTAAGGGTCGGTGATTCAGGGTCGATGGACATGCCGAGCGGGAGCGTGTAACCTGGGCAAGCCCCGGCACCCGTGAATTCGTTGACAATTTCCTCGACAAGTTCCCGAAGAAGTTGGTCAAATTCGTCACCCGACATGCCCTATAAGTATGTCGAATCGGCCTCTACTGCCCAAAAATGACTAGAATATCGTCTTCTCGGATGATAAGATATTCCTCACCATCGAACTTAATTTCTGTGCCGCTGTACTTCCCAAAGAGGATTCGATCACCGACATTCACAGTCAGGGGTACTGTGGTGCCGTCCTGAAGGAACCTTCCAGGGCCGACAGCAAGAACCTCTCCCTCAATCGGCTTTTCCTTAGCATTTCCAGGGATGATGATTCCTCCGGGAGTCATCTCAGCTTCTGGTTGACGCCTGACCACGACTCGATCGTGCAAGGGACGCGCCTTCATGCGACCACCAGTCCGATCGGATTCGCTGATTCTTGGTTCATCACGTGGAGGTCGGCATTTTCCCCTTCTTTCGCGAATCGAAAGCGACGACCGATCTCCTTTGTGAATTCGGATGGAATGTCCAGATTCGCTTCATCCAGCTGCCCATTGATCGTGTAAGTTCGAAGCTGCTCTTCGAAGGTATCTTCCGAGATCTGCTCCACAATCACAATCTTGTAATCGAATGGATAGGTTCCCGCAGGATCAAATGGGCTCTGCTGCGTTTCGATCTCTTCGGGCGAGGGCCAGTTCGTATTTGTATTCATTGCTGGTTTCCGTTTCTCTCTTTCAAAAGTTTCTCCACATCAGATACAGCGCAAGTGCTCTCGTGACCGTATTCGATCCATTTTTTACAAGAACGGCAGCTCAGACCTGCGAAGGTTCCTTCTTTCGAAGATCCCATTCCTAAGCTGTACTGCGCATGATAGTACTTTCTTATCTCTCCGAGGGCAAGCATAGCATTTTCTGCTAGAGTTTCCTGCTCTTTCGCAAACGTAGCTTCGTCAAATAGTTCGTTAGATCTCTTCACTTGCTTTCTCTGTTATTCTTTCTTCGAGTTTCCCAACCTTTTCGAGATTTCGCTTGCCGTTGTTCTACCGTTTGGCTATCAGCAATCTTTTGAGCACGAATTTTGACCTGCTCAGGATTGTTTTTACACCATTCCGACAACTTCATAGAAATCTTTTTTCCAAACTCTTCATTGAAGAGTGGGTCAGTTGCGAGCTTATAACACATAGCTGCGTTACCTAATCGAGCATTCGCCGCTTGCGTTTCAAGATATTTCTTTTTAAATTCTTCATCATTATCCAAGTGATTTCTAAGCGTAATTTGAGCTTTGTTGGCGTGCTCTTTACACTTGTGTAAGTTTTCTTCAAGCCATGAAATTCGAGCGATGCTCAATTTTTGTCTTGTCTCATTAGAAACATCATTCTCTAGATAAAATGCTAAAAGTTGTTGTTTCTTTGCCTGACGAGCAGTTTGCGATAATTTTCGAAGTCCTTTGACACTCCCACCGTTGCCACCCTTGTTGAAATTCATTCCGCCGTGCTCGCACCACGTACGATAGACGACAATAGATTCAATTTCAACAGCATCCATCTCTTCTTTTGAAGAACACCTTCTGATAAGACGAATTTGAAGATTTTCGACTCCTCCGTGAGTTTTCATAAAAGTATGAAATCGAAGAAAGTTTTTTCCCGGTGGACGATTTTCTGTGAGAAGACATATTGCTCGGCGATGTTCACGAGCACGAACTTCAAATCCATGAAGAGCTTGGCCAACGTAAATGTCTCGATCATTGCAAGTTGGGCAGAGGCAACTACAGCAATAGACATCAAACAGATTTATTTTCATCTCGTTTTTCTTCTTCGCAAGAAATCCTATCTGCTTGATGTACAAATATAGCAAGCAATGGTTCTTTCATTGCATATGGTTTGTTTTCATCCAATACCGGACCATCGTTCAATAGAATTGCTGCAAATTCGTTGTACGAAATTCTAATGTCAAAATGTTGGCACAAAAAGACTCCTGCATGAGAAGTTGTTAGAAATGGCATCTTCTTATTGATTTCGTACACATTTCCCTTATTACGATGCCAATCGCTAGATTGCGGAAGATATCGTTCTGCGGACGGCATACCGAGCTTTCCAATGTCATGGAACAATGACGCAAATATAAGTTCTTCTTTAGAAAAATCAATAGAATCTTTAAACGTTTGCATAAGTTTCATTCCATTTTTAAGAACTCTTAGCGAATGTTCAACAAGTCCGCCAGGTGTCGCTCTGTGAAACTCTGTTCTACTCGATGCAGGACACATGGCCAATCTCTCTCCGAAATGTTCGAAGAACTGCTTGAGCCCTTCCTGCCGATGCGCTCCGGTTTTACCGGCCAGAGCTTCGAATTTGTTGTAGTTCTCAACGATCTGTTCAGGTGTCAACATACCCTACTAAGGTTCAATAATCGAGGGTGGTTTTGCAAAGTCTCCGATCGTCAAGGGAAACACACAGTCCAGCTGAGAACAGTAGAATCCCTTGGAAACGAGGGCAGAAAGCTTGGAGAATTCTTCATCGGAAATTTCCCCCACGAGAGCATCGTGAACAAGGAACATGGGTTTGAATTCTATCCCGAGGAATTCGATGTCCATGACCAACTTATCGAACCCAATGTGTGCCACGTCGACCCCTGAAGACTGGATGTAGTTGTTCAGAAGGGCTGGCTTATTGATCTCGATCGTCTTACCGAAAAAGTTCTTAGTGCTGTCTCCGTACGTTTCTCTCTCAATCCTAGAAAGAAGCTCCTTGATTTTGAAGTGCTTCTTGACAGTGGAGAGAATGACACGACAATCATCCGCCGGCATTTCGATGTGAGCCGACAAGGTGTCCACGGACATACCGTAAAGGATGCCGAGGACCGCGACCTTTGTCTTGTCCCGAGAGAGCTTTCCAGAGAAGCACGCTTCAGTGAGTTCTGTATAGAGATCTCCCTTGGAAGCGGGCAACTTTGCCAACGCGGCGAGTAACCTTGGCTCTAACGAAGAGAAGTCGATCTGGATGATCCTAGATTTCTTCGGTGCGATGAATAAGTTTCTGTGTTCCTTGGGAAGGGTTAGAACCATCGGTCCTGTGTTCACGGTCAGACGTCCGGTACGGGTCCCAAAGAAATTGTAGATCGGTGGTCTCACGAACCCATCTTCATGGGGAAGCAACGAATCTAGATGTGCGAGCAAAGAATCGTTCGCAGAATCGAAAGCTTTGCGAAGCAACCTCTCATCGACCTTGAACGGTTTAAATTTCGAGACAAGACGACGGAAATTTCGATATCCAGTCTCGTAGTAGACATCGTTCACGTCCATCAGAGAAACGGCAGTGAGGAAGTTTTTGAGCGTCTCTTTGTAGACGGTCGACGGCATGCACAAACTCCACGGAATGGACTTCACATGGGACGGAAGAATGCGAGAGTACACCTTTTGATTCACCACTCCTGGATTGTACTCTACTGCCAACCCATTCACTCTCAGAAGGGTTTTCAAGCACTTGTCAACTAACCCTTCGCTTCTATCAAAGATCCATTCTGGTGACACCAGATCGTCCGACCACGAAATCTTTCCAGAATCGTAGGCTACATGCTTGAGCGCGCCTACCACATCCCTGTGGACTAGAAATTTCTTAGTCTGCATACCCTGTCAAAGTACTACGCTATTTGCGCAAGAACTTCACTTGGGTTTGATTTTTGCAGCATCTTTCTTGAGGATTGCTGAAAGTTGATCGACTTTAGAGATGATAGATTCGAGAACTCCGTATGAATCCAGCGGGACGAACTTCAAGTGAGACGTGAACGACCCTTGCTTGATCTTGTGCTCGAGGTTAGTAAGGAGATAGATGTTGTCCGCGGTCGTGCCGGTGGAGAAGTCTATGAAGAATTGCTGGTTGATGTTCAATAAAGGGCATCCGAATGTCTCCATGTCCAACTGACATGGAATGACCCTAAGAGGGATGCCACCGACGGCAGAGCCGTTGGGTTCTGTATTGTTCTGCCTTCCAGCCGTGCGAAGCATTTGAACCGTGCTGAGGAGCTGGTTCTGTTGGGTCGCGAGGTTTGCTGAAATTATCGCTGAGTTGTTAGATCCGTACGTCAGGCTTGGTAGGGCAGACGACACCACGCGCTTGATCTCTTCCGCAGAAGTAGCTCGAACTCTGACCTCTCCCGTTTTCGTGTCGTCATCGCTACCGGTCAATCCAACATCGTTCGATTTGATGAGGTTGATGACATCTCGAACCTGCTGGTTCGCGTAGAACTTGTCCGCTCGTTCAACGATTTGCTGCAACCCAGTTTGGGTCGTGAGCATCTGCATGAACTGGTCGTAGGGTGAAGCCTGCTTGTCGAAGACGTGAATACGCAGGATGTCGTGCAATGCCTTGTCGTGGGTAGTCTCCCCGTTCTTGAGAACTCGTCCTCCACGCGTTTCGACGTACGCTTCGATGGCAGGAAACTTGAACGATCCTCCCTGTCCTTTCATGATCTCGGCGAAGTCGTCTTCGATCTTCGCCCCGCTGTAGACTGCCTTTCCTTCGGAGTCCTTCTTGTACTTGTTTCTAAGTCCGTAGGCAAGAGCTCTGGGATCGTTGATGATGGCAGATTGCAGGAGCAAAACGAACTCGTTGACGGTCATGTCGACATTTCGTTTGCTGTGAATGTGATCGTTGAACACTTCATCGAGTTGAGCGATTTCGACCGGGAAAGATCCGATGGCGACGTCGCGGGCTTTACCAGCTTGGGAATTGAACTGGTAGAAGATCAGTTGGATTTCGTCGAAATTCGGTGATGCCAGCAACGGCTCGACAGCGAATACGAGCATCACCTTAGCAAGCGATACGAACTTCTTCGGACGTCGTGGGTCTCCCGGCTTGAAGTCAGCTTGCAGGCCGTTCTTCGCTATTTCGTCGGCGTAGGTCGTAGCATCCAAGAAAGGATCGGGACCCTCTCTGAGCTTGTCCATCTTGCCCTTGATGAAGCTCTTGATGGTGCTGTTCTGCTTCTCTAAGAATCCCTCTTTCTCATTGAAGATCTTGTCGAGAGCTTCGGCGAGCTGCTTATGAGCTTCGCTGTTAGGGTTCTTCGAGAGCTGTGCTATTAGGTTGGGGATCTCTCCCTTCTTGAACCCGGTCATGAGCTGTCCATTAGACACCGAATCTAGAATCTGGTAGGAACGAATTTCCTTGTTGACGAACTCTGGTTTCTTGAGTCCAGCCTTCTCACGGAGCCGATTGACGTCTTCCATCAATTTTTCGAGCTCGCGCTGGTTGTCAGCGTATCCATCTCCCTCAGAGATCTTTACGATCCTCATCTCTTGTGCGCCCTTCATGGCGAGAGAGAGAGTGATGTGAACCTGCTGCGCGTTATCGAACGAGAATGAAACATTCACGATGCCATATTTTTCGTTCTTCACGATCATCTGATTAAGAAGATCGCCGTAGGCGTTGTCTGAATTAATGCCATCAGGATGTTTCCACCCATACGAAATGCTAAGAGTCGTGTTCGTGTAAACTTCTGGTCGAACAAAATCGCTGATCTCTGCGAGACGAGATCGATCATGAAGAATGAGGTTCAGCTTCGCAGTCTTGTAACTGAACATTCCGGTGGATTTCGTAGCATGCACTTCGAAAGATTCGATAGACATGAACGGACGGAAGGCATCGAGGATCGGGGCGTGCCGACGAGCCGATCCGCCTTCGATGGACGCGGGATTGAAGAGAGTTTGGGTTGCAGTTGCCAGTTCCATCCCTGCTGTGAAGACCGTTTTCTTCTGACCGCCAGGACCCGATTCGGTGTCTTGCGCGGCGTTGAACATCGCGAGGTCAGCTTTGCCTGCCCTGCTAAGTTCTAAGCCCCCGTTGAGAAATTTTAGCAATGATGGAGATCGTAAACTCTTGGGACCAACTTCTTCTCGTTTGAATTGGAAGATGATGTCGAGATGGGGCATGCATCTCGACATCTCGATAGTCGGAATGGTGTTCATGAACAGACTGACCTTGTTCACGTCCCTCACAGAAATAGAAACCATCGGAGAAGTCGACATGATGACGCCGAACTTCTTCGACGTGTCCTTGCTAGAATCTATTTTGAGAATAGATCCCATCGTGAACTGCTTCTTCTCATCATTCAAGTACGCGTCTTTTGCACCAGGCAAAGAGGTCGCTTCATCATGAAAAATCTTGATCCTATCATGGAAATCTTTTTCGTTTGCGACTTGGCCTTTCTTGAAGAGAGTGCCGAGTTCATGAATTATCTCCTTGAACGTCAGAAGTCCAGAGCCTGTTCGATCACCCGTGTGGATGAGAGTCTCGTTTATCTTCTGAAGGATTGCGTCCCCATCGGGAACCTTTCCCTTTGAGAACGTTTTGAGAGTGTACTTGCCGAGTAGATCTCCAGGCTGAATCGTTCGGTAATATCTCTCTAGTTCGTTGACGTTATCGCCCATTTAGACTTTGTCCTGGTTATATACCTGATCACCCACAGATTTTTGCAATCTCAACGAGATCAGGAATTCGAATAACGGTGCCCGGAGGAACCTGTAAACCCCATCCGATATCAGAGGCCGCGGCGATGATCCACCAGTACCTTCCGTTTTGGTAGTACTTGAAAGCGAGGTGGTCAAGTCTCTCTGCTTCGTGAAGAACGATAGTCTTGAACGGAACTCGTTCGTTCTTCACCGCGGCGCGAATGAGAGAATGGGTCGTCGAAGTACCGTACTGAAAGTTGTAGCCCAGCACGTCAGTTCTTTGGTAACGAGAGAAAGCCACTTACTTGAGCACCTTTCTCAACTTCTTGCGAAGGTTGTTGAAGTTCGTTCTTCCGGCTCCGACAGAATCCGTACCGTCACCACCGATGCCGTTCATGATTTCTCCAACGTTGTAGACAGGAGCTCGGTTGAATCCGTTGACGTCCAAGCCCGGAGCAATGTCGTGAATCGGAGAAAGGGACATTCTTACGACGCACATTTTAGGAGCGCGCGAACCGTACGACTCGGTCTCCCAAGGAATGTTGTCGAGCCAATTAAACCCCAAGCTATCGATCATGCAAGCGAGACCCTTGCCGGCCGAAGATTCGAACGATCTGACGATGCTGTTCTCGTTAGGATTGAGAAAGTCGTCTATTTTCTTCAAGGTCGCAAAATCGCTCGCCGAACCAGTTCCACTCAAACGGGATTCAAGAACCTTCGCAAGAGATTCTCTCGGAATAGAAATCTGATCCACTGGAACGATAATGAACTCGTCGTCTCCACCGGTACGATCTGTCATCTGAACGACGTACAAACCTTCGTCTTCTTTTTCGGCGACCTTCGCAGGTTCTTGAAGTTCGACAGACACCGACGTTCGGTTCTTCTTCCCTCCCAATTGGATTCCGAGTCCATTCGTCTTCGCAGTCTTGATGGGATAAACACCGGGTTGAATGACTACTTCTGCATCTCTTAGAGATTCCAGATCGTTCGTGCCAATGATACGAGAGAATTCAACCAACTTAGCGATGCCTTCATCTTCGATCTTCACGTTGAAGAACGTGTCTTGTTGTCCGAGACCAAAGAGACGAGCTAGAGCAAAACGAGAATAGTTCGTTCTAAACAGATCTCCCAACCGAAGCCTGATAAGAGGAGAATTGGTCGGAGTCTGTGAGAACGGTTGCACGAACTTATCGTTAGTTTCGGGATTCGTTAGAACATTCCCCTTCGACCACTGGGGGTAGACTAACGTAACGAGCTTGTTGATCTTCCACCACATCTGATCGAAGTCCTGCTTGTTCGTAGCAACGACGTAGAATTCGATGCTGATCTTTCTATCCGTAGATTTGTAGATCTTCACAGGATCGATACGACCGAATGCTTTCACAGTCTCTGTTTCGACAGTGTAGTCATCGGACATAGAACGCAGGAAGGCGTGGAACGAAACGATTTCGTTCGTTCGAAGATCGTGAAAGTAGAACGGCATGTACTCTGCGTCGAGCTTCGCTTCTACCTTCGCAACATTTTCTGCGGAAATTCGCCTGTTGATGTTGCTTCCCAGGTCTTCGTCGAAACCTTCTTCGCTCTTGACAGCAGCGACCGAAGCGGGAGTTACACTGTTCGGAAACCTGTTTGAAAAAGCTGTCAACGCTGAAACTGCTGCGCGCGGGAAAAGGAATGCAGACGGAGATGTTGATGTGGCGAGCGCGGATTGCAGCCGACCTTGCATACGTCCCTTGCCCACTCTGAAGTCATCGTCCAAAGCGTCGACAGTCGAGTACTTGGTGATTCCTAGAAACTCTTCTTTTTGAAGCGGTTTGTCATCCAACGACAAGGTCGAATCTCCAAGCTTAGCCATGATGTTGATTGCAGCGATGACCTTGGACGACCGAATCACGTTGACTAGCTCGATGATGTTCTGGGCGATTTGGATCGGGTTTCCCTTCACAGCGTTCTGAACTTGTATCACAATATTCGCTGCAGAACGAACGATGTTTCGGCAGATGACTCCGTAGAAACCGGGAGTTTCGAGCACTCGATCGAAGGACGACCCCAAGCCTGATCCGAAGACCAGCGCGATTCCTTCGTCGACGCAATCTTCAAAATCATGCGTCGTGATCGTCAGACCAAGAAGGCTCGCAGGAATGGGCAACGGAGGGAAGCTCGATCCCTTGCCTGCGGAATGCATATAGCTGCCTAAGATGTAGCGACCCTGACTATCCTTCTTGACATTTCCTTGCTTCGCAGAAGTGATTGCAGCGAGCAACATCGTCAATCCCTTTAGAGCCAGTTTCATTCCGATCACGAGAGCAGTCGATGCGGCGATCATTCCCAGCGGGAGCAGACCCGAGAACGGTTCAAGAACGTTGTTCATCTGACCGAACGACGACGCACCGGTGTTATTGATGAGGTGATCGTTCGCGTCGCCAGGATCTAAATTAACGGCGTCCGTGTTGTCTTCAATCAGAGATTTGAAAGCTTCGCTAGCTCGAAGATCGTCCACGTCTACCTTGATGAGACCGATCTGGGCTGTTCCAGGAAGGAGCGCCGCCGCAGAGGCTCCAAGTCCGTCGGGTCCGTCCTGCCCGTATCCCGTGGTAGATGCAAGTTCAGACGTGGCACGAACTGTCAAGAGAGCTCCCAGGTTGGCGAAGTGACCGGCTGTCACATCCTTTCCTCCCGGAGACTCGACGAACGCTCGATAGTTTCCGAGAGTATCTTCTGGATGAGTGGGATTCACCCGCACGAGAGTGGGATTTTCAGAGCGCTTTGATGTCGCCGTGAATCGATTGTTCGACAGGATGGGAGACACGTACGTCTCTTGTATCTTATCTACTCCATCTCTAAGAAGAGTATTTCCGTCGTGCTCACCTTGCTCCCGAACCTGCTTTCCCTTTTTAAGGGTCGGTGAAATCGTTCCGGGATTTTTGAGGGTGCGGCCGCTAGAAACTGTGCTGTTGGAATAATTCTTGAGAAGATCTTGGTCTTCAGTGCTTTCGACGAACTGTGCGCCGGTACCGTTCGTCCTTTGGGACGTATTCGTGGCCGAATCGAACGGAACGGGATTTCCAGAATTATCGTTCAGATCTTTAGAGTTGTAGCCGGCCCCGACAGGATATCGGTTCCTGTGGGTTGGATCGTTAGCTCCATGGGTAATATCGCTAGCGTTCTGGACAACGGCTTCTTTGGTCTCTTGGCTAAGGTCGTCGACCCCTGGTTCAAGGATTTTAGGCGTACCGATATGAGTCGTCGGGTCGTATTTGACCCCGACGTCGTATTCGATGGGCTTTCCAAAAACGTTGTTTACACGTGCCATACGACGATAAGTACCCTCACTTGAACTTCCTCATGTAATCCACAATGAACGACGATCCCCAGGAAAGTTGCTGAATGAGTTCTTTTCTCCAGATTCCCAAGTTCTGAAGATCTTCATTCGAAGGCGCGGACTTTCCCAACCCTTCAATGTCTATGTAGTCTCGTGTGACGATAACGTGGTCGCCACCCTCGACAGGTTCTTCGAACGGATCGGATTCCACGTCGTACTTTTCACTTCGAGAGATCCATTTGTTAGAAGGTTCTTCAGGACCGCTCGCACCAGGCTTCAAGGGCCTTGCAAGAAATCGAGCCAAACTGACTTTAGCTCCTTGTTCTCGTGTGGCCATCCTGTCCTCCATAACGTAAGTCAACATGACATGGCCATTATCATGCTCTACCTTGAAGGGTCCCTTAGAGTGTCCCCTGGGAACACCGTGACGGTAGTACGCGATGGTCTTGTTAGCAACGTCGACGACGGTCGGATTTTCTCCGTCCCTATGTCGTTGGCCGTTCTTGAAGTAGGAAATGGATTCGTCCCTAAACCAGATCTCTGCAGGTAGCGGTCCGTTATCAGGACGACCATCAGGGCCATTCCAGACGAGAACTTGAGAATGAACGACGGGTTTTGGAAATCCTAGGACGAGCGTGGCTAGCGGTGCTAGAACAGCATCGACGATGGCTGCTCCGCTGAATCTGCGATCTATGTCCAGCGTGATCGGATGTCGAACAGTTTCGAGAATCTCCATCAAACGAAGAAACGATTGTCTGTCACCGTTGAGCGCAGACCGGGCAAGGTCCGAGATGAGCTCTTTACTCGCTTTCATGTTTCTTCGCCTCTCGTGAAACTAAAAGTGATCTGATCTCCTGCTTTATTTCAGGATCTTCCGTGGCCCTTTTAACGAGTTCTTCAAGGGGAAGAACAAAATTTTCAACGAAGGACTTCACGATTCCGTTGACTTTTTCCTTCTCTTCTTCGGAGAGTTGTTTGTTAGCTTCAGAGAGTAGAGGATCATTAGAGATCTGCTCTAGTATGCTTTCAACGGTTTGTTTTTTCATCAACGATTCCTGATCTTATCTCGAAGTTCATCATCACCGATTCCGAGAGACGACTTGATGGATTCTTTGATTATACTCTTTGTGCGCAGAACAAGAGCCTCTTCGAGTTCTTCTGCGTTCATGACGATCTTCAGATCAAGATTGATCTGAATTCCCTTGTTCGTGATGGTGTACTTGTCGTTTCCGCCGAGGCCCGCATTCTTCGCGAACTTGGAGAGGTTCTTAGAGACAGAGATTCGAGTTGCATCTCCCGAAGCTAGAATGTTATCCAACTCTCTGACCGATTGAATGATATCTTGCGTCGCTTTGATAGTAGGGGCGAGCCGAGCTTCGATGTCCGCCCCAGACGTCTTTAAACCCTCTGAAAGCTTTGTCATCGTAGCATTGAGCTCGGTCACACGATTCAAAAGACCAGTATTGATCTTGTCCATGTTGATTGCATCGAGCTTAGCTCCGGTATCATTGATAGTTTTTTGGATGTCCATCTTCTGTAGTTCTTGCAGCGCTTTCATGCCTTCGAGGGTCGCGGTTGCTTTCATCATTTTGTCTGCAGGGACGTCTTCTGGACCCATCGGGGTGACAGCTAGTTTCTTTGGAGCGACATCTTCCCTAATACCGCTATTAGCTTTTCCTTGCGCAAGTTTCGTAGCATCTGCAGCTTGTTGTTCGACACTCTTCTTATCGCTGCCAGAACCGAACTTCAGCATACCCTTGATTTTCTCAAATGATGCCATCAAGGAAGGAGCAAACTTACTGATTATTGCACCTGGGATCGCCATGAGCGCGCTGATGAGAAGATTCCACATACCCTTGGTAATATCTTCTACCAGTCCTCCAAAAGCTTTCAAAAGCCATATCCCGAGAGTTCCTACAAGCACTAAGAGAGATGGAATGAGTTTTGTCCATACGGCGAAGAACATTGCTTTGAACGCACCCCACAACGGACCACCCATGTTAGTAATAGATTGCCATAGCGCAGGTTTTACTTTTGTCCACACACTACCGCTGGCAGTATCACTCAAAGAATCATAGAGGAAAACAGACAATCTGTCTATCGCTGGAACGATCCAATTGATGAACGCGGTCGGAAGTTCCATGAAGACCATGCGAATGTTGTTGACAGCCATCTTGAATGCATCTGCCAAGATGCTTCCGATACTCTTTCCAATGCCATCGATATTGCCGGACAGAATGTTCCTGATGAGGTCACCAATGTGGGTAAGAAAATCGAACTGAATCGTGAGACGTTCTTTCATCACCGCACCAAGAGATGGTCCAAAAATCTTGTCAACTTGTTTGAACAGATTGTCCGTGAATTTCGCGAAACTCTTTGCCATTCCGTATGCGGCTTCGTCAGTAACTGTTCCGAATGATAGCAGCTGCACGATGCCTGCAAGAGACGAACCAATCTGTTTTTCGACCTTGCCACCGATGGCCGACGTGTCAGCAACGAGCTTGTCCTGGAATTTTTCGACACCCTTGGACATTCCGACACCGGCGACACCGACAGCGACAAGAAAAGCTGCAGCTGCAACGTAGGGATTACCGAACAGACCTGTCATTAGCTTCCCACCGATGGGGGCTTTCCCTGCGAGGCCGACAGCAGCGTCGCCCCCTAATTTGCCAGCACCGAACAACGTGCTAGTGATCGTGCTCGCAAGTCCACCGGCGACACCCCGAATCAACGTTGGAGCCATGAGCATTCCGAACATAGCTATCCCAATGGGAGCAACGATCTTGAGGAATGCTGGGCTGGTGACCCACTTCTTGACAAGTTGCCACACACCTCCGAATGCATCGGTGATCGCTCCCCACAGTTTTGTCCAAAGCGCCCTATCTTTTACAAGCTCGACAAGAGGTTCGATGACCTTCATGAAGCCGCTTTTAGCACCGTCAGCACCTGATGCGAACGCAGCTTCGAGCGTCTTAGGATCCTTAACATACGCTTTGATGAAAGCACCGATTTTGTGAAGACCTTTGGTAAGTTCTTCGATGACAAATTTCAGCCCATTCGCGAACATCTTTGCAAGATGACTGAAGAATGTTTTGGCTCCCGATGCAATTCCAGTTGCCCCTCCTCCTGTGAAGAATTTTCCGAACGTAGCTTGAAGATTCTCGACGAATCCACGCACGTCAGCTGTTACGAACAGTGTCTTGAACGCAGCTTCGATTCCGCTGAGGACCTTACCGAAGCCGTCGAACGAATGGGTGATGGACTTGAGCATCGGAGTCGCACCCGGAAAGAGGTTGATGAATGCTTTTCCGACACGAACACCCATGTACATCGTCTGTTGCAGAGCATTCCGCAACGTCAGAATCATTTCGACAAATGCGGGAGAACTCTTGATTCCGATTTGGAACCCATGGAGGAATTGTTCAACGAATCCTCCTTTGAACATCTGTCCCGTCATGACAACGCGCTCGATGGACGCTGCAAGTTTTTCCATCGCTTCAGCCTGACGTAACGGAGCGTTTTCAGCTTCTCCAGCTTTCTTCTTGATCTGATCTAGGGAAATTCCCTGGTTCTTCGTAGAGAAAGCTAACTGGGCTGTCGCTTCATCGAGATGAGTTGTGTTCGCCAAGAGTTTAAGCTCTTGACGTGACATATTTTCCGAGGTCTTGCCCGCAGCTGCCATCGACTTACGAAGCATGTCGAGTTGGTCAGCAGGATTTTGAGCTGACATCATTTTGAACGCATCGACGGACGTTCCGAACGCCTGGGAGAGCATAGCGCTGTTCGTCGCCGCGTCCTCGAAGGTATCGAACGCGTCCATCATCCCAGTCAGGCTCTTGATTTCGATGCCGAGCTTACGTGTGTAGACAGAAGCGATCGTCATCTCTTTTTGGGTGATGGATCCGAAATGCTTGACGTCCTTGACCATGGCGGCGACGTCTTTTGCCAAGAGCTTCTGGGACATTCCAAAAGCTTCACCCATCTGCAGAGAATAGTTCGCGACTTTGAGGAATTGTGTCTGCCAGCTCGTTCCGAAGATCTTCGCTCGATCGAGCATGGACTTGATCTGGTCGTCAGCGACACCCAAACCTTTTTGTAATCCTATGAATGTTCCGGCGTCCGCAGCAATAGCACTACCGAACTCGTGGAACTGTGGCCCAGCTGCCTTGGCGACCGCTGAGAAGTGCTCTAACTGCTGGGCAAAGGTTCCCAACACTCTAAAGGTAGAAAGTCCCGTGCCAGTGATTCCAGCCTGTGCTCCCTTGAATGCACCAAGGACATTCTTAGACACGTCCGACTTGAAGTCTCCGGACTCTTTTCTCAAATTTTCAAGCGCTTGAAGAAACGCGGAGTCGACCGGAAAGTCAGTCGCCATGTCGATAAGACCACTAAAGATCTTCAGAGGAATTGACGCGATCGACTTACCAATCTTGAAGACTCCACTGGCAAATCCCGTTGCCATCCCTATGGCAGAAGCTCCGCCGGCGACGATGTTCTTGAAACCCTGAACAAGTCCGTTCAAAGCACCAGCAGAAGCACTCTTGAGAGCGGGAAACTTCGTTGTAAGCAACTTCATCCGCTTGTCAACGTCGCTTATTCCCTTTCCGGCTCCTTTGGTGCTAGTTCCAACAGCAGCCATGGCTTTTTCAGCTTGACTACCAGCTTCTTCGGACCTATCCTTGAAGTCCTGCATCGCCTTAGAAGCTCCTGCGAGCTTTTCACCGATTTCTTCAGGTTTCATTCCCCCGACGATAGTAGCAATTTGAGTCGCCAGTTCGAGTTGGTTCCTCATCTCACGCGTTACCGCCGCAGCGAGGACTCGCCTTTCGGAGAACAGCTTATTGAACTGTTCAACTACCTTTATGTTGTCTATATCAGCCACTTCGCAGTATACTTACGAGTAAGAATAACTAGGCTCTTAGTGTTCACATACAGATATCGTATTCGTGATAGTTCTTCGAAGGTTCGGCTTAAGAAGCTCGCTTCTTCTGTCAACTTCGTCTGGAACTATGTCAATAAACTCTCGTTCGAGAACATCAAACAACACGGCCGATTTCTCTCGACGTACGATGTAAATTACTATTTGAATGGATGTTCAAAAGGTTTAGAAATTGGATCAAGTTCTATACAAGAAATTGCACGTTTTTACGTGCAAACTAGACAACAGTTCAAGAAACGAAAACTCTCGTGGAGGAGCGCTAAACGTTCTCTTGGGTGGGTTCCACTTCGACACGACGGGTTTAAACTAAAGAACGATACCGTTCGCTATTGTGGACATGACTTCAAACTCTGGAAGCATCGAGAGCTTCCGCAGGGAGCTAAGATAAAGACAGGATCATTCGTGCAAGATGCACGCGATCGTTGGTACTTGAATGTTTCCTTCGAAGTTCCCGATGTTGAAGTGCATGCGCTTCCTAGAACCGAGGTCGGCATCGACCTCGGTATCAAGAACCAACTGACCCTCTCGACGGGTGAGAACTTCACCCGCGGCAGCGAGACGAAGAAGTTCGCCGTAGATCTTGCACATGCCCAAAGGGCTCGCAAGAAGAAACGTATGAAAGCTGTCTCCGCCAAGGCGGCGAACCGTCGCTCCGATTGGACGCATAAGGTGACGACGGACATCGTCCGTCGCTTCGCGACGGTCTTCGTCGGTGATCTGAAGACGAGCGAGCTCGTCGCAAAATCTTCGTTATCTAATTTCTCGAGCCTCTACGATGCTTCCATCGGAAGCATCAAGCACTGCTTGAAATACAAAGCCAAGAAACTTGGCGGTGCTTGCTATGTCGTGAACGAGGCGTATACTTCCGTCACTTGCTACTTCTGTGAAGCCCGAAGCGGGCCGACAGGCAAAGGTGGGCTGGCGATAAGAGAGTGGACGTGCCAAAGTTGCGGAGCGGTGCATCACCGCGACGTGAACGCCGCCCGGAACATTCTCCGTCGAGGGCATTCGACGCTGCAGAGGAGCCTCATAGGAGGAGATGCCACGTTGTCGACGTCTGCTTAGTTGTAATTTACAGCGGCCAGACGCATCCAAAAACGTGCTCGAACGTACGAGAACAGGCATGCTTGCGTCTCAGAGCCTCTGTGATCTGTTCCAGTGACTTCGAATCGTCTAAAAGGGTGGATTCGAAGATCTTTGTGGCAGCAACAACGTCTACCAAAGCCTTCAATTCGGGTTTGGTTCCATGAAAGTTGTACGCAGGTCGTTCCACTGCGCTCTCGATTAGGGCTTTACGAAGTAGAAAACGATCCTTCATGGGCATAAATACCTGGTTCAAGTGAATCGACGTAAACGGGCAGGAGTTTGGGCTCGGTGCTTCCCAGTCATCGCTGCGTAGGTCGGATCATTCTGGTGGTTCATGGCCTTAGAAGGTCCGTTTCCTGGTTCTCCCTCTCCGGCCGAGCCTTTGATTTCTTTGGCAACTCTTTCAATGAACCATCGTTTGTAGACGATCGGAATGTTCAGGGCCTCGATGTACGTGAACCCCAAATAATACATGAGAAGAAAAATCGGCTCGAGGAACACCTGTTCCCGGTTTTCGTAGGTCAACGGGAACGGGTGAACTACTGCGACAGAAGGGCCTTCCTCACCCCTTGGGAAAGAAAAAGCCCACGCCAACCGGCACGCTGACCTCCTCAACAGCGTCGCATTCGCTGCAGTCGATCACCTGAGTCATATCGATCCCAGGTTCACACTTGGACATGTACTTTCTGAGTGCATCGGCATCTCGAACAACCATGCTGTTGATAGCGCGGATGATCTCGAGCCTGTTGTCATTTCCATCGATGGCGACAATCGTCTGAGCTAGCCGAGAAGTCACGGTCGTTTCGATGTCGTGATTGAACTTGGCCTTCTTCTGATTCTGGGTCAAAAGCATCGACTCCTCGTCGGCACCGGTCAAGAACTTGAACTGGACCTTCTTTTTCGACTGGGGGAGTTCGAATTCGAAGAGATTCAATCCGACTCCTACAGGGGTGGCTTCCAACTCTTTAATCGGCAACTCGTCCAGTTTGAACGTATGGGTCTGCTTGTGTCCGCACTGGGGACACTCGACAGTGGCTTCGTATTCTGGTCCGTAGCTCATAACACGAAGGGCGACCAGAAGAGCGTAACGATCTCCTGAAAGCATCTTGTCGACAGGAATAGACTGGTCAACGAGACAGTTCTTGATGAGGTGAGTGACGACCGTTCCCTTCTTGATGAGAGCACGAGACATGAGGATATCCTCTTCTCGGGTTGTCATGGCGCGAATTTCGACCTGCGCTCTCATGTGGAGAGGAGATCCTTCCGGGTAAGCCTTTCCTCCCGAAGGGAGCGGAATCGATTCAACAGGAACATCCACAGCCATCTGCTGCTTGATAAGATTCCCGCCATGCTGAAACACAGGATTTCTAACGTCACCGCTCATTTGATATCACCCATCTTGTAAAATTACTCTTTGTTCGAAGATTTGTACCCTGCTTCTGTCAAGACATAAACATCGAACTCAATTCGCATGCTACGAACAACCTTTTCATCGTCAGAAAGACGATGAACAAGCCTACGTTCTTGAAGAACTTCCAAGGCCTCCTTTACGACGACCAAGGAATATAGAGTCTCCAGAGAGATGTAACCAGAGAAACAAGGCAACGGATGACGCGGCCACATACAAGCTAGAATTCGTTCCAATAGAATTGGAGCGTACTGTCTTGCGGGCTTTGTCATGGGTCCGCTCTTTGTATGTATCAACCTGCGTCAATTTTTCCCACGAGGGCGATGTGCTCTCGGGTCGATTTCTTCGGGTTTGATGGGTCCAACATTTTCAAAAACGTCCACAAAGACTTTCTGACCCCGGACATCTTTCAACATATCTCCGGGACGAATCGTTCCAAGCATTTCTAAAGCTTCATCGAGCGGAGGAGGAGATTCTACATCGATTTCATCTCCACAGAGCTCACCACCGGCTTGAAAGGCTTCTATTGTCGTCATCTTGCTACGGGCAGCTCTTCGCACGGCTCTTTTCTTAGAATCTTCCAAAACATCCTTGATGGAAAACGAAGCAAGGTCGCCAGCTTTTTCGAGAGTCTTTCCCTGAAATAACAGAAGATCTGCTCGATTTCTGATCAACGCAAGTTGGCTGTAAGAGACCTTGGCTTCTCCGTCCGGATGCCATAGAACAATCTCTAGCGGATCAAGACCAGCAATCTGGCTGGCTCTGATCTCCGGGTCATCCATCAACCAAGCTACGGGCTCTCCATCTCGATCTGCCAAAAATTTCTTACCAGCCTTGTACTGGAGATCGAGACGCTTAGCAAAGGAAACGAATTGCCGAGGCAAACCTGCGAACTGGGAGCGAGACCAACGTTTATCCATGGTGATCATGGTACTATAAACAAATCTAGGTGAAGTATTTATAGAAATGGTCATTTCGCCCAAAAAAGATAACGCTCGAACAGGTTCAGAATTCGCCAAGAGCATCATGGGAATAACGGGAATCCCACGAGAGAACGCGATTCTCATCGAGCTTATAAATGGGAATGTGCCTGATTTCATTCGCGCGCGCGTGCACGTAGCATCGATGAATGAGAAATTAGGATTCAGCGTCACTTTTACCGTAATTCCACGATTTTTGGCGATTGGTACGAATGAGGATCATTTCTACGTGCCCATGGCTCCCACCACAGCCCAAAAGGTCGCGGATTTGTACGGGGCCATGCTTCCAACGTACAAGATGGTTCAGGACATCTTCACGTTCGCAAGTTGGAAACAGATCGCCGTTCCCTTGCAGTTCGGACCACTGATGACGTCGACTGAATGGTACAAGAGGCACAACGATATCGTGGTGAAGCAACTAGAAAATGTTCCGTTTCCAGCTCTGTGTGACGGTTACAAGAAGAACGTCATCATCAGCAAGAACATGGAGACGAAGCCGAATTCCGTCTTCATCTACGGCTGGATGAAAGATCAATCGGGTAACTTTTGGCAGGGGCTTCCGTTGTACCCGGGACATTCGAGAGACTACGCAGATTATAGCCACTCTGTTCGACTTGTAGATCGAAAGATGATACTCACAAATCTAAACGACGAAACTTCTATTGAAGTAGACGCATACGATATCTTGAAAGATCCAGCTCTCTGCATTCTCCTCAGCGCTGAGGGTCCGCTATCCAAACCGTACTACTGAATCTGTACATGCGGCCATGTTGTTCCGTTTCTAATTCGTCGAACCATCCGATCATTGATTTCGAATTTTCTAGCGACATCCAGATAATGCATTCCAGAAGCTAACATTTTCTTGATTGCTAGAACAACCTCTTCTGTGAGTTTAGCAAAATGAGATTTTGTTCCCAAATGCTTCCCTTTTTGTTGTAAGCTCATCTGCTGACGTTGCTCAGGTGTTCGTTTTTGTCCACGAAGTTTCATTCCAACGAACTTCGCAATTTCAGGGTTTTTCATATGATGAAGATGAGAACGTGAGCGCTTTGTCGCCGACGCTTTCTCATATGCACTCTTGTCATGCGGTTTTCGGTTCGGGTACTTCTTCCCTTTGTTCTTGCCCATCATCGACGCAGACTTCCTAGCTTTAACCTCAGGACGGTGAGATGGATTCAAAGCTCCCTTCATTTTCTCAGCTCCTCTCCGTTGTGCTTCCTCCGAAATTCTACCTCCAGAGCCGCCCTCTCGTCTGTTGTAACCGATCTTCGGATTCATCGCATCGAAATGATCGACCCAGTACGTCTCAGCATCGAGTGAGTCCTTCTCAGTCGTGAAGCTCTGGAAGATGCGAAATTCGAAGTGCTTATCTCCGTATTTTCTCATCGCAGAGTACAATGCTTTGACATGACCTCGGCGAGCATTTTCGCGGTGATCTTTCCAGCGATCGATCGGATCATTAGCTTTACCAACGTAGAGTTTGCCGTTGATTCTATTGATGATTACGTAAACGTGCACAACAAGATTGTACTACGAAATCAATGGAATCCACATTCTGGACAAGGTTCGTTCGGATCGTATCCTTGATGTTTGCATTGTGGACATTCGAACGCGCCGCTACCATCATCTGGTTCACACAATTCGCAAAACTCATCATTCGGATTAGCAGTTTGAGATCCGCAACCAGCACATGGATTGTCTTTATGAGGATCATGTCCACAATCAGGACAAGACCAGTCTTTTGTGGGTATGTTCTTTCGATCGCACTGTGGGCAATCCCACGCGTCGCGCTCGATTTCGTGGTTCATCAATTGTTTCTGAGAAAAGAACCTACATTGTTGGTTCGGGCACTCAACGTTGTTCATGCCTCCGATGTACGCACCTGGATGATTGCATCCGGGACAAACAGCCTCAGAAAGCACCCGCCGAACAATTTCTCGAAACTCTTTCAGGGTGGCTTGCATTACTCTAACTATTCGAAAACAGCTTCAGATAGAGCTGTGCTACATTGTACCAGCTGTTTTCTTCCACGTACTTCAGCTGTTTGTCGACCTGCTTCTTCTTCATAAGAGGATCGGAGAAAAGCTTATCCAATATCTCTGCAAGGGACTTGGGATCGTCCGCCTTGAGGGTTGGGATGTCCGAGAAGTGATTCACGGACGTCGTAACGACGGGCACGGCTTTCGACATAGCGGAACGTGCTGCGCCGGAAGCTCCGTACACCTCGTGCTTCGGGTGGGACGTGTACGGAAACAGCACAGCCTGGTTGGTGCGCATGTAGCTGTCCAGCACCTCGACGGACTGGAACCCTCTGATGATCGAAACGTTGGATTCTAATCCGTGTTTAGTGACGAACGACATGAGCTCATCGTAGTAGAGCTGATGTTCGGTCGCATTGAAGGGCGATTCGGAGAACAGCCCCGTGAAAAACGCATCCTCGTACCTGCCAGCGAGGATCCGTGCCACCTCCAGGGACGTCTCCCAACCCTTGTACCGGAAACCAAATCCGAATTGCATGAAGGTTCTGGGTGACTTATAGAGGTTCCAGAGCTTCTTCCTGTCCAGGCACGGATCGCAGCCGTGCGGAATGACCGAAACAGATCCGCAGATCTTCTTCTCATCATCGAGAACTTTCTTCGCGCCGTCGAGATGAACGACGATCTCAGGCATCGCAGCTTCACAGATCGTCTTGTCACGATGGTGGAACACGGAATGCATCGTGACGATGACCCTTCGAGATCTCATCTGTGAAAGGAACGATAGCCAGTGGCGCGCATTGGACCAAAGCCCCCACTCGTGCTGCACCCAAACGATATCCGGATCGTATTCATCTATCCGCTTGACAAGCTCTTTTAGATCTTCTCCACGCTTCCAACAGATTACAACATCTTCGTCGGCGACTGTTCTATCTCCAACAAGATGAAGAGGTCCGGTCGGAGTGTCGTTACGTTCGATGAACAACCTAGCATGACCAACACCGTCGATGACGTGCGGCCACAGTTTCTCGGAGTACGTGGAAATTCCGCACACCATCTTCCAATTTCCGACGAATGCAACCTTCATCTCGTTGAGCGGTTTTTGGACACGATCGTGCTTCGAAAGAGAGATGGGATTTTCGGAAGATGATTCGACCACTTTCATTCCTTTCGATTCGAACGGAGAATCCGACACAGTTACGATCTTGTCATTTCGTATGCCGACATACTTGACCATCGTGAACCCCCTTCAAGAAAACCGCAATCTTGCTTTTCAATTCGGAAAAATCGGCAACTGAAGAATTCATCAGTTTGCCGTGGAGTTCGTCCACCGCAGCGTGCAAAGGTCTCTTCGAGAATTCGTAGTAGGGAACTTTCTCTCCCCTGAATGGTTCGATGTTCTTGAGCTTATCATGGTGGTGAACAGAAATGGAAGGAACGTTCACCATCTCCGCAAGGACGAGCCCGTGGTAGCGTTGGCTGATCACGATGGAGCGTTTAGAGAATTCTTCCAACACTTGAGAAGCGGAGATCTCGGACGCCTGAATCATTTCGAATCTGGTAGACCTTCTTGTCATCTTAGAAACGATTTCTGTGGCCGCCCAAAGGTCGTCCATCCACAGATTTTTGCACATCGAGAGGAACGATATTTTCCACCCTGAAGACAATCGTTCATCCAAGAACTGGGCCGCTTCATTCTTGAACCGTTCCCACGCGAGGTGAGCCCATGATGGAGCATCCCACTTAGGGATCGTTTCTACATTCGATACGAAGAGAATGCTGTTGGGAATTCTCTTGCCTTGAACGACCGGTACGATGTGAACGATGTCCGGAATTGACATGGCATCGACACCCATGCTACGAAGATGTTTCGTTCCAAGCGCGGTGCGTACAGCAACGATCTTAGACTTCTTCATCAGGCGGAGGTGGACCGGATGAACCTCCGCCTCCACACCCACTCCGATGTACGCTGTCGGTATTGCCACCAACAAATCGAACACATCGGAGTCGATTCGAGGTTCTTTATACAAGAAAGAGCCGCCGCCGAAGACGACCGCTCTTTTCCCTTCGAGATCCTTGGCTGAGATTTTGTCGACGAACGTCAGCTCAGCTTCCGGCATGAGAAGCCGGAAAGCATCACAGAAAAGTTCATCTCCAACATTCCCGTGATGGTACCACCCGTACGCAAGGATGGAAATTGGCATCTCAACTGCAGGCCTCCCAGACGATCTTTCTCAGACCCGAGACCTTCCAACGAATGACAAGCTCCCAGCGCTTATGCTTGTGGCAACAATGACACTTGTGGTGACATTTGTGCTCACAACAGACAGAATGTACTTCATAATCGAGCTCATCATCCGATCCGGGATCGCAGGGAGTGCAATCTTCGTCGGCAAATTCTACGCTGATGTATTCGGGATTACGTGTGAGATCGAACCGGGCCTCGTCAGCACCGGTGACGGTGAGTTCTCCTCGTGCTTTTGTGCTAACGAAGAGATCCATGAAGAATTTCCAGATCATATCGAGTATTGTGAACATCCTAAGCATAGATAGGTCAGCGAGAGGGTGTATTTTGGACTTCTACGAGAACATCTCGAACGATTTCTCGAACCTCTTTGACCGACATAACCTTGGAAAGAACTTCGAAAGGAACAGAGCGTAGAGCTAGAGCAGCCTTATCGATCACGCTCCAAAAAGTATCCAAGTCCTTCTGGTTCTTAATTCGTCCGGAAGTGACACGATCTTCTAGGATACTCTGCAAGGCCTGGCGAATCTGCTCCTGGCCCATGTATTCTGAAGAAGCTCCGACTTTCATGAATTACATGCTCGAAATGAGGAAACCTGCTGCAGCACCGAGATGGTAATGAGCGAGCTCAGGAAGCTTCATCTTCGCGGCGTCGATAGGATGGACGATATCGGCCGGTTTGAAGGATCGAACGACGGTCCAAACGAGCAGAAGAGCCCAGGTAACCAACTTAGCCAGAAGACCTCGAGAAACCCATCCCATGCTAAGCATCAGAGTGTATCCAACGAGAGCATGAAACAGGGGCATGTTCTTCACCGGATCACGCATCCACGGTCCAAGAACGAAAGAAACCTTGTCGGAAACCCAGTCACGCGCACCTTTCAAAAGATCGAGAAACATTTTTTTGCCTGCCTTACCGATAAATAGCAAGCTCTCGGGCACACTACTTATGGATTCCATGCAGCTCAAAGAATTAAGAAAACTAGTTCGCTCTGTCTTACAAGAAGAGATGGAGATGATTACCGACCACAATCCAGAGGTTGTTCTATCCTTTTTGAAGGATCGAAACGTTGAGGACAAGATGAGGAACATGGGACTCAGCCATCTCATTGATAATCCTAACCTTTCGGATGAGCTTGAAAACCACATCAGAGTTGCATGCCTAGTCGGTTGCAAAGGAGAGGCTCAGAACTGGCTCGGATTCGATCTGGGGACGAATGACGAAACTGCCGAACGTCGATTTTGCAGTGCTAGCAAATGGCAGAAGCACGACTCCATGGATTCGGATTGGTTCAAAATCAAAGCCTTGAACGTCTGGGGTCAGCCTTTCTACTCGACAGCCAAAGAATACCAGGCAAGCCAACAGTGCGCCGACGAACATACGATGGACATGTTCTCTAATGTGAACGACACCGAAATCAATCGAACAATGCTAGAACCTAGCACAACTATCTGGGTTCCTCATGATGATGGAATCAGATGTGTTGAAGGGAACAAGAGAATGCATGCTCTTGCGCTGGGCATGGTTCGAGGTGTCGTAGGAGACGACGTGACCACCCGCTGGAAGATGTGGTCGAAGATCTAACTTACTTCGGAACGTTCTGAAGAAGAGTTTGAAGCGTCTTATTCACGTTCGTTAGAACTTGCTTGGTCGAAGCATCTTGGGCAGAACCCAGAGCTTTCGTCACGGCAGCTACGACAGCCTGCAGATCAGCGATCACCGGAGTTGCCTGCGGAGGGGCCGGGGCCGGAGGAGCTCCTGCGGCGGGCGGCGGAGCTGCAAGAGGTGCACCCGGCGCCGCAGGAGCGGCAGTAGGTGCCGGAGGAGGTACAGCTTCTTTCAAAACAGAACGCACCAACTCACGAAATTCTTGCAGGGAGATCTTCATCGTAATCGATAACTAGGTCAGTCGATGTACAGAACTGCCTGACCACTGAAGTAGCCAATGGTTCCCTCGTCAGTCAAGACCATAATTCTACCATCTGGCTCAGGATAATTGCTAACTGGACCGTCCTCGACAACAGACAGAACGAGATGGGGTTGGTAGGCTTCGCCCGGACCAATTATCATCATTCCGTAGAATTTCTTAGACATTGATCTTTTGGCTGGAAAGCCTGGGTAGACCACGTCTCCCGGTCGGAGCTTTTTATAGCAGTCCAGACGTTTCATTTCTTCTCGAGTTTCGCAGAGAGGTAAGTTCCCACGAATGCTCCCAACACAGCAGGAAGGACCATCGAATGGTCTCCGATGTAGGCAATGACGATGACCGATCCTAGCAAATAGATGGCAGAGGCGTAGACAGCCGATTTGAGAGCGTTCGACTCCGCCGTGTGTTTAATGTACCTCGCCCACAAGAAGTCGGAAAAAGCCACTAGCAGGAAGATCCCAACAAATTTGAGAACGAATGTCACAGGATGTTGAACTTCTCTCCGAGCCTTTCGTGCTCGGCTGCATGGCATTTCATGTCGTTCCTTGCAAGCTTCTCTGTGTGATCGCCCAATGGTTACAAGGCATCCACTCGTATCCAATTGTACTTTGTTCACCATCTTGGAACACAAAAGACCTGTACTCAAACTCGCCTCTTTTGAATTCTGCGACGACAAGACCAGTTTCCTCTAATGGACCATTTATCACAGTGTAGTGCTCGCCGACGGGAAGAAGATTTTGAATTAGACATTTGCATTTAGAACACTTCATACGACCCTCTTCAAAATGTTGAAGCTCTCTCCAAGACGCTCATGTTCTGCATCATGACATTTATCGCATAAAACGAGGCCAGAGATGTTTCTTTCTAGATGGATCTGTTCAATTTTCTGAGCAATCTTTGTCTTCAAAGCGAAGTCGTCCTGACCGGTGAATCCAAACTCATCTGAAGCTTCGTGAAGGATCGTAGCAAATCTCTCCCCATCATGGTGGACATGGAGATCTCCTGTCGTTTCGCAACGAGAACATTTGAAATTAGCTGCTTGGAGCTTGGGAAACTTCCAGGATTTGTAGAGAAGTGAATGGGCCAAACCAGCCAGCCGAGAATATCCTCCCTTCCACTGAGAATGATCAGATCCATAAAGGGTTGGAACTTTCCCACTCTTACGATTTTCTGACATAGACTTAGATCGTCTTTTGACCTCACTGGGATTTGAAAGAATCGCGATTGATCCACTTTGACCGTACTTGGCAATACGTTCGTCAGCTTCTTTCGTCAAACCCTTATTCCATGCTTCGAGCTCCCCATTCGCAAAAGCCTTTTTGCGAGATTCACTAAGCTTTTTGTTTCTTTCTTCTGGATTAGCTCCGGCAAAATTATTTTTCACGCGAGAAGCATGCCCATGAATGAACGGGTTATAGCCCTTTTTTATCCCACAGAATTTCGTTTCAATCTTGCAAGGGCATCCACAAAGTCCGGGACCGTGGATGGCATCCCATAATTCTTTTGCAGATTTCTTATGATGATGTTGAACATGAGCTCTAAACGAATTATCAAGGTTTCCCTCATACGAACAATCATCGAACGGACACTTAAACATCAAATCCTCCCGGCCTTTTGCGACCTAGGAGGATTATACGATGTTAGTTTACGATTTGTAAATTCGATTTAGCAGTTCACCCTAGGACTTGACATCGCAGTCCTACAATAGCCAAATCGAATAATGACGTCAATATTGCAAAACAGCGATGTCAAATCGAAGTGAGAGCTCAATCATCTGCGGCTCACCGGTTTCGTAAGACAGCTCGCCGAAGTTGACGTTCTTGATCCAAACACCCTTGAGATCCCAGAGCTCGACCACGGTCCCGATCGGGTCCACGATCTTGATCTGAGCGTCTCGCTTGTAGAAGTCGGCGTAGCCTGCGCGACCCGACACAATCTCGAAGTGAAGACGGATCCACTCCATGACCTGCTGCGCACCCGAGGGAGCGATCGGATCGTGGAGAGTAACGGCCATTTCCTTGAGCTTCGAAACGCCCATAACCCACCGGCGTGAGTTGACGAACGGGATTTCGTGCTCTTCGTGCTCGATTTCAGGACGAGCTGCCTTGCTCATCAAGAAGGCGTCGATTCCTTCGATGGCAAAGATCCACTGATTCTTCCTCTTCGGCTCGAAGAGGTTAGGAAGCATAGATGATACACTAAGGGTTTCTGCCATGGTCTTATCCGAAGCTTAAGTATACGATCTCTTGGATTGTAAACGATGAAGTTCTATTCGCATTTTCATGCTGGTTCCCACCCACGACCTGGATTCCAAATGAACTCTCTTTGCTCGGGTCGATTGTTGTGCATGTACCCTCGCAAATTTCCTTCGGAGTCTTCGTACCAGCTATCGTCGTCTTTGTTACTTCCTGGTATGTCCAACCATTGCTCAGCAGCTTCGGGAAAACTCTGCGAGACGTGTTCCCAGTTGTCGTAATCTCCTCCAAAATCGGGCGGAAACCTTGGATGTTGATCTACAATTGGCGAAGCAAAAGGGCTTTGTACGGCGTCTGCCTAGCGTTTGTTATACAATTTACAATCTGGATTTGGACATTCAATGTCGTGTAAGCCGATGTGTGCTTCAGAATCTCCGCATCGAGGGCAGACAGATTCACGGAGCAGGACCCTGATTGCGCTTCGAACTTCTGATATTAGAATTTTCATTTGACGTCCTCGAATGTTTTATTCAGTTTGTCCCACCAAAATGAGAAGATACCGTAGTTCTTCCCCATGTCGACATGGTGGATCTTGTGCAGATTAATTAGCCTCTTCGTTCCCAGAATCCAATGGAACCAATGAGCCTTGAGATGGATCCAATCATGAATGAAGCTATGAAGGAGTCCCACACCCCCGATGACAAGCACTAGCCAAATAGCGGACATCCATCCGATGAGATCGGTGAACAGTGCAAGAAGAAGAGGTGAGCAGAGCAGCGGAAGTCCGATGGCAAGAAACGTCCATGTAGAATTATCCTTACCCGCGTCGCGATACGTTTCTGATGAGAAATTTGTGGGTGGATAAAGGACGAGATGGTGCATCATGTGCGCTCTATGAAGAACTCCCATCCACGACTGATGTAGCGCTCGATGGAGCCAGTATCCGAATGCATCTGTCGTTACGATGGCAGCAACAGTTAGAATTGCTGTAATCATTTTTTACCTCCAAGGTCTTGCCAAACTTGAAATGCTCGTTTGCGAAACCATTTTTCTGCTCGTTCAAGCTCAGCTTTACGATCCGGTTCTTTCGTTCTTTTTCCCTTGCGATCCCTACCCCGTAAAAGCATATTTGCGTGCATGCCCCAAGGAAATCTAAATTCTGGATTTGTTTCTTGTGCTGGTGTTGTTGCTTGCGGTTTCAAATAGCTTACAAGAACTTCAACAGTTGGAAATTTCTGTAAGAATGCTTCGGGGCGATCACCATATTTCGAATACAATTTCTCGAATTGCTGGATAAAAGTTCCTACAATTTCCTCGTAGTCGAACTCACTGCCACCTCTCGTAAAAAAATGTTTCACATGAGGACCAGTAGGAACTTTTCGGGCCGTAATAAGATGACCCACTTCATGAAACCAAGTCTCATGAGCATCATCTAACAATCGAGGCATCGCACGCACAAATCGTTGCAAACTCCACAATTTTTCTTCAGGAGAATATGGAATGAGTATCACATACTTGCGTTGGGATTCTGGCATATTAGGGATATTTTTGAGACGTTCTTTACTAGTTGTCTGCCCATAGAGTCTTCTTCCTATGAAGCTATCTGTCGGATTAGAACTTTTGTACATCCCGTATGTTTCGTCTTCAGGAACTTCATTGTTCCTGAAGACGATGTCGACATTCATAAATTCAGGAATTCCAAGAAATTTTCCTGAGATAATCCAGTCTTCGTCGTATTTTCCCTTCCGAATGGGAATGCTCTTTGGGTCTTGCTGCAATTTAGCAGCGAGGTCCTGCATCGAATCGAATGAATTTTGAGCAAATCGAGCGTGATCTGATATCACTTCTTGAAGAGTATGTTTGACAATTCGACGAATATCTTCCATCGTCATCGTTTCATCCTCTTTGTGTTTTTCATCCTTACCAGTTTCATCTCCTGGAACAGGTTCGACACCACCACTCGAAATCTTGTTCAGTTCCGGATTGTCGACATGGAAATAGGACTCCCTAAATTTCTTGTGGGACATTACAAAATTCTCTTTAAGGGTGCAGCAGGAGCAATTTCAACGACTTGCATGTATTGTTAAGTACACATAAAATGGAACTCTATTTCAGCATTGATATCGAAGCCGACGGACCCGTCCCAGGAATGTATTCCATGCTCAGTCTGGGCGCTGCAGCATTCAAGATTGACGATGCTGGAAAGGGATCCATCGTCGGGACCTGGTCGTCGAACCTCGAAACCCTACCCGGAGCGGCGACAGATCCCGACACCATGAATTGGTGGTCCATGCAAAACGAAGCATGGATGGCAGTACAGAAGGATAAGAAAGAACCGAAGAAAGCGATGAGAGAATTCATCGACTGGGTCAACTCTGTGTGCAAGGAGCACAATGCAAAGCCCGTCTTCGTAGCCTACCCCGCAGGATTCGATTTCACCTTCGTATACTGGTACATGATCACCTTCGCAGGAGAGTCTCCATTCTCCTTCTCGTGCCTCGACATGAAGAGCTATGCGATGGCGAAACTCAAAACAGACTTCCGAACTGTTATCAAGAGAAACATGCCCAAGGAATGGTTTTCTAAGAAGAACGAGCAGCCGCATGTGGCTCTAGAAGATGCCATCGAACAAGGTTGGATGTTCGTGGAAATGATGAAAGCGTAAAGGTCAACCTTCGGGATGCTCGGTCACAGATCCTGCTTTTATCTTCTGATAATGAAGGTCAAAAAATAACACTCCTACGTTGGCTGAAGTGGTACCTCCCGTTTTGTTCGTTTGGTACGTATCAGCAGCATCCGAAGAACCGGGTCTTTCAACCTTGAACACCAAAATAGAACTATCACCGGCGTTGGCGGGAGGAACTATCGTTCCAAATGACATGACACGTTGCACATACTGATCAGCAGGAGTATAGGACGCAGTCACAGATCCCGAAATCCAACCCGCAGCAGCAGGAAGAGTGCCAGACCCAACGATGCTCCATGAATAGACGTAGTCCATCTTTACATCACCGCTTCCCGAAGCCATCGGAATGAGATGCATATGGGGACGGATCGAGGTCGTGTTATCCCATGTATGAGGCATCTGATAGGTCATGAAAATGTTATCATCCTGGTTGCGACGAAAAAATCTCATGAAGTACCCGGTGTCTCGATAACCTTCGTACGTCAGAGCAGCAGGACCGGTTCCTTGGTCGATGAAAGCAATCAGATCATCCCATCGATCCTCGAAGACAGCATTCCGAAAATCGCGACCGGCCACGACAAACCCGTCTCCGTCTGCTTGAATGTCCAGTCCTTTGTCATTTGAAATAATGGTTCGCATGTATCACCACAATGGGCTCAGAGCACCTCGAACACCTCGGACGAGGTTATTCCTTTTGAGCACGTTTGACCATCGCAACAACCAAAGAAACCAAGTCCGATCGAAAGTCATGATCCTTCGTGAGGAGCACTCCGACGATCTGTTCTGCCAACTTGCGAGCATCCGCACCTTCGGCCAGAGCGACGGCTTTTCGAACCTCGGGATTGCGAGCTGCGTGCACAGCAATTTCCCTAAGACCATCCAACATCGCATCCCCGATGAGCATCGATAGTTCGAGCCCGCCGTGTGAAGTTCTCTCTGTTAAAGTACGACGAAGCTCGCCTCTAATGACAGATCTAATCTCTGTTTCGGTGAGTTTCAGATCGTTCTTTTCGTTTTTTACCATTCGCCGAAATCTTTATCTTCCATTTCGAGCTCACGGGTGATGAGATTGACCTCAAGCCGAATGGCTTTCATGATCCTGTTGGAGATCCTATTTGATACTTCCATGTTGGTCCATTCATTTTCGGTCGACTGAGTGCTGTTCAGCAGAAGAGTCGATACCTGCTCGGTCACGGCGTCTACTAGATCGATCACAGATGACAGATCTAGCGGGCCAGACTCTGCAGGACCTCGGTTGGGAGATGCCTTCAGGCGCGTTTCAGAATCTTCCCTTGGAGGAAGCAGCTGATTTGTTTGAGCGAGCGGATTTTTCTTTCCGTCCAATTCTTCACGAATCAACTTCCTAAGTTCGGACTCGCTGAACTTCATTTATCAGCCTCCGGTTGCGCGGTTGGTGATGATGAAGTCAAGAGTGACGAATTCGATCGTTCTGGTCGGAACCACGAAGATCTTACCTCGAATCGTGTTGTTCTCGATATCGATCTGCGAGGTCGTAGTGGCATCAATCTGAACCTTGTAGTTCGTAAGACCGAACTGCTTCCTGATCTTTGCAAGTTTCGGTTCGACGGCCGAAGAGAAGCGAGCAAGGGTGGATTCACGGTTGGGCTCGAAGAGGATTGTGTTGCCAACGTCTCTAACCTGTCGACGAATCTCAATGAGAAGTCGACGAACGTTGACCCGATCCAGCGCGGAGGCGAGTTGGTATAGAGTACGTTGTCCCCACACTACGACTCCACCCTGCGCTTGCGTGCCGGGAGGTGAGGTGGATGGAAAGGCAACTAACGGATTGATGTTGGCATCGTAGAGCGTATCCAGGTTATCCTTCGACAGACGAACCTTAGCTTCGTTCGTCGTAGAAAGAGCTCCTCGAGTGAATCCTGCAGGAGCGAACCAGGGATGTGCGATCCTATCGTTCAGAGAGAAGGCTCCGAGAACAACGACAGAAGGAGGAACGACCACGTTAGTCCGAGTGTTGGGATCCTGGACCACAACGTCGGGGTAGTAGGCTGCCGCGAAGGAGGTGTTCAGAGCACGATTCTTGAAGGCGATCGTAGTGTTAGTTACGCTGGGCGACTGGATGCTGCTAGTAACGACAGTATTAACCGTGTCGTACTCCAGAATGTCCATGATGTACAGAGCATCGAACCTGTCCTCGATAGTAGAGACAGCAGTGTCAGTTACGACAGACTGCCGAATCCCGGGAATGGCGAGGAGTTTGACATCGACGTCGGACTTGTTCCTGATGACTGCAAGAGCCTTCAGGTAGGCCGAGACGGACGGACCCAAGGTCAATCCTCGATTGCTGTCGTCCATATCACCCTTGACAGCGACGTCCGTGAGTTCGGATTCGTTCTGATCGAAAATGTTCGTTCCATCGAACCCGCCCTGCATAAAGGTCGTGAATTTAGCGAACCGTCTGTTGGATGGTGTCGCAAGGTCGTTGACGGTCAGGGCACGGGTCTTATTGGGTTCGTCTGCAGAGATGAGACCGCTTCGAACGTACCGTGCCTGTTCCCACTTCTGGGTGTCAGCGAGGGTATCAGAACCGGTAACGACGAGCACGTTCTCAAGAGAGAATCTGTTGTAATTGAATCTGTCCGCGTCCACAATTCCGTTCGCGGCAGTCGCCGAAGCACCGATCTGGCCACCTTCGACGACGTCCATCGTAGAAACCATGAAATCAGGCATGTACTTGGCGAAGCTCTTGATAGACTCATTCTTCGAGTTAGTGGAGTTCGGAGTATCGATTGTGTTGACTTGTTCGAATTGCACGCCCCAGTAGAGAAGAGAGTTAGCAAGCTTCTTGTCTGCCGAACCGTCTGCCACTGATTGGCGATACGGAACCGGAGGCTGGACCGCTCGTTTGAGTGCACCATTGACGATGAGTTCGTTCGTGAGTTCAGTCGGGCTGGTCAGAGGAGCAGACCCAGAAGTTACGAGGTGGGCCGGTCCGCGGAATCCCATTGGAAGTCCGACTGGATTAGATTCACCACTATCAACAGAAGTGTCGAGTTCGACTCTGATGTAGTTCGAACGGTTCGGATAGTTGCCTTCGATAGCAAGTTTCTGAGAAGCTGTTGTCTTGTCGAAGTCGAAGTAGACATTCTGGTCTCCGACGAGTTTACCGATGAATCGATCTGAAGAAGGATTCAAAGTAGCCCCTCTGAAGGTTTCGAAAATTCTCGGAGCCGAATCGCTGTCAGCCCAATCTCTAACCACGAGATCGAACGTACCGTAGAGATCCGACGCATTCACTGCGGGTGAAATATTCTCGATGGAGATCTTGATAGCTACGCTAACTCCAGTGCCGTCGTCGAGAGCGTGAATTCTAAAGAGATTAGCAGGAGATCCACCAAATTTTTGAGAGATGATCCAAGGAGTTACCGCGTGGCGGAAACGATCTTCGAAGTTCTCGTAATCGGGTACAGTCGCCGAACCAACATCTCTTCCAAGAGATCCTGTCGTGAGGAATGCTGCTGCTTCAGTACCGGATTTCCGAGTTGCGGTTCCGTTTGCACCTTGCGAACCGGAAATGAGACCTGTGCCAGTGACAACAGCAAGGGTAGGATGAATATCCCAGTACGCGTACAGATAGTGACCTGCTTGCTGAAGCTTGTATGGGTCAGTGTTGAAGACGTTGGGAAAGTAGTTTGGTGCCGTGATATCGAACGATGCAGAAAGCACATTAGGATACCGAGCGTCCAGACCTTTGTGCCCGTTCAGTAACATCGTGAACTGCTGCTTCGCTTGCGAGTTTTCCAGAAGGATGACTGCACCCAACTGAGAACCGGATGAGAATGCGTCCGATGCAACGAATGTTGACGCCGGAGCGGCGCTGTCACCGAGGAGAGATCCTCCGAGGCTACCTGTTTGCGAAGAAGATAGACGAAGGATGACACCAGAAGCTGCCATCAACATTCCACGGACGATTGGAAGGGACGATGAAATTCCAGGCGTGATGCTTCCAGTTCCCTGGAGACCAGCTGCAGAAAACACGGTTGATCCGATGGACTCGGACATGAAACATCCGATGAAGTATGTACGTCCCAAAGGGCCACCCGGATTAGCGTACGGGTTCTGTGCTAGAATACCCGCATCGTTCGGCTGCTGTTCGCCGACAACGAAACCGGCGCTCGCAACTTTTCCAGCGGTCACACCGCTCGTGGTTCTTTTACTGCCATCTCCAACACCGAGAACTCGGAGGAAGGTGAGGGACTGCGCATTCCGTAACCATTCGACAGCTGCAAGGGGAGCGAATTTCTTCCCATCGGATTTACCGAACTTGGCATAGAAATCGCTGAGCAGACCGATCGTTACGGGAACGTACGCAGGACCCTTGACAGCAGTGCCAATGACCGCCGCAGGAATTCCCACAGGGGACGCTTGTGTCGGTCCCGAGAGGTCAACCTCACGAGTAGAGACGCCTGCACTACCAAATTTTGTCTGTCCCATGCTGTTTCCTTAGATCACCCTTAAGTATCGTCATCATCTGGTATGTGCTTCCACGTTTTAAACATGGCAATATTGCAGACAGATATCGGTGTTGAACCTATTGTATTTGCCCATCGTTGACAAAATTCTAATCGTGGAGAGCCATACCAACGATTTCCAGGATTTCCTAAGCCCGCAGCTTTCCATTCTTTTCTGATTTGGCGAACAACTTGTTCGGTGAACTTTGAGCTACCGCAACGTTCTCCTTTAGGGTGGCTAGCCTCTATTGGTTATCTAGATAAAATCCACGCCGCTGTTTGTTATGATAAAGTCGATACCGATCTTTTCAATCGCTCTGGTCGGCTTGATTTCAATGCTGCCATTGACTCGATTGTCGAGTGCATCGCGTTCACTGTTGTTGCGTTCGTCCATGATGACCTGGTAACTTTCGACACCGAACTGCGTTTGGATCAGACCAATTCTGATGGACACGTCGCTGACGAACTTGTTGCGAACTTCGGGAGTGTTCTGCTCGAACACCATTCTGTTTGCGATGTCGACGATTTGCCGCTTGACTTCGATGACGAGCCGACGGACGTTGACACGGTTGAGCGCAGAGTTCGCCTGCTGGAGCGTCTTTTGTGCGAAGATGACGAACTGGCGGGGTGGAAATGGTGCGATCGGATTGATACGAGCATCGTCCAGAATGTCTCTGTCCGAACCGTTTAAGCGAACCGCTACGTTTTTGACGAATTCCAGAGAAGCTCTGTTGAATCCTGCAGGAGCGTACCAGGGATAAGCAACTCGATCATTCAGTGCAAGGGCGGCGAGCGCCGCAACCGAAGCGGGAACCTTCACTCGACGGCTGTTCACGGCATCATCAGCAATGACATCTGGGAAGTAAGTCGCGGTGTAGTTATTATCGAGAGCGCGGGAATCGAAGTTCTTCGCGGTGTTGGTGATGTCCGGACGGGTCACGGAATCATCGTATAGACGTACGTTCGTATCGTCGTACGAGGGAATGTCCATCACGTACAGAGCGAGACCATATTCTCTTACCATCTTAGCGGCGTAGTCGGTGACATATGGATCTCTGATTCCAGGAATCGTCAGGATGTTGAGGTTGACGTTCAGTTTGTTGGTCATGATATCGATCGCTGTTTTGATCGAGAAGACCGAACTGTTCGTCGCACCTGATCCACCCTGGTTTTGGGCGAGACCGGGAGAAACATAGGTTGTGGAGGCTCCACCACCGGTATCGAAAGATACTGACCTGTCGTTCATTCTGCGTGAGGCTTTATCGAGGATGTTGAGTCCATCGAATCCACCCTGAAGGAATGTCGAAAACTTCATGGCAGGTGAGAACCTGTTGAAGTCAGAAGATCCCGTCATTGCTGCGAGAGTTGCGAACGTGATACGAGTCGAGATAGTTCCATCGTTGACAGTATACGTCGTTGGATCGGGAGTCGCATCACGAACGTAAGCAGCTTCCTTCATATGGGTCTCTACCGTACCTGTGAGGTCGACGACAGACTGGTTGAAAAAAGCAACCTTTGCAAGGGTGAACTTGTTGTTGTTCTGAACGTCTGCTCCCGAACCTGTGACAAGCATGTCCAATTGCGCGATGCCTGCGAACTTCGAAAAAGACTGGATGATCTTGTTCTGTTCGCTTGCCGTGTTAGAATCGAGAGGACTATTATTACGTTCGAACTTGACACCCCAGTAGTAATTCATATTCGTGACAGTCGTGGTACCCGGATTACCGAGGAAACCTGACGTCGCGAGATTACCGCGAGTGATTTTGAAACGGAATGGAATCGGAGGAACGATCGAACCCGTAGTACTAGAAGCGATTCCAACACCAACCGTTCCAGCGAGGCGCTGACCCGTAGTAGATCCCGTGTCCGACAATAAGTCGTTAGTTTTGAGAACAGAATGACCCCGAAATCCGAAGGGCAGGGCCGAGGGAGGAACCATCGCTCTATCGACTTCATCCGTCATGACCACACGAACGAGGTTCGAACGGTTCGCGTACTTGCCCTTGGCAACCAAACGACGATCTGCAACTTGTTCAGATTCGAAATCGAAATAAACTCTACGATCTCCAATCACCCTAGCAACGTAATTTTCCAACGCAGGGTTCAGAGAACAGTTCGGGAACTGCTCGAGCACCTTTGGATTCGAATCATCGTCATCCCACGCTCGAACGAGGATGGTGAAGGTTCCGTACGGATTCATCTGATCCGAAGAACGCTTCAGGCTGGTGATAGAAATCTTGTAAAGGCTGTTAGCGTACTCTCCATCGTCAATAGCTTCAATTCTGAAAAGATCGTACTCAGTTTTACCGAACGGTTGTGAGATGAAATTGGGAGTCTTTGGGGTCGTGTACTTCGTATCGAAGTGTCCAAGAGCATCTCTGAACGTCATCGTCGAATTACCGGACGAGTTCGAAGCGTTGGCTGAACCGGAAAGAACACCGACTGCAGTCGGCGTGGCAACTTCATCGTCGACAGGGAAGTCAGCGTAAACTACATGAAGTTCGGTCGCGAACTTATCAAGATCCTTATTGAGGAGCTTGGCATAGTAGTTGTCGCTGGTCGGATTTAGGGAAGCAGTAAAGATCTTGACTCCCGCAATACCATCCGTGGCGGACCAGGCCGCACCGAGCGTGGACGAAAGAACGAGCTTGAAAGTTCCTCCTGAAACTGTTCCGACGTCATCGGGACCAAGTCCGTTGAAAACTCCGAGAGCATTTTCGTTACCGTCAAGAACCATTAGACGTGTGCCCGAAGTCAACATGACAACTCCTCTAACGAGGTTGACAGTCGAACCGACGAAGCTTTCATTGTTGGTAAACATAGGCATTCCGAATGCCTCGTTCGTCTGCAGAGTGTGACGGGCGGTCACAAGTTGAGTGCAGCCATTATGACGACGTTCTCCATTACCGACTACGGTACCAGTCACGTTGAACCCGGCATTTTTTACCTGCCCGGTTGTTTTGAACAACGTAATGTCTGCTGTCGTGCTAAGAGTTCCCGCGCCCAAAAGGCGAAGGAATGTCAAAGCACTTCTATGCTTCAAAAACTCGTTCGCTGCGTAAGGACCGAACTTCTTAACATCGAGATCGCCGAATTTACCTCGGAAATCTGCCATGCTAGAAACCGTTACCGGGACGAACGCAGGCCCCTTGTTTGACGTAGAAATGACTCCCGCCGGTGTACCCGTCGGAACAACATCCTGTAAAATCGAGCGGTCAATTTCCTGCTCGAAAAATCCCGGAGAACGAAACGCCTGCTCTGCCATGGTGCTCCTTCGAAGATTAGCTCCCACATATAACTATACGCGCCAGCTTTGGAAGTCCCAAGAGGCTGCCCGTAGAATCAGTCATCGGAGATATTTAGAGTGGTTCCCATCTCGGGAATAAGGACCTGTTCACCAGAACGAGGGTCCGTTGTAACTATTCGTAGGTATTCCGTTCGTTCTTTGCCGGTAAACGGATTTTTCACGATCGTGACTTTAGAGACCGGTGTTTCGACAGTTCTCCTGGCAGTTGGTTGGATTTCACCGTTCAGAGTGAAGCCTCTCGACGGATCGTCTGAACCCTCTGTGGGATCTGAAGCTGTGGGGATACCATTCGTCAGACGAACGTAGTCTTCATCGTATCCGATCCCGAAACTGATGATGGGAGCTGAGAGATGCGCTCTGACAGAAGACGGTTCTCCCGGATTTTCCGCAGCTACCATGTAGGCAGGCACCCTAACGGAAAACTTGTACTTGAGCAAACGTTCTGACGATGACATGTCATCAGCATTATCTTCGGCCGTGTACGGATCATCTTGGACAGAAGCTACGAACCAGTAACCTTTCGTTGTTTCGAGACGCAAAAGTTTATGACCGGTGGGTAAATATGATCCCATGAGTCTCTGGAGCATTTGATTCATGTGCGTCGTGTACTGGGACCAAAGCACAACTTCGTAGTTCGCGGTGAAGAACTGTTGCATCGGAATCGTGATGAGTTCCCAAAAGTTGTTCCCGTACTTGGCGGCCAATAACCCTCCATCCTGGATGTTCTGGTCATCTTCGTTCGCTCCGACAATTCGATCAGTTTCTAAGGAGAATGAATCGTCAGCAACATTGGCTTGGTTCTTCAATCCAATCTTGTTGATGAGATTCTGGTAGGCCCTATCCTTCGGAGACAACCGTCTCTTGATGACGAGCTCTCCCTGGTGCTGATTGATCCCTCTAGAATTCATATCCTCAGGAGTCTGTTCTATCGAAATTCGTCTGATTGTGATCAGCGGCAGAATTAAGGTAGAGCTCTCATCTCTGATAGCTCGACCATTCTTGAGCATGAATGCTTTTTCTCCGGCGGCGAAGAGAATGGGAACTTTCGTAGCTTCTCTAGCTTCTCCATTGGAGACCACGAACCTGATTTCCTTATCGAGAAGGTCGAACAGAGCCTTGTCCACATCCAGGATCCCGCAAGCAGGAATCTTGAATCCGTCGGCGGGAACGGTCGCACCGTCGTACCCAGAGGGTACTCCAAAAGGATCTCCAGCATTGTAGCGAGTAATCATCTTCGTTTTGGTTCAGAATCATGGCTGATATTTGCTAGATCCGTCATCATTTCCCAATCTTCGTCAGAAAGTGGATCCGTATCATCATCTGCCACGAAGTGCTGGAAATTCATCATGGGATTACTGACAGCCGTAGCCGACCAATTACGTTTCCAATCGTTGTGTTTACGCATCGGTACGGTGGGATTGAATTGAGCAGGTGGATGAGTTTGTTTCAAAAATGTCTGCTTCTCATCAGGCAGAGCTTCAGGTGGATCCATTCGGTATGAGGCTAATCCTAGCTTCATTTCTTTAAGAATCGACCTAATTATCGATCGAATTTCTCTTATCGTAAGGTTATTCATCGTAGAATGTGCTCCCTTCGTTAGTTTCAATGATCCGAGCAGGTCCATCGATGGGGCGATCGAGTTGGCCAGTTTCCTGGAGAGCTCTCTTGTCACCCGTAGGTTTGTCGTCCACGATAGGAAGACCCCTTTGTTGCACGAACTCTTTCTGAATCATCTCAGGTGGTTCATCGGTGGGGCTAATACGTTCTGTGACGAATTGGCCTTTACGAGCCTGCGTGCATATGAGTTTGTATCCGTCTATTTGCTCTGCCTGACCGTAGATCTGCCTCATCTTGTCAACGGCAGAAATTTCGAAAAATGCTCCACCGTACTGGAGAAAGTCTCCGATGGAGATATCGATCTTTTTATCAAGGAGATCTCTGTAGTGAACGTACACTTCCAACTTCTGCAGTTTTTCAGGACCGAACAGGTTGGACATTGACGTTTGTTCGGGAGAATTTACCAACGCTTCTATTTCTATCGGGTTATCGTAGACTTTGTTCGTGCTCTCGTTGTATAAACCATGAACGTCTGACTTGATCTCAGAAATAGGGTAGAGGATGATTTTCTGCCCAATAATGTCTTTGAGAAGCTCTTTTGTAATGTCAGAAATGAAATTAATTTCTTTCTGGGTAACAAACAACCTAGACATTTCGTCTCACTTTCTCAACACACTTTTGTGGATCTTGTTTGAATTCGACATCTGTTATCCTGACGAGGCGAATGTTCTTGTCAGAAGTAACAGAGTCTAGCTCTCTATCCTTGGTCCATTTTTCGTAAATGTCTCGATCGGTCACTGTTTTAAACTTCTTGATTTCTTCAATTGGTCGGTCTAGGCCGTGCCAGTAGACACCATCAAACTGCACATAAGTATCGATCGACTTGACGTAGAAGTCTACAGACCACCTTCTTTCGAAGTAGACCTGCTGTAAGACATCGCTTTCTCCAAACCATTCTTTTAGATACAAACCAAAAAGATGTTCAGGTTTAGAAATCCAACTTTCGGGACGATTTTTGATAAGTGTTTTGATTGCTCTGCGTTTAATTTCTGGATTTTGATTCGGATTCCGCACCCCGTAATTTTTCAAACACGTTTCTTCCTTCTGTTTCTTGATCTCTTCTAGCTGAGAAACATTCTCGACACCGTATTTGGCTACAACAGTAACTTTCATTTTTGTTTGCCACATAATCTGGTCTCGGCATGACATCACTTCTGTGTACGTCAATCCTCCTACTTCTTTCGAAGAAAAATGGCACTCTCTAGAACAGAAGTGATGCTTGCGTGAACTCTCTAAAAGAGATTTTTGGTATTTTCCTCGAAATTCTTTGCCGCACTGGTCGCAACAGTAAAGAATTTCTTTCTTTTTGATGTGTTTCGAACGTGATGTTCTTACGATGTCGAACTCTACCACTTGTAGTATCATATCTGCAAATTATGCAAGTTCTACATCTTTTACAAAATCCTAACCTATTATGATAGGTCTCGGAATAGGGATATGTCGCATTTGTGTCAGGATGCTTTCTGCTTTACTTGCTTCCATCTCGAGCAATTTTTCGTACGTGATTGTATCGAGAAATTCTTGCAACTGGGTCAGCAGTTTTTCCTTGTCTTCTCTCGCTTGAGAAACGAGATCATCTCCATTCAAGGTAAGGTCTCCACCAGGAATTGGAATAGTCTTCATCTTGTTTCTGATCAAACCAAGAATTTCCTTCGCGAGCGCGAGGACCATTTCCATGATCCAAGTTCGTCCGGGTTGGTTGATCTTCGAGTAGATAAGCGGTCCATACGGCACCTGAGAAGGGTTGGAGATGCCATTGAGAGAAGGGTCGGAAGAAAGATAGCTTGTGGATGTCACGTCTCCTGGACCGTAGAGATTAGAATTGGTCGGATCTTGACCCGCCATGACCCACATGAAGACTTTCGCCGGAGAACGTGGAGGATTTCCGGGAATCGGATACAGACGAACGTTGCGTCCAACGAGTTCGTAGGAATAGTGAGATCTTCGAACCTTGTGAGCTGTTTCTAACATTCCACGTCGTAGGACATCTTCAAAGACAGGAAGAACATAGAAAGCTGTAGAATTTACGTACGATTCGTAGTTGAATTCCGTCGCAAGGAAGTTCGTAAGATTTGAAGCATTGATCAACATTTGCTGCGACGCAATGGGATCAAAATGAAGGATATCGGTGATGCGTAACTTTCCCAACGTTCCGGACGGAACAGTATTTACGAATAAACTTCCCGAAAGTGGACCATCTGCTCTTTTCAACTCTGCGTACAGATCGTAGTCTTGACGACCTGGTTCGATATCGATGTAAGTGAGAAAACGATCGTACGATCCTCCGACACCTGCGAATGACGAGTACGGATCAGCCTGCCGCATAAGGAACTCGAGAGTTCGTTTTATATAGATGTTCGAGAAGTTCAACGATCCAGAAACTCCGCCGTTGACGACTGAACCGGAAAAAACGGATGGAAGACCGAGCAACGAAGCAAGATCAGATTTGAGCTGGTATTGGCTGATCAAATTTCCGTACAGGAGCACGGCTTCTTCGAACACCGTCCAAATGTCCTTCTTAGAAAGCTCAACCGACGTTGCACCATCACCGAGTTTTCTCTTGACGAACTGTACCATCCCGTTGGCTTCGTGCTGAAAGACAGGGTCGGAGTCGAAAATCCCAAAAGGCGTGGGACCCAAGGTCTGTTGGAAGGTTGACATCTCAGCCAATAAATACGATAGTCATCAAGGAGAAATACGTATCCTTAGATGAAGACCACGTTCGAGACCGGAGAAGTGTACCAGTGCGAGCAGGATACACATCTGATAGATTACAAGTTGAAAAAGAAAAAGTCAAGCTGCAGACTTTCCCAACGCGCAGTGCGGATTCGCAAAGGTGACATTGTCGTATGTTTGGACATGAAAGAAGACCCCTCCGGGCAGACGGAGGCCGTCTTCCTCGTCGGAGGGGAGATCATTCACATTCAAGAACATAGCAGCACATTACGTGCACTTCAGAAGATGCTTGTTAGAGTTGACCAGAAATGAGCAATGGCACGATTTTGTTTTTGACAAACTTCTTCACGTCAGCGTCGTTCTCACAGAATTGAGATGCCTGGTACAGATTGATAATGGTGTCGAATTCGCTCTCAGCGAATTCGTTGGATTCGGCGAGCTGGGCCCACCCCGCAAGTAAGTCCATCAAACGACGACACGAACTAGGTTCTACGGAAAAATAGTCTTCCATCTCAATCCTCCACAACAATCACTCTACCGCACTTCGTACAACGATATCCCTCGAGACATATTCCCCAGGGATGTCCAAGGAAAGCACATCTAATTCTCTCTACTAGCCAGCGAAGCTTCTTCATCTTCCGTGCTTGCTGTACTGTATCGCAATCTCCTGGTCAATAGCATCCTTCTTGGTCTTGTGAGTACCAAGTTTTCGATGCTTACCAGCCTTCTTTTTTTTCGTGTAGAGACACCAATTGTCTCCGCACTTCTGAACAACCTCGTTCACAAATTCTCTCAATGCGATCGTAAATTCATCATCTCCAATTGGAATCGAGGCCTCCAGAATGGGCTCAGATTCATCTGCAGGAGAATTATGAAGGTAACTTTGGCCAGAAACATGGCCTCTCTGTCGTCCTTCATGGGATGCATGTATCGTCTGCTGCTTCCAATTGCCGCTATCGACTCCGTAGTCTAGAATGACGATCCTACCGTCTCCGGTCTTACCCCAATGATCGATGAACTGCAATTCGGGGGTGTGAAGCTTCTTCGACTTGATAAGAGTCCTGATAGTGTCTATGATTCCGTACGTGCCGATGGTTTCATCACCTTTGCCAGGATAGACCGACTTGGACTTGACTCTCCATTTTGGATTCCCTACCCACTTGTGGTAATCGCCGCCTTGGATGACACCAACGAACTCTTCGAATGGCATACCGAACACGTTTTCAAATTCTACTTCTGATGTGAGCGGCTTCACTAAATCTGAAACGACCCACGCGAAGTCGGGAGCATGGGAATGAACACGTGCGATGACTTGTCCAAACTTAGGATCCGAAGAGATTGCAGCTTCTGTCGCGTTCTGACTCTTACCCCTGTCCGTGTTAGCAACCTTGAGAGCGTACCTCGACGAAAGAAGAAACACCGTGCGTGATCCACCCTCTCCGAGCTCCTTCAGGTTCTCCAAAGCGTACGTAAATCTGTCACCATCATCTTCGATCGCTTTAAATTGCTTGAGGTCGAACTTCATGGGTGTAAAATTAAGTAGGTCAAGAACAGACCGCTTAAACGCCGAAAGGCCACCCTTTCGAGCAGCCTTTCGAACCAGGGTTAGAAGCTAAGTGGATTAGCCGTTAGCGGGGAACAAGCTGCCGGAGACGGTACCCGAAAGCGCGGTGACGAGCCAGTACTTGCTATCGGACGTTACCGAAACTGATGCGAACCGAGAGAGCGTCACACCGTTAGAACGAATACCAAGGTTCGTCCCGACTTGACCGACCGAACCTGAAATATTCTGGAAGAAGATCGCAGCATTCGCTGCAGAAGTGCCGAGCGAACACCCGCTGGTTCCTGTCAAGAAACCTCCGTTGTAGATTCCAAGGTCTCCCAGAGGTTGGGAGAAAATGTATGTACAACCAGGTTGAGTTGAAGCTGCGGGCAACGATGCCGTTGAATTGCTTGGAAGGTGATAAAAACCCGGAGTCGAAACAGCTGTGCTTCCGGCTGACATTGACGTGACTAGAGTGGCAATAACACCATTCGTGAATGTCACAGGAGTATCAACTACAAGTGATGTAGTCGAATTATCTGTTTGAACGATACCACGACTATCAATTGTGACTTTAATTCCCATAGTGATCTTTAAATATAGCGATCTTATAGAGTAAACGGTCTTGCAGAAAATTGTCCTTAAACGCCGAAAGGCTACCCCGAAAGGGGTAGCCTTTCTAAGATAAGGGCTTACGATTATTGGGTTCGCTCGATCTCGTCGGTAGATGAATATAATCTAATGATTTAGAACTGTGTAGTTTAAACGACGAAAGGGAACCTTTCGGTTCCCTCTCAGTCTCATATATCAACCTAAGTAGTTGATATCATTCGTCAAATGATGTTCATGTCCATCACGCTCACGCTTCCATAAAAATCGCTTCGGACCATCTTCTTGCCGTAGCGAGTCATGACGCCCTTACGCGGAGTGAAGTCCTCAGGAGCGAAGAGGGTCGGAGTCACGATGAGCGGGATGTACGGAGCGTACACATACCCGGTCTCAAGGTAGTGAGATCCCTTGTAGCCAATCAGAATCTTGGCGCGGGGGAAGTACGGATCCTTGTAGACGGTGAACCGGTTCGTCAGAGTACCGATTGGATCGGTTCCGAGCGAGAAGGGCACACCCACCTGGCCATCCGAGTCGATCGACAGCTTGGGCCGGTAAAGGACCGTGCTTTCGAACATCGTCGAGACGTCAGGTCCGCAGACCACGAAGTTCGCGGCTCCACGAAGCGTCTTCTGGTGAATCTCGTTAGCAACGTCGATAATCGTTTCGACGAGGACTTCGTACCACTCACGGACTGTACCAGTGAAGTTCGGACCAGGAGAGAGCGAAGAAGCGAGGTTGGCAGTCGCGCCGGTGACCTTGTTGACGAACTTACCAGGAGAACGGCTCCAGTAGTAGTTCGCACCAGAGGCCTGCGACAGGAGATCCAAAAGGATTTCACGGTCGATTTCAAGCGAGATCTGCTGAGACAGGATCTGAGTAAGCTCAACTTCTGCATCGAGCGAGAGGTAAGCGTTCATATCCTGAGCGAGTTCGGGAGACCAGCGAGCGCGGAGCTTACGGGTCGTAGTACCGATGGAGATCTGCTCGATCTTCATATCGATCTCAGGGATCGCCGGCGAAGGAGTCGCACCGAAATCGGACTCGAACGAGGGTACCGTGAGAGCTGAGCCGGTTCCACCGTCAACGCTCAGAGCATCGCTGATAACCATCGACATCGTGTTGTTTGCAGCAGCTGCGCCAACACCGAGGGGAGGAGTGACACCGCCGTTGGTCACTCGAAGAACGCACTGGACGTGAGTTCCGTTGAGTGGCGAGGGCGTGAAGGTTGTGCCGTCCCAGTTGCCGCGCTTGTTAAGGCGACGGAGGTTGAGAACGCCGCCACCAGCCTGATATTGCTCACCCCAGGCGACCACACCCCCGTTACCGAACCCGAAGGCTGTAACTGCGAGCTGTTCTGGTGAGAGCATATCTGCGCCGAGCATCGTACCCGTGATTTCAGCAGCACGAACGTGCATGAACGTGAAGTCGAGGGTGTTAGCCGTGAGATCAGTCTCGAGCTTGCCGTCGAAGCCACAGAGGCGAGCGACAGTGCCCGTGAACTGCGTACCAGCGGTAACGATCGAACCCGAAGACCAAGCTTCGTTGGCTCCGATGAATGCACCGATATCACCGGGAGCAACGAACACAGTCGCCGCTTGACGATGAACCCGGCTGTAACCGGCACCAACGAGGTCGTACATACCACCGACAGCCAACGAACCGGACTGAACGCCGCGGCCTGCAGGGCTGTTGAAGATGGACTGACCCCGTGAATACGTCTCATTGGTAGAGCCGTTCAGAAGGGTGAGACCCGCGTCACCACCGACATTGCTGCCGTAGGTGTAGTCAAGGTAGAACACAAGACCTTGAGGAAGGTTCAGGGGCTGGATGGAGACGAGCTCGTTAGCAACGAGCGCTCCGAAGACTCTACGAACGATCGGGAACGCGATGGTCGTGAAACCAGCGAGCTGACCAGAGTTCGAAAGACCGGCTGCACCACCGGAGATACCCACGCTTTCACGCAGGAGCTGCATGCACTGGTTTTCCAGAAGCTGCGCCATTGACTCCCGACGGAGACCATCGAGGCCACGAAGAAGGCCCGTCTTGGACCACTTCTCGACGAGAGCAGTACGCTCCGTCTTCATGTTGCGTTGCTGCATATTTTCAGTCAACGCCTTGAGATCAAAATTCTTCATCGCTAATTTCCTAATATCAATCAGACTTCAGATAACCACTCACTTAGTAGAGAGGCCGGCGAGCTCGAGCCAACGAGCAGTCTCCATACCCTCTGAGATGATGGGACGTTCTGAGGACGTGGTCGTTCTAGACGACGATCCCGCAGCTTTCGGCCGACGAGACACGTTTTCTCTGATCATTCCCTGATCACCATCTTCGAAAGCCTTCGTGAGACTTCCGTAGATTAGCTTCACCTCTCGCAAACTCATCGCTTCGTCAAGCCGATCAATAACCGTTACTTTTTGGTTTTTGGTCAGCCCGTCGCGTTGGAGGAGCTTATTTGCATGGATCAGCTTACTGTTGAGCAGATTAACTTCTGCCAACTGCTTGCGATAACCGTCAGCTTCCCGACGACTTTCAGCGAGCTCGGACTGGACAGCTTTATTCCTAGCAGCTGCTTCGTCCATCTTTTTCAGAGAAGGTCCGAGACGCCTGTTGGCGAGCTCTTTAATCTTCTCAAAGCGTTTCGCGGCGCGCTCAACGACTTTGCGGGCGCTCGCTTCATTCTTAGTTCCGACATGCTTAAGATACCATGCTTTCGACTCTTTCAAGTCACTAGAAGCAATAGTAAGCATACGATCGATGCTCTCGGGCTTGAGATGATTATCAGCTTGCTCACGACCTTTGTCGTCGCGCATGCGGCGGTTCTGCTGCTCTTCGACTTCGTCGCCTTCGCAGGCCTCGTCCTCTTCACCTTCGCCGAGACGTTCTAGATCGCTATCAAGCCAGGGATCGCCCTCAGACGAGCCACCACCGAAGTTATCGAGAACTTCAGCTCCAACTCCACCCTTGGATCCGGGAGTCTTAGGAAGCTTACCCTTCTTCGATTCCTTCACAGAGGCGATAGCTTTACGAAGCATGGGAATAGAAACTTCGACGACGGTATCGTCATGAAGAATTTCGTTCTCATCGTCATCTGATCCTTCGCTGTCATCCGATCCTTCGCTATAGACTGATTCGCCCATACCAGGAACGGTCGGAGGGCCCGGAGGAGGCTCGCCGCCGTCCGGAGGAGCACCCATATCGTCGGTGGGGAGTCCATCTTCATCACCGAGTGGATCCTCATCTGAGATGATATCGATGTTGAGGTTTTCAAGCTCGACGTCATCGGGGAGGCCGGTAATACGAAGGGTAACATCCTTCTCTTCAGAAACGAGTTCTTTCATCTTCATCTTCGACTCCCTAAAGGAATTCAGTAATCCGTAACAGGTCTCAAGTTTCTCTTCGAGCTTGGGCTTGTTCTCGACACTGTTCTCCTGTAGATATGAATAGATATCCTCAATTTTGCGAATTGTGGTATTCAATTCGTCAGAGTTCATTGTCCGAGCGCCAGTAATGACTTCGTTTATGTTATCGTATGTTTTATAGACTTCTGCAACGATTCTATCCATCAGTGCAGGTCCAGCAAGCTTAGAGAGATGGAAAAGAGGTTCGTAAGATTCGTCCTTGACTTCGAACGACTCTTTCGTCGTTTCGTCACTTTCAGAATCGTCCCCTGCCTCTCCTCCACCAGAACCTGACGTCTGTCCTGTTCCTGACGTTGCGCCAGTCATTTCTGGATGAGACGAACCAAGTGACCCTCCGGCGAATCCATTCTCATCAAGAGAATCTTCATCGGTGTTTCCGGAAAGGTTTCTCTCAATGAGGTCTTTCAACTTGGGTGTGAGACTGTCGATGATAGTGTTGCGAGCATTCGCTTCCGCGACTTCACGCAACTGCTTCATGTCATTGAGAGCTTCTTCGTAGACGGTCTTCATTTAAGTCCTTGCAGCCTTTGTCATTGAGTGCGGCCCGGCCGCATACCAGGTGTGAGAGGTGAAGGAAGTTGACTTCCTTCGAACATCTCTTTAGAAGTTACGCTAGGAACAGTCGTTCCACCAATTCCGATCTGGACACCTGGTGCGACATCTTCTGCAGTTCTGAGGAAGGGCTCCACAGGTGCAGTACTTCCAGCGCCCGAAGGATCGGGAGACGACGTGTTAGGAGACCAAGCATTTCCAGGAGCGCCGATGCCAGTACCACCAGGTCCAAAAGGCCCATCAGGGATATTCGGGGCTGAATACGCAGGATCCGGGTTCTGGAAATTGAGGTAGACACCCTTCGGGAAGAGAATAGGGTCTGCTTCCTGTTTAGCGGGGGTGAGGAATTGATTCGCACGAGCATGGATATCAGCGGCAATGGTGAGCGTCGTGGGAGTCTTGAACAGCTGGTTCAAGAGTGAGTAACGCGACGCACCTAGCGCAGGAGGAGAATTTCCACCCGTAGACAGAGGAGCGCTCGGATCAACCGGTCGGTACCTCGTGTATTTGCCTTGTCCTGCCATGTTCTTATCCTCTCCTCTAACAGTTCAATTACTCAGAAATTTTGCGAATAAGCTTTTGTTTGCGCTCGTCGAGAGACTTCAACCGAAGGCGAAGTTTGGTTTCTTCAACCTTGAGTGCCTTGAGCATGTCGATGTGTGACGCGAGGGTGTCAGCGTAATCGCCGCCATCCTTAAGCTCCTTCGTCTCCTTAGCTTTATCTTCGACAGATTTCAGTTTCTTTTCTTCGTGAAGCTTCGCCATCTCTTCGAGGACGATCTTGCGGAGCATATCAGGAGTCAACGTCTTGCGATTCATCTGGTAAACCTTCCCATCCGTTAATTATGCAGTTCTAGCAAAAGGTAACGACAAGTCGCTCATCGGCGTGAACGAGAGGCTGCTTTTACAGCTTCGTATGGGTCAAACCCATCGTCGTAGTCGTTATCTTGACCAACTTCCATAGGACCTGTAGATTGGGTACGGGTGATGTGAGAGTATGGATCTGTTGCCCTAGAAGGAAGCGGTGTGTCTCCGAATGTCATCTTATCCCACGTAGAAGCCATTTCTCCGAGAACTTCTCCCTGTTTTTCAGCCTGGATCGAATCTTGGTACATTTTGTCGGCGGCTCGACGTCGAGAATCGCTAAACAACGACTTCAAAGGAGTTGGAATTCCCTCAGGGAGATCGTCTTCTTGCTGTCTGGACGGAAGTGCAACTCTTGTAGACTCTCTGACAGCTTCTTTTTGTGGAAGATGGGCACGACCCGGGTTAGTCATGGTGGTGCTTCCGTCTAACAGGATTTCAATCAGACATTCTTTGATCAATGCCTTGAAATCTTCTCTTTTGATTTTCATAGTACTTCTGTTCCTTTGTCAGCAATCGTGATGCCGTCCAAGTGGTCTACTTCATGCATGATGATTTGGGCCTTGAGCCCGTCAGCAACTGCAATCTTATGATCTCCGGTCAACGTAGTATACGAATACCATAGAGATTTGGCGCGGTGAACTCTGAATCTACGTCCTGGAAGAGATAAACAAGCCTCGATAACCTGTTCGAATTTCTTGCTAGTTTTTTTGATCCTGGGATTTAACATGACTAATGGTTTCGACAGAGCCGTACCAGCATGTTCATCAACAATTATGATCCTACGTAGAGAGCCGATCTGTGGGGCGGCGATGCCAACCCCTCCAGATTCAGCCAACTCTCCGAGCATTACCTGAATGATCGCTTGAAGTTCTTCGTCTTCGAAATCTAGGACTTTGACTTCCTTCGAGCGCTCATTCAGAATAGCGTTCGGATACACAATTATCATCCGATCCCTTGCCAACCCAAGCTTCCGCTGCCGAGTGATCCTGTCAAAAGAGGCATTTGCTTCTCAGGAATTGTGGTACACCCAGCAAGAAAGCTGTAGTTCACAGTTCCCGAATCCGCTCTAAAAAATACAGATTTGACCCTAACATCGAAAGTAACTGTACTACCAGACCTTATTAGGAAGTAGTTGTCTCCACCGTTACCATTCACTCCGTTGAGAGTGAAACCCAAACGAAGTGTGCTAGGACCTGAGTTGTCGATTGTTATGTCTCGAGTTACGAAGGCAAAATCAATTCTTCGAGGAACAGTATCAACAGTAAACGAAGAAGAAACTACGGGAATTCCCGAAGATTGGTATTCTGCAGTCCAGTTCCAGCCTGGTACTGGCGTATAATTTGCCATTTTTACTTGTCTCCTCGTCTAGAGGTGATATCGTTCAATATACGATCAATTCGATCAGACTTTCGAAGAACCTTACGCAGGTCTGAATCTTCGATCTTGCGTCCTTCGGTGTAGAGGAAAGCTTGCGCCGTGGAAGGTTCTTGCACGAGATCAAAGGTGATCAAAACAAAATCGTCTCCGACCACGTTGTAATCTCCTTCCTTCTTAGTAGAACCAACTCCTCTTGAAGAGATTCCAAGCTTGACGCCTCCTTCAACCAGCTCTTGCGCAATCTTGCCGCTCGGAGTGTTTAGCAGTTCAAGCACTCCAAAAACGTCGTCTCCTTCCATGCGAACTTCTCGCATGATATGAGAAACATTCTTCAGATTGATGATTGAACTATCGGGATGATCAAGCTCTCCGGTCGCTCGACTTTCAGCGATGAATTTCTGGTAGTTGCGAATCTCTCGTCCGAGAATTTCCCGAGGATAAACTCGTCCATTCTGGTTCAGAGAATCGGCACGTTGAATGATGCCGCTGAGACGGATCTTCGCTCCTGCTTCCTTCGCTTCTTTAATCTGCTGGGGATCGTAATCCAGGGCAGTCCATTCTGTCAGTAGGTTACGCATCACTCCTCGCTTCCAAGTTCATCATGCAGTTTAGCGCAATCCATCAGATCTACGAACCAATTCTCGTTCGTTCCCATTGCAGAGATTCCCAAGAGAGATCCATCAATGATGGTCTCCTTAAGACTGATCAATTTCTTGACCTCGTAGTCTTGGGACGACCTGTCTCGAATGTATACGTCAATTCGTTCCAGCAGTCCCTTTGTCATCTGTTCGACGATCGGAAGGAATTGGGGACATGCGCTGTCTTTTCCTCCCATGAGAATGTATTCTTTCATTATTGTGCGTTGCAGAGCTGTCAGAGAATTTCCGTACTTTTCCTCAAGTTTACGAGACATGATTCGAAGAATGAGTCGATCTTCTCCTGCATTTCCCTTCATCTCTTCGAGCTTCTTAGGAGAATCTTTTCTTTCCTGCAACCAAGTCACGATCTGATCTTCGTATTCGGCTAAGCGAATCAAATCGATATCACGAGGATCCTTCCGCCAATCATTGATCAACGTCTGGACTGTCGCTATGGTTTTATAAAGAGGCACTGGACGATCCCAGAACAGAGGATCTTTGACCGTAGAGTGAATTTCCGTGATTAGTCTGAATTTCTCTTCATTCAGTCTTTTCATATCGTGGGCTCGCGCAGCGCGTTTAGCCTCTGACAAGATCGATGCGGCTGTACCTGACGAGCTCACCGTCGCTTTCACTAAAGATTCGGCCAAACGGTACTCTTTGTAGAGTTCCGTACCAGGACGATAGTGTTTCTTGATGATTCCTAAAGCTACCTTCGCCTCTGAATCTCGTCCTTCAACGAGAGCTGTGGACATCCACCGCACGAGGAATTCATAAACTAGGGCGCTGTTTCTCTTTTTTGAATGAGATTTTGACATTCGTGCCAATTTCCTTCTGTAGATCTACGTCAGATAAATAGTTCAGAACACTCGAATGTACTTCTCATGCTTTTTCTACGATGTCAGTATCATCAAAATCATCCAAGTCGATCTCTTCAGCATTTTCGCTAAGTACTGTAGCGTTTGTAACCTTCTTAGATTCGAGCTTTGCCTTCATTCTCTCGAGAGCATGACGAAGATCCTGCGACAAACCAGGATCGTCACCATTCAAGAATGGATCGATATGAAGAGCGTATTCTTTAGTTTCAGAGACAGCTCCCAATTTAGAGAATGATTTCATGAATGACGAATCGGTCGGATCCTTCATTTCAGGAGTGTCATTTCCAGTCATACGAGACAGGTCCGGCATCCCATGCGTAGTAGAACCATCGTGTCGTCGGCGCTTTTTGTTATATAGAAGCCTATCCAGGTGGGTCTGCACCTTGACAGGGGAGTCGTCATCCTTCATAGACAATCGAATTGGTGCATCCGTAGTATCACTCGGGTCGTCGTGCGCAAGAACAAGGTCGTTACCCCGATATTCACCCGCCGTGACAACTTCTGATCCTGCGAGCGATGGGGACCCGCTAGGGGCCCCTCCCATATCGGGAGTTCCACCGGACAGATCTTCGCCACCAAGATCCATGCCTTCGTCCGTTTCTCCACCACCGCCAAGAGAAGCAGCTTCGCGGGCGGCAGCACCCTGAGCATCATCAAGAATCTCCTTTTCGACCTGGACAATCTCTTCTGGAGTCATTCCCATGACATTCAAACGGAGCCAATCCCTTGAAAGGAGACCTTCAGGAGACGTTCCCATGATTTCGAACTTAGAACGAATGAGCTCAAGTTTCTGCTGCTGAGCAACAGATGAGGGATTCGACAAGCGCAGGCTAAAGTTTACTAGATCCTGATCAGAGTATCCTGCTACTGCAAGATGGACCATGGCCAACTTGTTCAATTCTGAGATGATTGTCCTTTGAATCATAGAAATCGTGCGACTAAAGCGAACATCGATCTGCGCCAGAGAAGCTTTGCTTCCTAGAGCTTCTTCGAACCCAAGGTACGCCTTTGGAACCTGCAATGCGGCGAACAACTTCTTCTGAATGTATTCGACATCGTTAACTGTTCCAACGTTTTCTCCACCCTTAAGAGTGTCGATTCTAGTTCCGGACTCCGTTCCTCTAACTGGAAGGAAGTAGTCTTCCTCAATTGAGAGGGGTGAGTATCTTTGGTCTGTTCGTCCTGAAGCTTGATCGGACACAAGAGCTCCACGAAGGGTGGTCTTCACCTGCTCCATATAGTGACCAACCTCGTCGGGTGGGATAGCTCCAATATCGATGTAGAAGACTCTTCGTTCAGGAGAACGAGTAATCCGGTACGTAAGCATTGCATCTTCGATGAGAATCAACTGACGCCAAATGCGTCTCGCACCTTCGACGACAGATGATCCGTAAGGAAGGAACATGTCGTTACCGAGAAGGCGCATGTGCGTGACTTCCCAGTTATCCAATTCTTTGTTCTTGTCTACCCATCGAAATTTGATAGCGAACGGATCATTTGGATCGTAATTCTCGACCCTTTCGATATGATTAACAGGAATCGGAACAGCATTCACAACCCCTAATTCTGGATCGACGTCATTGAGAAGAAATGCATCACCGTACTTGCAGAGGTTTCTAACCCACGGTCGGAGGTTGAATTCAATGTTCAAGTTGTTGTAGAAGAGATCTTCGAGGACACTTCTAATCTTACTGTTCGTAGAATAGATGTGAAGAACTCTACCCTTCTCATCACTGGAACATGTTTCATCTGCGTACAGGTTCAAGCATGCATTTAATTCAGGAGTGTTGTGAGAAATTACAGTTGACGTCGCGAAATTCTTGTAACCGTCAACTGTTAGATCGTATAGATCGATTTCTCCATAGTATTCGACTGAAACGACCTTCATGTTCTCGTAGGTAGCGGTAAACTCTTTGTAGTTCTTGTATCCTCTGAGCTGGATGCGTTTTTCGACCTTACACCTCGAATACCCCATCTTCGCAGCGAGTTGTTTGAGGTTCATTCCCTTTTCGTAAGCTGCACAAACTGTTTCGAATGTGATGCTCTTATCGAATTTCGGATTGCTTTCTGCCTGGTTATCCCACCCACCATTTCTCCAACCGGGAGAATACGCTTTGGCGAAAGTAGAAAAATTCTTGAACCCTTTTTCTTCCAATCTATTTCCAATTACACTTAGATGAGCATCAAGAGCTTCCTGTAGTTTGTTGATGTTGAAACCAACACGCTCGCATGTTTCGAGAATTCTTCCAAAAGTGATGTCATGACGCTTGACAGGATTGTGGTTTTTCATGAACTCAGAATGGTTCTTTTTGAACTTATCGATCCATTCTTGGTTTTCAGGGGCCCACTTTTTTCCATTGACGATACGAGCATGATAGGCACGATGCTCTGCATCATCCATGATGAGAAGATTACTAGGAGTGTTATCAGATTTCTTGAAGTTGATGTGATGAACAACTTCTGTTTCTGCAACTTCCCGGCCGGCGACAAACTCAGCTACGAGATTGTGTTCAGATTGCCATCCGTTGTAACCTCTGTCAGACATCGTGTACACCCAACGATATCCAGTTGTTTCTGCTTCTTCTTTCCTAGCATACAAGTCTCTTCGATAGAACGGCATCATGGCCATCCCAGTCTTCAGTTCTCCGAGCTTACAATAGGTTCCGTCCCGTAACATCAAACGATGTTCGAAAGATCCGATGATTTCCTGTCCATCGTCGAACGTAACTTTCCACGATTTATCTGTCGTAGTTTTTCGAGCCTGTTTTCCAAGTGTTGGAACGATATGGCCTTTCTCATGGTTATAAGCATAGACGATGAACGTTTTATCAGGATTTTTCTCACACTCCTCAGCAAGCTTTCCGATTTCTACGAACCCATCTTCGTATTCTGGAGATGCTATAAGTGTATGATATGATAGGCACATTTCCATTTCGCAATAGTCCTGATACCTCGACAATCTCTCTTGAATAGAGAACGTATTGTTCGTGATCTGGTTGTACGTCGGAGTGACAGAACGCTGGAAGATCCGAGCAGCAGAGGACTTACCCCTACCCGGAACAGCGATCGAGGTGTCCACCGATACGATCTTCTTTCTGACCACAGGTCCGCTCCGAAACAATCTTGTGAGTCTCTGGAAGACATTTTCCTTATCTTGGGCCATTTTTCTTCTTACAAACTTTCTCTACAGATTAAAATAAGTAAAACGCGACCCCATCAACAAGAAAGGATCGCGTTATCTGGGTGAGAAAGCTCTTTAGTTTATGATTTCGAAGAACGAAGCTTGTTTGCCCACATTTCAGTGCTCTCTGTGGTCACCATCATTTTTGGTTCACCCTTTGCTTTAGCACACATAGGGCACAAACTAACTTTTTTATCATAATTGCAACCGCAAACTGGACAGTGTGTAGGATCCGAAAGAACTCTCTCAGTTCCAGTGTTCTTTGCAGCCTGCTCAGCAGTTTCCTGCACCGTGTGGTCGATCAATGCAGAATCATGACCACCCGAAGATGGCTTCGACGAAGGAGGACCACGACCATCTAGGTCCGCCCTACGATTCGCTACGACCTCTTCTGGAGTGCTATCAAGATAGCTTAGAGGAGACTGCCACATGTCGTTGAAAAGCCCTTCCAGTGCATTTAGATGCATGGAAATGGCAGCGGAAGCTTTTCTGGAAGGCATCTGAGCTTTTTGCTTCAAACCTTCGAGTGCTTTCAGACTGGCAGAAGCGGCTTTTCCAAGCGCAACACCCATTTCGTGCATGCTCTTTGGAGATTCGACACCTTCACTGGCCTCGGCTATCTGCTTTCTGATCAAGTGTTTTAAAGAATCGATCGTCTTCTGATCCGTCATTTGTGGTATAGCTCTATAGATTATGTATTAGATAGCAGCGTGGCTTTTTCTTGGTGTCTATAAACACGCTCTACCCAGTCGAGGAACTTCTCTACGACATAGGCAGATTTACCTTTGTTGCACATTGCGCAACATGAGACGCAATTGCCAGAGAGATACCCTCTGTTATTATCAACATTGGACGAAAGACCGCAATAGTGACACGGTCCAATGACCAAATTTCGAGCCTCAGTTTGGGAAAGGTTCCATTCTAGACCTCTACGAGAGGCTCCGCCCTTTGAATCACCAATCCGCCGATCGACAGCACTACGTGCAGTGCGACGACGTACAGGTCGCTTACGTTTCCTAGCTCCAATTCCGATGTTCTTTCGATGCGCTTCAGATTTTTTTCTACCCCTAAGAACATCACTCATCATTTGGCAATATTCAGGAGTCGATCTTCTCTTTGCTGCTTCACTAAGTTTTCGACGAGTTTCTTCAGAATGTGGTTTTCTCACCAGCTTAAATATTTGATGCCATCACTTGAAGAGCCAATTGAAATCAATCGTTCCAGGTATCGGAGCGTCCACCTTTCTGTACCCAGACGTCAAAATCGGTGCTCTAATTTCGTTATTCTTCTGTTGTAGAATCTCAGGTTTCAACCCGTCCGGTTCTTTCAAAGGTCGCGAAGACTTACTGATGTGACCCAAAAGAATAGCATCTGCCACGAAGTCTCCTGTACCCTCACCGTAGACTGCGTCCATGACGTAGACTCCGATAGCTAAAGATACGATCAGATCGTCATGTTTTCCTCGCATGGGACGAGCTTTTTCACCCTCCCAGATGAAAGTATCTAGCTCTTGCATGAGGCGGCTAGAGTACGTTCTGAGCTTTTTGCGTCTGATGATCGTTTCGAGCTTACTGAGTGCGATCCTTCTCGTATTCAAATCTGTCACAAATCCTGGCATCTCTTCAGCCGATGGAATGTATCCATCCAGGCGTCCTTTGGGAGCCTTCATGTAGTACAGTTTGGGGTACTTCTTGAGCTTGAGATGAGAGCAGGTCATGTATCCGAACGTATTCTGTTCTGGACAGCAAAGAGCGTTGTAGTAACGTCTGCCCCATTCGTCAATGAGCTCAGCCAGCTTATCAGGTGATCTCTTTCCACAGTACTCTACAACGACCTCTGCAGCATCTACATCGATGATATGGAATGTGGAGAAGTCCTTAGCATCTCCTCTAGCAACGTCTGCAGAGATAATATATCGATGTCCAGAAACGGGTGCTTTCCAAACCCAGCAGTCCTTGTTTTCAGGATCTTTCGAAGGTTCGGTCTTCAAAGAAGTGAGCCATAGCATCTCTTCGTTTTGGAAGAACGTATCTCCCGATCCAATGAACTGACATAGAAGTTCTTGGAGCACTCGCTTGCGTGATCCTAGTTGACGTGATTGTTCTTCGAACCACGCTTGGTCACGTTCTGGATGTAGATCCCAGGATAGCTTGATGGGATTGAAGTCGTTTTTTCTGGCTTCGGCGGCCGTATAGAGGTCGTAGTACAGGCCACCGACACCGTTCGGAGTAGAGAGGATGATCGCATTGCCTCCAGTAGAAAGGGTAGGATAGATCGAAGTCCATAATTCTTCGAAGTTAGAAATGAATGCAGCTTCGTCGACGATCAGAAGCGAAATGGCCTCAGAGCGACCGGCATTCGATGAAGTCGTGGACGCCTGGATGATCGATCCATTGGCGAACCGAACTTCTTGACGGTTCGATTCGAAAGAACTGATCAAAAGCCATGGTGGAAGGCTTTCCATCATCTTTTTGACCTTCTTGATGAAGTTCACCGCGGTCGAGAGCTTGGTAGCAATGACAAGGATGTTCTTATCTCGATAGAACAGAGCCAACCAAACAGCGTAAGCGGCTGATATGGTCGAAATTCCCAGCTGCCTAGATTTCAGAATGATGTTGAATCGGTGTTCAATGAACTGTTCGATGCAATCTTTCTGGAAATCGTAAAGCTTGAAAGGGACAGTTCCCCTAGTCGGGTGTTGAACCTTGCAGTAATTCTCAATGAAGTGAATTGGGTCTTTTCCACACTTCACAATTTCGTTAATGTGGAGCTGTCTACTTCTATCGAAAGCGTTCTTCATTCAGTCATTCCATCGAGAACACAAGATGTCGTCTGTAGTACGACATACGACGTGGGCTAGTAAACGTTCCCGAAATCAACTCAAATGCGTCAGTGTCACCAACTTGCTTAAACTTCAGAGAATCGCCACCCAAGTCCTTGTATTCCTTCTTTATCTTCGTCACTGCATCCTTGACTAGGGCCTCGGATTCGATCTTACAACGTTCTTGCGCTGTCTGAAGATCATGTGTACCGAAGGTGTTCACAATCGTAGTAAAGACGAAGGTAACCAAGGTGTCATCTCCGTTGCCAGCAAGTTTGATCTTGACGGATTTTGTAGAATCTTCGGACAGAGATGATCTTCCGAACGTAGTATCAATGCACTGTCCAAGCAAATTGAAGTCGACCATTGTGCTATTAAGTATCCCGTAGCATGGAGAGGTCTACTGAGACTGGAAGAGAGAGCCTTTTCTCTACTTCTTCCTTCAGAGCCTCAGGTGTCGGACGCCAACCGGTCTTCCATTCTTCCAATCTGCTGTCAGCGAATGTCATCCCGCACTTGTGGCAGCATTTCTTGGCCTCGTAGGAGACTCTATCCTCGTACGTTCGCATGGCAAACTCGCAGACAGGACAGAACATGGGAATGCCTTCCGATGGGTCTGTTCTCTTGTCAACGAAGACGAAATCCACGTTCTTCATGAATTTCCGCCATCCAGCTTAGAAAACTCTCCGACCATGCTAACTTCTAGAGTTCTATCCATCATTTCTTTGACCGAATCGTTATGGGTCATGACGATCACGAATCTGAAGATCTTCTTCAATTCTGCGAGCAATCCCTTGCAAGCCATGACGTTGTCAGCATCCAACATAGAAAATCCTTCGTCTACGATGAAGAAGTCTGGCATAGGGATGCAAGATATGTCTCTAAGCGCCACTCGTAAAGCCAGAGAAATAAGGGTTCTCTCCATCCCGGATCCAAGTTCGGCTATCCGCTTCTTCCCTTTCTTAGAAAGAATGACTTCTAAATTCCCCTTTTCGTCGTCCATCCTAAGTTGAACTGTGAAATCGACGATCTTGGAAAGTAGATCATTCATTCGATTGTTGATGTGATCCAAGTGCTGAGACATGATGAACCTTGGAAGTCCATCCTTAGAAAAGATTTCTGTGATAGTCTCTAAGAGATCTAGACGATTATCGAGTGTCGAACAGAGTTCGATCTGGGTTTTAGTGAGTTCTACTTCTTTGCGTAGACTTCCCAATTCTGAGTGTGACTCGTCCAGTTCTAACTGAACAGTTGAGTGCCTAGTCCGTGTGGCCAACAAGAGCTCAACCTTTTTTTCATCGATCGTATCGAATTGTGACTTAGTTGATTCGAGCTTTTCATTGACCTTTAGAAGCGAGTCCTTTCTCGATGAAACCAACGTATCGATAGAACGAAGCTCGTTTACGAACTTCTCCTTCTCCTTGTTCAGATCATCTCTTGTCTTGCTCTTAGAGAGAAGATCATCGATCTTCAAAACTGCCATTTGGTCGGCAAGATCAGAAACTGCCGACTCTATCTTTTGGTAGTTTTTTCTCAACGATGAAAGAGATTGTTTGTCCTTATGAGAATCGACTATGAATTTGCACGTGAGAAACTGGTCTCCACAGGGTACCTCCAAAAGCTTGAGAGAAGACTTTTCTGCAGTCTTCAATTTTTCTGATGCGATTGACAGATCATTTTTAGCTGTTCCAAGAACGTCCTTCAGCTTCATTGCGTCCTTCATTTTTTGGACGATTTGCATTGCATCAATCGCTGCGATCTTAAAATCTAACTGTAGTACATCATCTTCGTAGGTTGCTTTCTTCTTTTCGCAATCAGAAAGTTGAGATGCTATTGAGTCACTCAGGACGATCAGTTTTGCCAGTTCTTTTTCCAGAGCACTCTTAGAAAGGAGAGAAGAACCAGACTTGGATATTTCCACTTCAAGTTTTTGAATCGATGCTGAAAGTTTATCTCGTTCCTTCGTTTTGCTGCCCAGGTCATTTGTCAGTTGGATGATGAGATTTTCTCTCTTCTTGAGCTCATCTCGAAGCATAGTCACAGGAATAGTACTTGTGACCTTTCTCTCCGTCTTGACAGTATTCATCTCTTTCTTTGCGAGAGAATGGATATCAGACAAGCAATCGATTCCAAGGAATCTCGAAACGATTTCCTTCCTGACTGTCGATCCTTCTTTCAAGAACTTTCCGAGATCTTCTTGGGCTGCCATCGAGGTCATCATGAAATCATCGACAGAACCGATCATATCTTTGATGACCTTGTCGGTGTCGTTTCTCTGTTCTCCTGTCAAATCAGATTTCTTCGACAATGCCTTGAGATGAAGCTTAGTGGCCGAGGCATCTCTATTCACAGGATGACGGGTAGATGTTCTCACAATTTCGTAGGTATTGCCATCCACGTCCACCTCGCTACATGTCCTGGACGAATCCTTCGAATCGTTGATGTAGAATGCGTTCTTCGTACAGTCTCGATCAGAACTGTTGAAAAGTCCGTACAGGAGAGCTCCCAGAACAGACGATTTTCCGGATGCGTTGGGACCGATGATTCCGACGAGCCCTGATAAATCGGCAAAGTCTATTTCGTTGTTTTCAGCATATGAATACAGGTTGTCGAATGAGAACTTATTCATCGTCCATCGATGAGGCTTAACATTTCCGACCTTCAATCGGTCCGCATACGAACGAATTTCTACTTCGACATCTTTCCACTTGATATCTGTTTTGACATTGTGGTCAGCATAGTGTTTAGCTTGCAGCACAAGAGAATCGATGGAATCTAACTTGACAGCTTCAGAAATTCTCTTCTTTACGCTCTTTTCAGCTTTTTGACTTTCTAGCATCACCACTTCGTGAGCTTCAAAAGACGACAACGTATCTTTAAGGGAAGACTTCTGAACGGCTGTCAAGTCTTCGCAGATAAGACGGCATCGAACGTTTTTCAGATCTACCAAGTCAGTCGCGATTACGGACTTGTAGTTTTCTGGATTAATAGTGAGAGTGACGAAAGGATTCGCACCTTCAATCTTTACGAACTCTACCTCTCTTTTGCCTGTATCAAGATCGATCGTCCACAACAAGTACCCGTGATCTAAATCTTCATCGTAGCTTTGTTGAATAAGAGAACCTGGGTAAGCTACTCTTGGAGGATTGTAGTTCCCAAGAAATTGGGTCTTATGGATATCACCAAGCATGGCGATGTCGAATTCGTCAAAATCAGAGACGAATTTCTCTCCCTCCATCTCCCAATCCGAAGCTGTCTTCGCTCCATGAACTGCGCCGTGAAAGCACGCGATATTGTATTTCCCTTTCTGCGCATGCAGGTCTTCCCAATTTTCTGGATCGAATGGACTGTAGACACACCAGTTCGCCCTATCGGTGATCGAATACACCCCTGTACGCTTGTACAGTTTCACCTTGGGGTCATCCATGATATCAACGATAGGAGAGACAGCATCTAGCCTCTCCAGATTCTTCAGATTCCCATCGTGGTTACCCAACATCATATGCACTTCGGCCACTTCACGAAGTGATCTGAGCGTATCGTAGAGCAGATTTATGTACTCTGGGGAGATTCCTGACAACTTCGTATGGAAGATGTCTCCACCGATCCAAACGTATTCTACCCCTCTTTTAGCGATGTCTTGTTTGAGGTTTTCGAAGACGCGTCTGTACTCATCATGTCGCTGAGTGGACCTGATATGAATGTCAGCGATGTGGCAGATCTTCAGAATGTTTTTGCTTCTAGTTTCCATATGCTCCCACTGGCACTTTCGATAGTTCTATGAAGCTTGAGCTTCATGATGTCGTATTCTGTCAGAACTTGAGCCTTTTTGACAACTTCTTCCACAGCCACGGCTGTCATTTGTCCCGGATCTTTGTTGTCTAAGAATACGCATTTTACCGATATTCCGTATGACATGAATCTCTTCGTAAGATACAACATCCTCTCTTGCATGTCAGAATCTAACATCAACACAATCGGTGTTCCATTGTACAAAATCTTATCGTGGAGGAGCGCTTCTTCTGAGATTGAAGATCCGAGAATGCATGTGGCGTTCATACGGCATTTGATAAGATCGAAAGGTCCTTCTACAAGAACGAGTTCTTTCTTCCAATCAATGTTCATTTCATCGAAGACTATCTCAGTTCGTTTGATGTCGCAATTCTCGTACTTTCGAAATTGCTGATCTGTGACTATTCTTCCAGTGAAGTAGTTCAAATCTCCGTTACGATCGAACGATGGAACGATGATTCGATCGATCCATTTTTCATTTCGAGAATATCCGAGCTTCCATCTCCACATCTCTCTGATTCCGATACCTCTAGATTTGAGGTATCCAACCAACCTATCAGCATACTGATCTCCTTGAGTCGCTCCAAGAAGTTTGAAATCTGATGGTAGACACAACGGCATGACATCATCGATTGTTGCCGACTTGTCATGCAAGAATGGATTGATGACCTTGTAGTCTTCAATACGGTCTTGGGCGAATTTTTTGAGCAGAGGAAGAAGAGAACGGGCAGACCATCCACACACCCAGCAGTGGTTGACATCGTCTGTCAACCTGATTGACAACTTCTTTTTCTCTGCCCTGCTGTCGTTACAAATAGGGCAACGAACTGTTATGTTCTCTCGTCGAACGTCACCAGCACCAAAAATGGACTGAATGAAGTCGATTTTTTGTGAGGCCGTGAGCATTCTACATTTGAATTTTACTTCTTCGGTGGTACCTTGTGCATGTGACAAGTTTTTTGTAGATGGCCGCGGCCTTTACAGAGCTTGCAGAGTCTCTTTTTCCCTCTCAAAGAGGCAGCCATTTTTTCACGCGTTTCTAAAGAGATTGTAAGCTTTTTCTGAGCAACACTCATTCTCTGTCTAGTTTCATCGTTAGCTTTACGGCCGAGCATACTTTTGATTCCCGGCTTTCCAAACATAGGATTTTTGTCACCTAGTTTAGATTTTCTAATGTTTTCGGCATGTTCTTTGCTCTTCTTTTTCCCTGTTAGATTTTCACGTAAAATACGAGCAGCTTTGAGAGCAGTTTCAGGATCTTTCATGGGGTTGTTTTCACGCAACCTTTTTGAAAATTTCTCTCGTTTTTCGAGAGTCCATGATGCTTTCATTTTCTCACGAACTTCTTCAGATGGATTTACTATTCCGTCTCCGCCTCGTGTCATATTCGTTCCAATGTTTTTACCCGCCGCACGAGTTCCAAGTTCTGCGACTAGACGAATTTCTAAATCAAGAGCGTCGTATGGGCAACATGTTTGGTAGACTATTTGACGATGAATTCCAAATGTAGACGCTATCTTACGATGTTTCGTGTTCCTACGAAAACTCTTGACACGATCCTTGTTTCCCTTTCCAACGTAGAAAGGTCTTGGAACTACTTCTTCTGTGTAGTCAACGTAGACAAAATACCAGATTTTGCAATCACGTAAGAGTCCATCGTATCGTACGCCCAATCGACTATTTTTGATGAACGTTTTTTGGTGGGCCAAACTAGATGTTTGAGATCTCTCTCCATCAAATAGTCTGCTGTTTGCTGCTTGTGGGTTTTCCCGCATTTCGACACTCGTTGCGTCAAAATACCACACGTTTTTCTAGCGTGTGAGGCTGTTATGAATTTTGGAGAACTTAATAGTTCTCGAACTTTCCAAGACACCAATGTGTTGAATCTAATCAACGTCATCAGTGTGTGTGCAGACGTCTTGCCCTGACTATAGCCAAGAGCAGGTTCTTCAATCCAAACTTCGTAGATTGAGTGCGCGATCAAAAGTTTAGAAATTTCGTCGTGTACGAAATCTACTTTCTTCCAAAAATCATCTATCTTTCTAAGATCAATGTGTGTCATCAACACAATAGAAAAATCTTCTTTCAAAATCGTTACACCAACGATAGAAGTAGAGACGTCTAAACCCATAAAAAGATTTGACATTTTCAAAAATCATGTCTCAGGCGAAAAAGAAACTTGCTTCGTGAACGTTTGACGATCGGTTGCGCAAGCTGAGCTTTCATGACAACGTTCAAATTTTCATCGTGTAGATTCACATTAGTGATGTACACGTACCTTTGATCGTCGTCGTTGGCAGAGAATGAAGCAGACAAGGGAACGTACGTTGCGTTAGAAGACGAATTGAGAGTAGCAGGCAGGGCGAGCACATTCACCTTCATCACGTGAACTTCTTGCTCTCCTCTAAAGTTCACAACGTATCCACTTCGTCCGAAGAATGGAATTTCAGGAGTTTTGATTACGGCGAATCCGTCTTCGTACAACACGTTTCCGACGCTTGCCCAAGTTGCGTGTGGAGTTCGAGCGTTCGCCCTGTACAACCCTCCTCTGCCATCATCTTGGAATGTGATCTTCACTTTTCCGTCGCTGCCCGAGATGTTAGAGTCAGAAACAGTGAAAGACCCCGGCATGATCCTTCCTCCATAAAACAAGTTGCTGATATCAAACATCGCAACTTCGTTAGAACTTGCATCTCTAGTTCTTTGGTAAATTGTCAACCCTCTAGACCGAGAGCTAGTTCCAGGTGGCCTCTCGTGAACTTTACCGACTTCTGGACTGGGACCCATCAAACTATCGAACATCGATCCTGAATCGACGCTTGTCAGAGCATCGTATGTCAGAACACCGCTCATCATATTTTCTAAGCTGATGAACGATGGGTCATAAGATCCTACAGCGTCGAGTTGGTTCGCATTCCCGTCGGTAAACGTACCTAGAAGAGAGAAATTCGGAACGAAATTCCCGTCGTCGCAAGGAAGAATCGTGAGATTTCTCTTGACAATTGGTGATTGGTCATACAAGAAATCGTTAGCAGACTTTGCCTGGGTCGTAGCGGCGAGTATCGTCGCGGTCAAGTTCAGTAGACGAGGGAATCTTCCGGTCGCGAAATCCTTCGTGAAATTTTCGAGATTGATGTAGTGGCCGCCGACCCCAAAGGAGAAGTCCACGTTGAATGGGTCGACTGTTGTATCATCTCTTTGGAAGAATGGGGTTGTCGGTACGCCCCCGTATGTACCGACAAGAGTTCTTGTAGGAGATTCTCTTGTGAAGAAGGGAGGAACATAGAAGAGAACGTTGTCAAAATCTTCTATTCCGCTGCCAGCAGTACGATCTAGTTGAGCATCGTTCAGGTAAACATTTCTGATGCTTAGGTCATGAACTTCCGCGTTAAGAGGATGTGTGAACCTGTACGTTACTGGAAAGTCTGCTCCTGCAACATCTAGAGATACAAGTCCATCGCGGGCTGCAACGTCAGCACCAAAGAAACGAGACTGCGCTGATGTTCCTGCGTTAGGACCTTCGTAAAAATTACCAACGCAAAGAACGTCCGGGTACTCTCCCGTAAAAGCTCTTGGAAGAGCAATGCTCGTAGATGGAATGACGAAGTTTCCAGCGTTCAAACCATCGACAACGAAAGATCCCGTACCACTATTAGTGTTAGAAGTTCCCCATCGAACTACGACATGGTGCCAGTTGTTTCTAAGGAGAGAATTGTCGTTTGACATGAATGTCAAATTGTTAGCTGCAGGAAGAGCTAGCGAAGGCAGAACTTCAGAACTTTGACTAAGCTGCAATAGCAACCGAAATCCATTGGGATACCCCTGCCCATCTTTTGAACTACCTGTCACAAGCGAAAGTGCGTAGGTAGAAGAATAGTGAAGTATCGTTCCGGGCCTAAAATTAGATAACGATTCAGCACGGTCTGTCGTATACCTGGGATTCAGATACATTTCGAACGTGAACGCACCTGTCACATTGTACGATGCGCTAGCGTAATTCGCGCTGTCGTAAACGTTTGGGTACAGAAGAACAGAATCGGACGGGACCTTCGACCCAGTAAAGAAATTCAACGCATGATAGTTCGTGTAACCCCACTGATACGACGGACGAACTGTTCGATAGAACGGCATCAACTTATTTTTGATAAGCAACTTCGCTGTCGTATCCTTAGTATACGCGAATGATGGTTCAAATCGAAGTATTTTCAGTTGCCTATTTTTACGAACAGGAATTATCTGAGCATCGACTGCAGACATGTACGAGCTCATCTGTCGAAAGAAACTTCCAGTCGACGATGGGATCACATCGTTAGTTCTAACACCGGCTCTGATGTGTTGAAGTATGCTGTCTACCGATGAATCACTCGTACGAGTGTCAGTGAACGCAGATTTGGGACCGACGTCCTTTTGCGCATCTGACCTGCGTGGGAGAACGTAAATCGATCCCGTTGCGCCCGCGCTGGACGAAGTGAACGTCTGATACGGATTAGCAACTATGGTGAAGTGTTCGAGCTGATCCTTGCCGATACGGAAAATTGACATCTGCTAAAGTAAGTAGCAAAGGTGGTATTTACTTGCTTTTAGAATATGCACTACTTTTTAGAAATCGAGGCGAATTCTAATTGTCAGATCTCTTTCGCTGCTCTTTTCTATGGGACGGGACATCTTCGCAACGGCAAGAAGGTTATCATTGGCATCGTATAACCCCAAAGTAGTAGGCATCGTGAACGAGGTCTGGCTATCTTCTTGTCCGTTCTCAATGACAACAATTTTGTTGCTACTGTCGATGTAGGTTGGATTGCTTGAATAGTTGAATTCGTCTGCCGAAGCCCGGCAGAACACAAGCATAGAATTAATTGTCGTAACATTCTGGAAGGTCATTGCTGAAAGTGAACCAGAATGGAAACGCACACCGCAGAGATGATCCAGAATGTCATCTATTGACCCCGAAACAAGGAAGTCTGGGATGAACGTCGCCGTATTATTTTCTGATCTGGGACCACCGATGAGAGTCTGTCCGGCGTTGAAGTTTAATCCACCCGTCGACATACCGTCGATGACACCTGATACGAACTGGGTTCCTGATACGATCTTGGCAAGGTCGAATACGGCGATTCCTCTATCGTAGAACATTAATCCTACAGAGGTCGACGTGTTAGAAGAATCGACAATGCTGCCAACTTCTCCACCAGCGACGAAGTTACGATTGTTAGACGACCCAACGTCAGTGTAGATAAACGTAGCAGAAGAAATTTCAATAGATCCTGTGAGAGGTCTACCAAGGTTCGGAACGAGAGTACCTCCACCTTGTGTACCAATCGATGGGGCTCGGTTGAAGAACTTCAGGGCGAATGTTTCCCGCTTGATCTTGTCACGAGCAAAGAGTCGACGGAAGCACACGAACATTGCTGCATCTATCTTGTCAGTAGTCGTTGTAGAGTCGAACGGGGCAACGAACTGTGCCGTTGCATCTCCAAGCAGGACTTGAGAGAACTGCCTATAGACGTTCACTTTTTCTCTCATCATGAGAGAACTAGACGGAAATAGAAGTTTTCCAGCCGAATCAGTTCCGAGCTTAGAACTGTTGACGATCGAACCTGATTCGAATAACCCTACTGTCACATCGAAGATGGGGTTAGCTGTTTGGAGGGTGAAGTCCTGGTCGTATACTGTCTGAAACAGGGACGATGTCACTCCTGGACCAACGCCACCCGTGACAAAGTGTTGGTAAGCCTTTCTAGTAGACGATCCAGAAATGTCATTCTGAAGAACGTCGATTAATTGGTTCAAAAACGCCCGCGAGGAACGGATATCGTCAGAGCTTAGTTCTTTGTAAGTTGCCACGTTTTTATGAGTCCTTTCCTAAATAGACACAAAACGATGAATTCGGTAAAAGTTCATTGGCTGATGACATCGTAATAATATTCTTTCACAGTCAGATCGACGTTTCCGAGAGAAGCTTGATTGTTATCGAAAAATGTGTCTTTTCGATAGTAAATCACCTTGGGAGTTCCGCCTACGAGGATCGTCTGACCCACATGGAAGTCTTTTTCGGTTGTCTTCAGAATCGTGATAACTTCATTTTGTTTGATGTCTAGCAACATCATCGAACCTTCTTGATCTCCCAAGAAACCATGAAGATTCCAATCATGTCGCTCATAGAACAAATGGAGCCGAACAGGATTTTTGAACTTGATGACAGACCCTACAGGGAGCTCAGACGTTTTCATTTGATCCTGTAACCAGGATCTCCATTGAACTCTGTCAGACCTGGATTTGCATTCTTGATGCAATCGATGACAGATTCTCTAGTTTCTGAAACTTCGAGATGAATCCACTGCTTGTCAGTGATCCTGAACAATTTAGGACCGGCTTTAGATCCGATGAACATACCATTGAGAAGCATGTCCTTTCTCATCTTTCTAATGATAGCATTAGGTTTGTCGAGGTTTTCGTCCAAACCATGCCAGTAGACACCATCCAGCTGGACGTAGACATCGAACGCAGGAACGTACATGTCAATCCGTTGGTCGTGCAGTCTAACCTGGGCTTTGATGTCCGGAAAATGGGTCTTAAGAAAGTTCAACAATCGGGTTTCCGGCCCTGAAATGTACTTGTTCCTGGTCTGACGACGTTTTTTGGCCATCAGATCTAAATAGGTTCACACGATGCGCTTACGATCGTGTCTCTTTTGCTGTGAATCTCTTATTTTTTGCAGAATCTTTTCAGAGTACTTTCGACCTGCGTGCTGTAGACTTTTAGCTTCTTCTGACCATCTACAACCTTACAACGTTTTATTTACGTTTACCTTGAACTCGCGCACGGCCCCAGACTGAACTCCGGTGACTTTCACGTAACTCGAGATGATGTTCTTATTGCTCGAGCTGCCGAAGACAGTGAACTGGGCATCTGTGAGGCTCTTGACAGAAATAGTAAACTGCAACCGAGAACCATTCTGACTGTTCTCTGCAGCAGAGCGAGCCAGAATGTAAGTAGACTTCTGGTTTCCGTCCACATTATCGGGAGACTGACGAAGAATTTGTAAGAACATGTTGTTCATTTCAATGATGAATGTTTGATCTCTCAACTCCACGTCGATGGTGGTTTCGTTGGTTATAGTCTGCTCCACAAGGACTGTGGAGGTCTTCGAAAGGTTTCGACCTAAGGTTACCGTGCTGGCTGAGGAGTCGACGTTGCTGTCGCCAGAGAGCGACAGAGATGGTAGACGAATGAGGTTGGGATTCGAAATGCTAATGCATTTGTACTTCAAAGCGTAGTTTTGATTGGTCAAAGCTTCGAGAATGGGAGTATTCTTCTCGATTTTTTCCTTACCGACAGTACGACCGTACTTCTGAATGATCGAGTAATCTACCTCATCGTCACCCATCGCAAACTTCACTATTGAAAACGATCCATCATTACGAGCGATGAATTGTCTTCCAAGATCTGTTAAAACTGCATCTAAGATCAGATTAGACGTCGTCGAGTCCAGTAGCCCCATGATATTATTATCCTTTTTGTCCGAGCTTTTTTAAGGTCGAAATATTTTCTCGACTTCTTGCGAATGAAAACTTCCCAATAGAATCTTCGCTCTTGATTATACGAAGCGCTTTACGAGCACTCATACGTTCTGGTTTAAATAGCATGCATGCATCTTCTACTGAAAGTAGAAGTGCATGCAACCTCACCATTTTAAATGATTTAGAAACTTTCATCTCACTGCTTGTTCGTAGCGAGCAAAAGCCATTCGAATCCGTGTACCAGCGACACAGAACCGCCCAGAGCAACAATTTGCCAAGCTCCCGTGTAGATTCCGTAGGACATGATGACAGCCCCAATACCAATTTCTACTCCAAACAACATCGGAAGAACCTTGCTTCTCATTTAGTTCACCGTCCCAGAATTCTCTTCATCCCCAACCGTCTGAATGTTCCATTCAGAACACTCACATTCGAGCTGCCATTTGATGGGTTCAGCTCGAGTATAATCTAACACCATCAGAGGATAGATAGCAATCGGACGAACTTTCATCTTCCAAACTTCTAGGATAGTTCCAACAGAATCGACGATCTTGACACTCAGGTCAGTCGACATTCCAGTCATCAGAGATGCAAGTCTAGCTACCATGGATCCGCCGACAACGTCGTAGAAAGACATACGGACAGATCCGAAAACTGTGACTTCCTTATCTAGCTCAGTATCCCGAGCCCGGATGGTGCTGGGAGGAGAGAGATCCGCAACTAAGAAGGGTTCGATATCTCCAAGGTTAGCAATCCAAAGGTTCGTCCGGCATGAATTCATCATTGGAGCACAGAGATCTTTGATCTGACCCATATGGGTCGGTCGACCTTTTTCGGGTTGCTTGAATAACTTTACAATTTCATCGAAGTGAACCCGAGCGTCGGGTGGAAGCTTGTCCCGAAACGAGAGTTTTCGAATTCCCGTCCACACTAAAAATGAATTCCAAACTGACAGCAGACGTAACCATGCAAATCTCATAGAAATATAGTACTCAGCTTCCTCGTTCAAGTTTAGCCGTGGAGTTGTCTATTTCTCTCAAATCATCGATCGCTATGTTTACATCTTGTTGTTTCTGCAAATCTAGATTGATGAACTGGAATCTGTATGATCCTCCAGATCGACTCGTGGTCATGAACTTTAGGTCATTTCCTTGAGAATCGTAGACCACGTAATGTTCTGGATCGAATGCGATCTTTAGAGTGTGGTATCCGGATGTAACGATCGAATCTAAGAACGTATCTGCTAGCAAGAACATGTTCGGATAAGCTTTTGGAGCTCCCGAAGCTGAGATTCTCTTCAAAACCATTCTGTTTTTGAACCGATCGAAGGTAACCTGATACTGTTCAGCGTAGCTTGATGTCAATCCATGTGCATCAATCGAACAGACTGTGTAGATGAAGTTCGAATCCTTCGAAAAATCATCATCGACGTACGTAAGACGAGGATTAAGATTTTGTTTGATGAGATTTACGAAGTACTGTTCCAGCTGAATTGCTTTGACAACCGAATCGTCGAAATCGACTAAACTCATCAGTTGGAACGGCTCTGAGATGTCTCGTCTTCTGAAGACTTGGAACTTCTTGATATCTCTCTGCCTGTTAGGCGGAAAAGTCCACGTCAGGTTTAACTTAACTTCGTCGTAATCCCAGATGAACTTGATATCAGCGGGAGGAGGAGGCGGAACTAGCTCAGAGCACGTGACGTTTAAGGACTTTGACGGTCTAGAGCTAATTAAGAACTTAGCGACTACCAATTCACCGGTATCTTCTACAATGGAAGGAATGGTAAAGAGAGCTACAGATCTGATAGAATACACGTACTGTCCGTAGTATCTGATTTTCACATCTATCGTGCTAGTCGATGTAGGATCTTCTATGACAATACTATCGATTTTGTCCAGAGTTCTATTCTCACGTACAACGTACTTGTCGATGATGTAGCCGACTATTTGGACCTCAGAAGACACAGTGTACGTCGACTTCAACTTGAATGCTTCGATGTGATTTCCGAAGGTTCTGTAATCGTCCGACACCAAATCTCTCTGCGTGCGTGAGCGGGCATTTTTTTGAATGTCGACCGATATGGCATACGTCTTCACAAACTGATCTGAGAATATAGAATACGGGGACGAAAGTTGGCCCTTCATAAGGGTCGCAACGAACTTGTTGTTGATCTGGATGTTCAGATTCACGTCCTTCAACCTGTTGACAACATCGTTTCTGATGCGTTGAGAATTCTTCTCAAAGAAGAAGACGTTATTTTCGCTAGGTTGCACGAGGTATTTAGACAAGAATTTGTGAGTCACATCATCTGATGTGATAGCATTCGTGGCAAGGGCGAGTTCCTGTTGAGTAGATTTTTCTACGTACTTCCGTTCGTTATTCAAAAACTCAGCAGTACCAGAAATGGCTGTGTAGAGTTTTCTATCTATCGATTGATCGTTGAGGTTGATGCTGGTGAATTCTTTCCCCGCAAAAGAACTCTCATCCATTACCTTGTCTAGATTGTCTCCGATTAACGTAGAAGCAACTTGAAAGCTGATCCTAGTCTTCAGAATTTGCGCTTCGTCGACCATACTTGTTTCAGCATTCATGATCACAGGTGTCCAGGTCAATCGGGCGTACCGAGGGATCCTCAGAGCTACGCTTTCTACGAATTTAGAGTCGACAGTCTCGCCAGCTTTTTCTAGAAGTCTCCGAGGTACAGATCCGTCCTCGGTGATTCCTTCGTCTGGAACGAAGAAATTGTAGCGGAACTCTGCAGTTAAGTTCTTCACATCTGGAACATCGATGATGTAAGTTTCTTTAGATGGAAGAGAAACGCTCATACGAGATCTCCCATAACAGTTTCAAGAGTGACAAAGTACTTCTCGAAAACTGCGTCATTTTCCTTTGGGTTTTTGTCAAGAAGTTTAAGACGAGTCATCATGTTAGTTTGCGTTGATCGAACAATACTCTGTTCCAGAGGTTCGATCACTTTTCCTGCTGAAAAGAGAGACTCTAACATATCCTTGCCTGAGTCAGTCTTGATCGTTTCTTGATGATCAATATCAAAGTCATCAGGATCTACAAATAGATTGAAGATTCTGTCGAACATCTTTGGTTTCATGAGCCGTTTAGCTTCTTGCAGTGTATCAGAATAGAGAGTTTTCATTTTTATCGCGTCTACGATAACCTTTTTCTGGTTTTCTTCGCTCTTAACAGGGGCTACTGCCAGCCCAATGAAAGCATCATTAGATGCTGTTGTAGCCCTATCACCTGTAGATGCGATAGCAAACTGTGCCAGGTTCTTAGTGTTCACAGAAACCGTAGTTCCAGGAGCTGGTGTAACAGGTGCAATCTTGGGAGCACTCTCATCGATCAATTTATTGACAATTATCTGCGACATGGTCCCGATCTTTGAATCGCTTTCATCGATCAAAAAGTCAAGTTCGTTAACCGAAAATCCTGACAGAAGCTTCATGTACAGTTCAAGCATGTGACTTCGAATGTGGTTGGCCATCAATTCATCTTTTTGTTTGACAGTCAAGAAATTGTACTCCGAACTCTGGTACAAAGGAGAGATATTTCCAAACGTCATTCCAGATTGCTGATTTGAATCACTTATGATCGAATAATCTCTCATGGGAATAGAATCAGAAATTGCTTTCTCCGATGCACCGTTCTTCACAGGCAAGTACGAAGAATAGTCTTTCGATACAAATCTGCTCAATTCGAACAGAAAAGTTTGGGGTTTGAAGACGATATTTTGGTATCGAATATCAACTTTGTAGACACTGACTTTGATGATATCTCCTTCTTTATCATTCAGAGTTTGTTGCGTGACGTTAGAAAGAGCGATCTTCTCCTTCAAATATCTTTGAAACCCTTGTGGAACTCCCACAGTCAAAATTCGAGAATTGAACCCTTTGTTGAGAGAGAATTGCTCATTGGAAAAGTACTCGTATAGAGTTTGTTTGACGTCTCCTGGAACTAGAAAATCATCAAAGAGAACAAGGTCATTCTGCGACGTTTTCATGTATGTTGCAGCAACGTCTAGTCTACTAATATCTTTTTTGTAGTTTTGTCTAGCCCTAGCGTTGTACTTGCTATTGATGTCATCAATAGCATTCTTGACTAGATTTATCTGGGGCTCATTCATAAGAAGAGAAAGTTGATCATTCGATCCAACGACCTTCAAAATGTCGTTTAGCGACTTGATGTTATCTGCTCTTTGTAAACTTGCGATTCCATTCCTCATAGCATTTTGCAACGAATCGAACATGTTCAAATGAGTCAGAATAATTTTTATCACTAAGTCATTTTCGAACTTCAATTTGTTTGATATGATCTCAAAGAACGATTTTCTAACAAGCGTGTACGATGTTAGGTTAGAAAAGTGGAATACGTCCGCTCCTCTTGTCGCAAGAGGAGCGGTAAAAGCTGCAATCGACGAGGCGAAGCTGACAGCTTTCTTTTCATTCAACCTTGAAAACGTTGAAAACATCATTTCGAAGATTGCCATAATCAACGTGGACGTCGACATTCCAGAGTATCTCGTAACTCCATCATCGATGCATTTAGAAGAAACAAACGTATCGTAAATGACACCTAGTTGTGCTGAGAACTGGTTGGTGAATTCGCTCTTGTCTTTTAATTCTGTGATTATAGATGCTGCTACTTTTGTAGAGACACCATTTCCCCCACCAATCGACCGTAAAATTGTGGTCGATCCAGCAGATGTATTTGTCTTCAATCTTTTTGTGATTTCGTCTGTTATGAATTCGACAACAGCCCAGGCAGATTGTTGAAAAGCGCTATCTCCCTCAAGCCCATGACTTCTAACGTAGAAGTACAAGAAAAGAAGAGCCTTTAAGTAAGAATCTGTGGTCGCTTTGTCGAACAAAATTCCGAGATTAGAATTTGCGAATACGGCTTTCAATT